CAGGCAGTTTACCTTCAGATCATCCTTACAAGAGTTCAGCACCAAAACAAAATGCTGTATTGGTGAATACCGACACCAAAGTCAGTCTTGATGGTTCAGACATTGATAGGATTGTGCTGTGGAAAAATCACAGGCAAACATCAGGTAATATGGCGTTTAACACCTACAACAAAGACGTAAACACTCGTCCTACAACGGGATTGATGTATCCTCGTGTAAGGACACGCAGACGCGGATAAGATAAATATTAAAAAGAACAGGATGTAAACAATGGCATTAGCACAAATTAACATTGGTAACGCAGCAAACGATGGACAGGGCGACGATCTACGTGAAGCATTTATCAAAGTAAATCAAAACTTCCAAACACTAGAAAGCATAGCAGAACAAAGTGGTGCTAACGTAGGTGCTGCCTCAGGCAGCGTATATAAAGAAACTGCTGATAATGTTTTATATTTTAGAACACTAGCAGGAGGCACAGGCATTAGTTTAACAACTTTGGACAATACTGTTGTTATTACAAACACTGTTGCATCAGCTAACTTTACTATTACAACACCTCAAGGAACAGTTATTGGTGGTACAGATATTAACCTCAACTTTTTTGACGGTCAAGGTGTGGAAATCACAGGTGATGAAAACACAAAAACAATTACATTTAATGCCGGGTTATCAAGAGATCCTACACCGGCATTAGAAGCAAGTTTAGATGCTCGTAGTAACGATATTACCGCAGTAAATAATTTTAGTGCTAATAGTATTTTAGGAAATAAGGTAACTACAACTAATCTTGTACCAACAAACATCACAGGTGTTGATACTGTAGAATATTACGATGCACTAGGTAGATACATTGAGGGATTTGATATGGGCGGCATTCAGCAAGTCCTTACTAGCCAACTTGATTGGGTAATGTATAGTTCTCCAATTGATCTTGGAACTTTCTTAAATCCTTTAGATGCTACAATGGATCTTGGGAATATATAGGAAGAATGAATGTCTTTACTGCCGGTATGGAATGTAGAAACAAATTATAACTTAGGTACAATAAATGAAAGAGAAACTGTTTTAATTTCTCTTCCGATAACCACATCTACAGATTTGACAACAGAAGTTATTAGCGGAAGTCTTCCAGGTGGCTTGCGACTAGAAGGTAATAATATTGTTGGAACACCATTTGAAGTAGCAAGAGACACACAAAGTAGATTTGTTATTAGAGCAACAAACAGTTTTGGCAAAAGAGATAGAACATTTTCTTTAACAGTTATAGGACCTGATAATCCTAATTGGGTTACACCCGAAGGTAGACTAGGTGTAGGTCCAAACAATGTATTGTTTATACTAGATAGCAGCATTATTGATTATCAACTAGAAGCAACTGATACAGACTTACCAGCAGGTGAAATATTAGAATATTATATTGCTGACGGAGACGGAGAACTGCCTCCGGGGATTAAACTTACAACAGGTGGTAAATTGCAAGGAGTAGTTGATCCTTTACTAGCATTAGATGTCAACGTTGTAGATGACGGATATGACACTACAAACTTTTCTAAGTATCCATTTGATTTTAATGTAAGAGCAGACAACGGTTGGGATAGTTATTTTTACGATATCACAACATATGATTACAGTAGTCCTGTAAGAACTCCTAGAAAACTTAATCGTTATTACGAATTTTTTGTTACAGTAGCAGATAATGTTACTAGTGTAAGACGTAGATTTATAATTTATGTTGTAGGTGATGATTATGTTAGAGCAGACAACACACTAATGCAAGCAGCAGATGGTGTGTTTACCGCAGATGCAACATTTAGAAGAATTCCTGTTTGGTTAACACCAGCAGACTTAGGTAGACGTAGAGCACAAAACTATCAAACATTTTATCTAGAAATCCTAGAGCAAAATTTCGTAGAAGGTTTTGTAAGATATGCACTAGAAGGTGTAAACGACGACGGTAGTGATAGCGAGTTACCGCCAGGCATGGCACTAGATGAAACTACAGGTGAAATTGCAGGTGTTGTACCATATCAACCTGCTGTTACAAAAGAATATAAATTTACTGTTAATGCTATACGTTTTACCACAGACATTGATGTAGTTACAGTTTTTGCAACTGTTTCTCAAGATACATTAATTGGAGGTAGAACACTAAGAGTAGGTAAACTTCCGACAGGTACTGCTGATGGTATAGAAGACCTAAACAGTCTAGTAGGTCAAACTATACAACTTAATGGACGCTCATATAAAATAGAAAGTGTTGATGGAACAAATAAAGACTATGACGAAATTACATTTGAAAGTGCATTATTATCATTAAGAACTGTTAATCCAATTGTGTTAAGAAGTACGTCAACAGGTGGAAAAAACTATCTATGGATTAATCAACTTTCTTCAAATGATACAGCATTCTATAAAAACAAAACAATTAACTTTACAGATGCAAGTCATGTAATAAATGATGTTGTAGACTATATAGAATGGGATGTAGACACAAGCGATAGCACTTCTGCTATGCAATTAGTTACAGATGTTACAGGCACTATAGACGGAAGTAGTGATATTGAACAAGGACTAGAGGCATATTTTAGTAGAACAAATGCACCTGCTACAATACAAACAGAAGTAAGTGGATACGGTATTACTAAAGTAAAGTTAATTATTCCTAGTACTGCTGAATCAAGAAACAAAAACTTTATAGAAAGTTTGTTTCATACCACAGATAGCGATACTGTTACTGCTACACAAATCGCACAATATCAAAGAGTACAACTAGACAGCAATTTAAAAAATACACTATCAGAAGGTAGACACATAACATTTGCAGCCGTTGTCAAAGATAGTTTTAGTAAGACATTCAACAGTGCCGACAACGAAACATTAGAAAAGGCAAAAACTTTTACAGTTAGTATACTAGGAGATGTTGAAAGTACAATTACTTGGAAAACACCGGCAGACCTAGGTACACTAAAAGCAAATAGAATTAGTACACTTAAAGTAGAAGCAGAAACATCCATTCCAGATGCACTGTTAAAATACAATCTAATCAGCGGATCATTACCTCCCGGACTAGCATTAAAGAATGACGGTAATATAATTGGTGAAGTACCAATTTTTGGAACACCTGAGCGCAAGGGATTGACATTCTTTGACAGCGGAACAACAACTTTCGACGGTGGTACAACTACAAACGATAGAAATTATACATTCGAAATACTAGCAAGAGATAGATTTGGCTTTAGTGCAACATCTAGAACATTTACACTTAGTATAGATGATGTAGATCAATTATTCTACAGTAACTTATATTTCCAACCTTTCTTGAAATCTACACAAAGATCTATTTGGAATGAATTTATAGGTAATACAAAAGTATTTGAACCAACTAAACTTTACAGACAAAGTGATACAAACTTTGGTGTACCTCGCCAACTTAGATCTCTAGCATACGCAGGTATTCAAACTCAATCAATAGATGATTTTTATATTGCTGTTGCAAAAAATCATACTAGAAGAAAATATTACTTCGGAAATGTTAAAAATGCAGTAGCCAAAGTTCCAGGGACTAACGATATAGTATATGAAGTAGTATACGTAGAACTTGTTGATAAAGCATTACCTGCCGCAGGCAAAACAAGACAAGTGTTTAACACAATAAACAACGGCAGTAAAATTACTGTAGACAGTATTAAATTAGAATCGGCACAGGATAGCACTGGAAGATTAGACGAACCATTTAGATTTAGGCCAAATGGACAAACTGTAACTGCTGATACAGACGCAATACAAATCAGTCAAAGTGGGCACAGTAGATTTTATATTTCTAATATTGATAATATGAGAGATAAAATTTCTGAACTAGGTTCAACATCCCTAGACTTTTTACCGTTATGGATGCGTACAGCACAAGGAACAAGCCTAGCAGAACTAGGATATGTGCTTTGTGTGCCTTTGGCATATACACTTCCGGGTGAGTCTACTAGAATACTACAAAACGTAGAAAACCATATAAAGACAACAGAATTTGATTTTGATCAAATTGAATATGACATAGATAGATATATTGCCGATGCTGTAACAGGGTCAAGTCAAGAAACATTTATCTTATTCGGAGATTACAAACACAACATTGCATAAATAGTATGTAAAGGAAATAACAATGGCAGATGAAGTAATAGTTTATACAACAATTGATGCAGACTTTCCAGTCGCAGGACAAGATAACGATAGCCAAGGCTTTCGTGATAACTTTAGTGTGGTTAAAACAGGATTATCAGTTGCTAATACTGAATTAAATTCATTGAAAACTGGAACTGCAAAATTAAATGTAGATAATGACTTTGGTGAAAACAAAATTTCAAATGCAAATCTTGTAGCAAATACACTCGATATTAATAACACTAATGTAAATAGTGACGGCGGTGACTCAGCAGCAGTTGACTGGAGTGACGGTGCAGTATATAATGTTTCAGGTAATGCAAGTGCAGGTGCGATTGGTATAACTTTAACAAATTTCCCTACTACAAACGCAGGCAGTGCAAGAGTAGTAATAAGTACAGCAAATACTTCTAACACAACATTTACATTTAATGCAGGATTAGGTCAAACACTAAAGACAGACGGAAATGCTGCATGGACATCTACAGCACTAGAAGTTACTAATACACAAACAATGATTGTAGATGTTTTTACAACAGATGGTGTTACATATTATCTAACACATGTAGGTACTTACAGTTGATACATCCTAATCTAGGCGATTTATCAGAATTTACAATGAATGAATTAGAACAAAAAGTTCTAAAACTTAATTCTATGTATTTCATGACGCAGGATGAAAATGTACGTCACCAAATGATTTTGCTTATTGATTCTTACAAAGTAGAAATAGAAGAAAGACGTAAGCAACAGAAAAAAGAACAAGAAGACACTAATTCAGATCTTGACAATCTTATCAATGTATCGTAAAATACATTTATGCTTATGAGAACAGACGACCTAGGTATACCTCGATTTACAAATCGCGATTTAATCGATATGATCTATTCAGGTCATGCGGATAAAGTGCATGTGGTATTATGTACACCTACAGACGAAATAGACAAGTTTAATACTGCAATGGAAGAACAAGGTATGGATCCATTGCAAAAGTATATTCCATTAGATGTAGATCAAAAGACTTTTGACGGAGTATGTCAAAGCGAATGGTTTATGCCTGAAGAATATAAAGCGATTAGCGTATATGAATATGTTCTAGGTAAAGCAGAAACACCTTGCCCGCAACACGTACAAGATCGTATTTGGGAAGAACTAGACGAATTTAAAAAACGTGGTATGCACGATCTACTACGCTATATGATTTATCTTGTAGACTTTATGCGTGAGAATGACATTGTATGGGGTGTAGGACGTGGATCAAGTGTAGCAAGTTATGTGCTGTATTTGATAGGTGTGCATCGTATAGATTCAATCCAGTATGGCCTGGATTGGAGAGAGTTCTTGAGATAAGTAGTACATATTAAGGAGATCAATAATATGGCAAGACAACAATCAGGGCGTAAAATTTATAAAACAGCCCAAGGTAAAAATATCGATCTTGATCTTCTGATCAGTAGAAATGAATTAACTCCTGCTGTAGGCAATGCAAGAGTTAATGCACGAGGAGATGAACTAGGACCAGGTGGTAAAATTGTTCGCAAGCGTGAACAAGTTCTTAAAGAATATTATAACACAAAAGGTGTTGTAGAAGAAACCGTTGTTAGACCAAAACCTATCACTGAGTTAGAAGAAGAAATGTTTGATGAGTTTGATAATGAACCAGTGCCTGAAAAGCCTGTTGAAACAAAAAAATCAAAAACACAAACATTAGACGAATGGATTGAAGACGAAGACGGCAATTTTATTAGAAAAGGTGAATAATGGCTGTAAATTTTGGAAAAGTTTTTAAAGGAACTTTAACTCCTATTAAAGATAGAGTTCTTGTCACTGATATGTATTTTGGTGAACAAAAAACAAAAAGTGGATTAATTATTACTAATGATGATGGAAATACTAGAGGCATTTATCCTCGCTGGGGTAAAGTACATGCAAAAGGTCCAGACAACAAAGATGATTACCAAGTAGGTGACTGGATTTTAATTGAACATGGTCGTTGGACAAGAGCATTTAATGTTGATGATGGCAATGGCGCAATAGAACTAAGAATGATTGATCAAGAATGTATTATAGGGTATAGTAATGAAAAGCCAAATGATGTTTACATTGGTGACGAATATGCGAATGGCGAATCAACAACTATAGACCCATCAAATTTTGTGGGGGCATAATGACAAACCCATTCGCAGATATTGAACGCTTTGGCTCAGCGTGTGATCAAGAGCCTAATGAAGCAAACTACAAAATGTATCTTGATCTAATTCGAGAAGAAACAGACGAACTGGAAGAAGCCATTATAGACAACGATAAGGTAGAACAACTTGACGCACTAGTTGATATTCTAGTTGTTACTATGGGTGCTATCCGTGCCGCAGGTTGGGACGGAGAAGGTGCTTGGAAAGAAGTAATGGATACAAACTTTGCTAAGATCGATCCAGACACTGGCAAAGTTCGTAAACGTGAAGATGGCAAGGTACTGAAGCCAGAAGGTTGGAAGGCTCCAGAACTTGCACAGTTTATAGGAGACTAATATGGTAGCAAGAACTGCTAATGTTGCAAGTCGAGCTTATGATGAAGGCTTGCGTAAATTTATGATTAATATGTACAATCACACTGCTCTAGGATTAGCAGTAAGTGGATTTGTTGCATATCTATGTTACACAACAGGATTTATTCCAACTGGATTATTAGGTCTTGTGGTTATGTTTGCGCCGCTAGGTATGATTTTATATTATAGTTTTGCAGGCGGCAATTGGACACTACAAGGCATCACAAGATTCTATTACGCATTTACAGCAGTAATGGGAATTAGTATGAGTACAATATTTGTTGTATATACAATGACAAGTATTGCACAGGTATTTTTTATTACAAGTGCAACATTTGCAGCAGCAAGTTTATATGGATATACAACTAAACGTGATCTAACCGCAATGGGTAGTTTTCTTATTGTAGGATTAATTGGCATTATTATTGCTAGTATTGTAAACATCTTTCTAGCAAGTTCAGCATTTGCATTTGCAATTAGTATTATCGGTGTACTAATTTTTGTCGGTATGACAGCATGGGATACGCAAACAGCAAAAAATTTATTTCTTTCTGCTCCTAATATGGAAGTTGCAGACAAATATGGTGTCCAAATGGCATTGAGTTTATATCTTGACTTTGTGAACTTGTTCCAATTCTTATTAGCACTATTAGGTAATAGAGAATAATTTACTTGACATCGTGTACGTTTTGTGTTATGTTTAAGCATAATTAACAACGAGGTTCAACTATGAATTATAACAAGGATCGCAAGATCCTAGCAGATGTTGATGGTGTTTTTCTTAATTGGGAAGAAGCATTTGAACGTTGGATGTCTGCACGAGGATATGAAATTGCAGCACCAGCCCAATATAAAATGTCAATCAAATATGGTATTGAACAACACACTGCTGATCATCTAGTAGGAATTTTTAATAACAGTGCATGGATTGGATATTTAAATCCTTTGCGTGATGCTGTAGATTGGGTACATAAACTAGTATCAGAAGGTTGGCATTTTGAATGTATCACTAGTTTGTCAGATGATCCTTATGCTGCACGATTACGAGAAATGAACTTAGAACATTGGTTTGGCAGAGGCGCAATGCGTAGAGTGCAATGTATAGCAACTGGTGCAGACAAAGATGAGTATTTAAAAGCCTATGAACATAGTCATTGGTGGATTGAAGATAAGCCTGAAAATGCAATGGCAGGACTTTATGCAGGACACAAGCCTATTTTGATACAACACGACTATAATCTAGACTTTGTCGAAGCAGATGTGACTGTGGTTGAAAACTGGCAGCAAATTTATAATCTTATTACTAACAGCGAGGAATAAAATGATCCATGCAATGATCGACTTAGAAACACTGCACACTACACCTCAAGCAGCAGTCCTTACAGTCGGGGGTGTAAAGTTCGATCCAAAAAGCAATAGCGAACCTTATGGAGAGTTTTACTATAAACTAGATTTAGATACGCAAGATCGTGCAGTAAGCGATGATACAATCGCATGGTGGGGACAACAAGATCCTAAAGTACAAGAAGAAGCGTTCGGTGCAGAAGGGCGTGAACATGTTGACGTATTCTTAGACAGTTTGCCCAAATGGATGGTAGGTGTTGATGTGCTTTGGGGTCATGGTTATGGCTTTGACATTACTATTATTGAAGATATGTTACGACAGCGTGGCAAGCCTATTCCATGGCAATTTTGGCAAGTGCGTGACAGCAGAACATTGTTTGCTTGTTGTAAAGTAGATCCACGCAAAGCAATGCAAAGTGATTTACACAATGCACTTGCAGATGCATATTTTCAAGCAAAAGGTGTGCAAATGGCATACAAGGAACTTGGACTATGTTAAGATTAGGAATCATTGGTAGCAGTTATAGTAGCGGAAGTCATAAAATTACAAATCCGTTACTAGACAATGTTGGAGAGCATTGTCAGCCTATCGATAAATGGTTTGAAAAACATGCAGATGTAGAAGTGCATAACTTTGCTATACCAGGAAGAGGCAGCGAAGAATATCACAAATCGATTATACGAGCAGCCAAACTTGGTATTGATACAGTTGTGCTTGAAATGTGTAGTGACCGTAGTCAAATTATATCAAGAATGCCAGATAATGAAGACGTTTATGATGACTTGTTGAAATATGATTGTTTAGATACAGAAGATCTATACAAGATTGCAACCGATCCTCATGAACTAAGGAAAATTACAAAAAGCATTGCATGTTATAGAGATCCATCAGAAACAGATCCTGTTTGGGATATAACTATACCTGGTATTAAAAAAGATTGGCTAATGCCTTATGTTAAATTCAAAGTTATGGAAGACATGCATAGTTGGAACTTTTGGACACTAGAAAAAATATATTGGACATTAGAACTAGCAGAGCAGTTAGATATTAATGTTTTGCTTTGGGAGTACAGAAGGCTGAAAGATACATCTCTTAAAGAAAGTTTAGGAGGAATGGAATCTGCACATTATTTAGATATTCCACAAGGAGCACAAGAATATTACATAAGAGAATATGGTAATAAAGCTTTAAGTGATGGCGACCATTTGTCTGATGAATGTTACGAACATCTTGTAAAAGAATGGTTGATACCTGGATTGGAAGACGCAGGATGGTTAACAAAATGAAAGTTATAATGTTTGATCCACCTAGCGGTTGGCGCTACGGCTTTCCTAAACCTATTCCGAAAAAGTGTATAGGCAATGATATGGAATTTAGAAAATACTTGACAGAAAATGGATATCCAGATAGTATGTTAGATGTAGCAAGTAAGTATAGTCGCTATTGGGAACAGGAAGAAGAATGAAAGAACTATGGGTAGAGAAGTATCGTCCAAACACAGTGGACGGTTATGTATTTAGAGATGACGCACAAAGAAACCAAGTTAAAACATGGATCAAAGATAAAACTATTCCGCATTTGCTTTTTAGTGGCAATGCTGGCATTGGTAAAACTACTCTTGCTAAATTACTTTTTAATGAACTTGATGTAAATCCATTAGACATATTAGAAATCAACGCAAGTCGCACAAACTCAGTAGATGATGTGCGAGACAAGATTGTTGCGTTTGTGCAAATGATTCCATTTGGTGACTTCAAGGTTGTGTTACTAGATGAGGCTGATTACTTGTCGCCAAACGCACAAGCAGCATTACGTGGCGTTATGGAAGAATATCATACAACTGCACGTTTTATTCTTACTTGTAATTATCCAAATAGGATCATTCCAGCAATACATAGTAGATGTCAAGGTTTTCATATTGCAAAAATTGATCAAACTGAGTTTACAGCAAGAGTTGCCCAAATTCTAATTACTGAAGGCGTAACTCCAGACTTGGATACACTTGATACATATGTAAAAGCAACATATCCAGACTTGCGCAAATGTATCAACATGGTGCAAATGAATAGTGTAGACGGTAAACTTGTTTCGCCAACAGAAGGTGACTCAGGTGAAGCAGACTGGAAACTGGATATGGTAGAACTGTTCAAAGCAGGTAAGATTCAAGATGCACGTAAATTATTATGTGGTACTGTGCGAGCAGAAGAAATGGAAGAAATCTATCGTTGGCTTTATGACAATATAGAATTGTTCGGAGATGAGGAACAACAAGACAAAGCAGTGCTAATTATTAAGCAAGGTTTAGTAGATCATACGCTAGTTGTTGATCCAGAAATTAACCTTGCAGCAACATTAATCAGATTAGGATCATTATGACTTATATTGTAAATGACGCCTGTATTAGGTGTAAACACATGGATTGTGTAGAAGTGTGTCCTGTGGATTGTTTTTATGAAGGTGAGAACATGTTGGTTATTCACCCTGATGAATGCATTGACTGTGGTGTATGCGAACCAGAGTGTCCTGCTGATGCAATTTTACCAGACACAGTAGAGGGCACAGAACAGTGGGTAGACTTCAATAGAAAATGGAGTGAAGTGTGGCCAAATATTACAGAAATGCGTCCAGAAGATGTTCCATCAGATGCAAAGGAATGGGAAGGCGTAGAAAATAAAATGCAATATTTTTCAGAGGAGCCCGGCCGTGGTGACTAAAAATAAAAAACTGATAAATGATATTGTACGTATAAACGTACTAGAAGAAGAAATAGAATATTACAAAACATTACTACAACCCCATGACACAGGACACATTAACACAACAATAAGTTTCTTGAGTCAAAGACTTTCTAATTTAAAAGGAGAAATAACGGGATGGCCGTTCGCTTAGTAAGTTACACTAAACCAACAGAAGAATTTGTAAACGAAGGCATTGCTGACAATGATTTATTAGATCTTGTAGCATTTTGTGCAAGGGTTTCAAATCCTGCTAATCAAATGAATTCAGAAACAAGTGAAAAACTTGTAAAATATCTTATTAAACATGCACACTGGAGCCCGCTCGAAATGGTAAACGTGTGTATGGAGATTGATACTACACGTGATATTGCACATCAAATTGTGCGTCATCGTAGTTTTGCATTCCAAGAGTTCTCACAACGTTATGCCGAGCCGGGTGAAATGGGCGAGATTTTTATTACAAGTGAAGCCCGTTTACAGGATCATAAAAATAGGCAAAACTCTATTGAAATCGATCTAGGGCAAGAAGGTGCTGCTGAACTTGTTACAAAATGGGAAGAACTACAGCAAGATGTTTGTTTTACAGCAGGTAAAGCATATGACTGGGCAATTAAACAAGGTATTGCTAAAGAAGTTGCTCGCAAAGTGTTGCCAGAAGGACTTACCAAAACACGTTTATATATGAACGGTACTTTACGTAGTTGGGTACACTACATTGAATTACGTGGTGCAAATGGTACACAAAAAGAACACATGGATATTGCACATGAATGTGCAAAAGTTATAGCAGAAATTTTTCCACTAGCAGTAACATATGGCGAAGAGAATTAAGTTATACAAAAATAAACCAGAAAGACTTTTTGTATTTGGTTGTAGTTTCACAGAATACTGCTGGATGACTTGGGCAAATATTCTTGCCCTAGACCTACAAGTTCCTTTTTATAATTATGCTGCATCCGGAGCTGGCAATAGATTTATTGCCACTAGAGTTGGTATGGCCGATGTAAAACATAAATTTACAAAAAATGATTTAGTAATAGTGTGTTGGACTAATGTTGCAAGAATAGATAGATATGATTCAACAGAAGATAGGTGGCATTTAAATGGTAATATTTTTAACAACGAAAATTACAGTCGCAAATATTTGAAGAAAATTGATCAAACAGATTTATTACTACGTGACATGGCATATATTCAACCTGTTCATGAAATGTTAAAGTTAAAAACAAATGTACATTTTTTGCAAATGTTAGATTTGTCTAGATGGTTTGATCAACAGCATGAAACAGCACATCTTGGAATGGACCAAAGACTTAAAGTCGATAATAAATTTCTTAGATTTTATAAACCAGCATTACAAGAGATGAGAAAAAGTTTTTACGATACATTGTGGAGAGATAATCTTACTTGGAAAGTGAATTGGAATAAAAAACATATTCATGATTTATTTTGGGATACTCACCCTTTGCCTGGTGAGCATTATAAATTTTTAACAGAAACTTTTGACTACCAAATGAAAGAAACCACAAAAGAATATGTAAAAGGCGTGCATGATAAAACCATAGGACTGGTAAAAAAGTATATGGATATAGATCCAGGAAAAATAAATCAAAATTTACATTGGCATCAAAATGAAATAATTGGGCCGAAAGGACAAAGGGCGGGTGAAATAATATAATGCCAGCAACAATTGAAGTAGACATAGAGTGGAATGAATACTACGCATGGTGGCCTGTACGCAGTAGTTGGAGTAAAAAACGTATATGGTTTAAAAAGTATCACGTTGGTGAAATTTATTATGACGCAATGGGTCGACCGCCAATCAAAGAGAAAAGTTGGAAACTCATTTATACTGAAAATGAGTATCTAATGTACTTGTTAAAACAAGACGAAAATAAGTACCAGCACCCCTTAGGAGCACCTGTATTTAAAAGTGTAAGGGCTCAATAGCCCTTACTGAATGTTTAGACTTCGCCGTATACTTGTAAAACTTCTTTTACCGCTTGATGCCGTTCGATGTCCTTGCTGACAAAATTTACAATGTCTATCCTATGACTGTTATGCTTGGATAGTAATTTAGTAAATTCAATTAATCCATTTTCTTTTAACCTATCTGCTTGATTAAGATCTCCAGTTACCACCATTTTGCTACCAGTACCAATTCTTGTTAGTAGCATTTTCATCTGGTTTGGGGTTGCGTTTTGCATTTCATCAGCAATGATGAAACTGTCCTTGAAAGTTCTACCACGCATATATGCTAATGGAGAAATTTCAATCACACCTTCTGCAATCATGCCTTCGATCTCGTTAGCATAAAAATAGTCTCTAAATACATCAAAAATAGGTCTTGTCCAAGGTGCCATTTTTTGTTCTAGTGTACCTGGTAAGAATCCAATATCTTCATCTGCACTTACTGCTGGACGAGTAACAATAATTTTTTCTACTTCTCCTTCAAGAAATTTCTTAACTGCTACTTGACAAGCAAGTAGAGTTTTACCTGTACCTGCAGGTCCAATACCAAATACAATACTCTTATCAGAGTCAAGTAGTTTGATAACGTAATTTTCTTGATTGTAATTTCTAGGTAGAATATTTACTGTTTTTTGTTTTTTTGGAAGGAATGAATTAAGTTTTACAATATTATTGCCGTTTGAAATGTTGTGCCGTTTGGCCCTTTTAGCACCCATGTAGTCCTCCTTGTATGGATAATGGGAATGTTCCAACGCAGGAAGCATTCCCTGCAACAGTATTTAACCTTTTGACAATCGAAATCGACTAAATACTATTAACAAAAAAGGATTTTTTTAATGGCCAATATCCTAGATGAAATTGATGTAATTAAGAACATTGAAAACATGTACGAAAGTAACACAGCATTCAATGTGCTAAAAGACTTTGAGCGTATTATAGACGAACTAGATCTATATGTTTACAAAAATTGGAGCGACGGTGAACTTGCTGAAGGACCTAATATTGACAGGCATTGGGTGACTGCAAAGTTTATGTGGCCAAGAGAAACAATGCCAGATCCAATGGGTGCAAAGAGACTTCTTGATTATGATTGCAAAGTTAACTATCAAAAAATGTCTTTGCTAAAACCACGCAAAGTTACAAAGAAAGAAGATTTACGTCCTGGCACAAAATTTGGTAAATTAGATAGAAACCCTATTTGGGTTGTAGAGATTGCAGTACCTAAAAAAATGTTAATGGATTTTTATGCTGCAAGTGCTGAAAATTTAGAACCAGAAGCACAACCAGATGAACAATTACAGCAACAACAAGCACAAGTACAACAAGCCGCAGCACCTGCGCCAGATGAGACATTGGATACAGAAGTATGACATTAGAAGCAAATGATTTAAAAGATATGATTTATCCAGTATTTGAAGTAGATGCTTACAAAAGTAAAATGGGCAGTGATTCGGAGATCGTTGTAGTAAGTTTTTCAGTAAATGAAAAAGCAATCGGTGAAGACTTAGTTAATTTTATTGAAAAAGGTTACGGCTTTGTATTAGATGCAGATGTTACAGCAGGCGAGCAAAGCGACGGAATGTACAGAGTATATGTAGAGATGGAAAGAAACTCAGATGTACCTGAACAGATTGTTGAGATGCTAGATGGTGTAGGCAAACTTACAGGAACAAATTTTAGATATAGATACTACAAAGGATTTCAAAGCGAGCCTGCAACACTAGAAAGTTTGGCAGCAACTATTCCAGCAGATAATGAAGCATACGAAGCAACTGTTAATGAAGCAAATATGAATAATTTTAAAAACTTTTTTAACAAAAGTTATTTAGAAGAATGTGACTTAGATGAATACGAAGATCTAATTCTCAAAAAAGCATATGCAGATCCAATAGGTTTTGCTATCAAAGACTTTGGTCCAAGTCAGCAAATACAAGAAAGTATTAACGAAAAAGTAAATATGAATGATTATGCAGAAATTTTGTTTTTAACAAAATATATCGGTGATTATAATATTATGAAATATGGATCTAAAACTTTAACTTTTGAAAACGAGGGACATACACTAGTAGTAGAAAGATTATAATGACCTATTGTCAAAATTGTGGACATACTGCACATTGTAACACTCCCCTCTATCGTGATGAAAAAGATTACGATAATAGAATTTACGCTATAAAAGTCTGTGATTGTTGTCGCTGCAATGATTGCCAGCCAAATAAGGAAAAGTAATGGGCGCTGAAAATTTTAAATTTGATTTTGAACCGTGGATGGCAGAAGAACTGATCCACCGAGATGACTGGGAAGAATGGTACGAAGCAATGTGTGAAATTCTTCCTTTATGGGAAGTAGACACTATTGAACGTGTAGCAATGTTTGTTGCTCAATGTGGACACGAAAGTGGCGGCTTTAGAGTGTTAAGCGAAAACTTAAATTATAGTGCAAAAGCATTAAACACAATTTTCCCAAAGTATTTTAAAAGAGCAGGAAGAGATGCAAATGATTATCATAGACAGCCTGAAAAGATTGCTAACGTCATTTATGCAAATCGTATGGATAACGGAAGTCCAGAAAGCGGTGATGGCTGGCGTTTTCGCGGAGGCGGCATACTTCAGCTTACTGGACGTTACAACTACACAAAATTTGGTAAAGAAGTAGACATGTCACCAGAAGAAGCAGTCGACTATGTACGCACTAAAAAAGGTGCATTAGATAGTGCTTGCTGGTTTTGGGATACAAACAACATTAACAAATATTGTGACGATATGGATGTAGTAGGCGCTACAAAACGTATCAACGGTGGTACAATTGGTTTAGACGATCGTAAAAAACATTATCTACATGCAATGGATGTGTTAGGTGGTGATTTTGAAGAGCCTGAAGAAAAAGAATTAAATCTAAATCAAACTATACGTAAAGGCAGCAGAGGACCACTAGTTGCAGAAGTACAAGAAAAACTTGATATTTCTCCAGCAGACGGTATTTTTGGTCCTGGTACAGAGCGCATTATAAAAAAATGGCAAAGTGCAAATGGACTTGTTGCTGATGGCATAGTAGGACCCAAAACATTGGGAAAATTACTAGGGTAGGTGGTATGGGTGCTAAATTAGCTATTGTTATGTTCATGTTGCTCTTAGGAGCAGGCGGTATAGGTTATTGGTATTATAACGATACACAAGAACGTATGGCTATCCTACAAGAAAACAATGCTAAACTTAACACCGCAGTTGAATTAAATGAACAAACTATAAGTTCACTAGAACAAGACTATGAAAAAGCATCTAGTGAACTTGCTAGTTTAAACGAAGCATACACTGCTATACGTAGACAAAACCAAAGACTAGCAGACAAATTACAGGAAATTGATTTAACAGCAGCAGCAATAGCAAATGCTGAAAGTATTGAACGTGCTGTAAATAGAGGAACTGTAAATGCTGGCAGATGTTTTGAATTGCTTTCGGGGGCAGAATTGAATGACAAAGAAAGGAACGCTGAAAATGGCATCGCTTTTAACAAAGAGTGTCCTTGGCTTTACGATACTTATAAGTCTCGCGGCCTGCTCAACGAAACCACAGCAGATTGAAATAACCACATCACCAGTTGAAAAACCAACACTGGAACTTCCTCCTGTTGACGAACTCAATATGCGGAATGTTGAATGGATTGTCCTCAATGAAAATAATGTAGACGCAGTAATTGCCAAACTAAACAGCGAAGGCAAAGCATTTGCTCTGTATGCACTTACGGGCGAAGGCTACGGTAACCTAGGATTGAACTTCTCAGATATACGGGCGTTGGTTCAACAACAACAAGCAATTATAGCAGCCTATGAAGGTTATTATAAAGAGGCAGAACAGGCACTTGATAAAGCAGTTATTGTGGACGATTAGTTTTACGAGCGTCTTAGCAGGATGTAATGCATCTCAACCGGATCCAGTAGTATCAGCACAGCCTTTCATAGGTTTAGAAGAACGTCAAGATAGGAAACAAATCAAAGAATTTGTAGGTGTTGATCCTGTTCGTACAGAATGGTGTGCGGCATTTGTAAATGCTGTACTTGAACTAGACGGTATACCTGGCAGCGAAAGCGTAAGTGATGTTCCTCTAATGGCACGAAGTTTTTTAACTTGGGGCGATCCAGTAGAACCTGAAAATATTCAACGTGGTGACGTTGTAATATTTCCTAGAGGCGATAGAGGTTGGCAAGGACATGTAGGTTTTTACACTGAAACACAGACAGTAAACGGACAAACGTATTGGGTAATACTAGGCGGAAATCAAAAAAACGAAGTTAGATATGATTTATACAATCCTAAACATGCTTTAGGTATACGTAGGTATAAATACACACAGTTAATAGAGGGTGTTAACGATGTGGGAAATGATAGAAAGGATGGCCAGTGATAGGCTGTGGATATACACAGCACTAGCAGGGTCAGTTTTTGGTGCAATTTTTGTTGCATACATAAGCACAACTCGTATAGGGTTATGGGGATATGCTCAAGTAGATAGAGCAATAGATTATCTGGTAGAACGGTGGGGCCTTACTTGGTTAGAACAACCGGAAGATGCTTGGCGTAAAAAATATCCAAAAATAACTGCAAAAATTGATAGCATTGAAAAACGTTTAGCAGATTTGGAGGGCAAAAATGATAAGTGAAATGAATTTTAAGGAGCGCAGTCTCCTTTTTGCACGTTTAGCAAGTATAGCATATTTAGATGATGCAACGAAAGAAGCCAAAAAACTAGGCTTTACAACAACAGAGTTTTATAATAAAGATGGCGCACAAGCTTGGCGCTTCATGAATAAAGAAGATTTAGTTATTGCTTGCCGGGGAACACAGCCGAGCGAATTTAATGATATTAAGGCAGATTTAAAAGCAATGCCTGTAATGGCAGAAACAGTATCAAGAGTACACAGAGGCTTTAAAGCAGAAGTTGACGAACTTTGGCCAATGGTACTAGAAGATATTGATCGCAAAGCAAATGAAAAGAAAAAATTATGGTTCTGTGGACATAGTTTAGGTGCAGCAATGGCAACTATTATGGCAAGCAGATGCCATTTGTACGAAGGCATTAATCCAGTAGAAGAACTTTACACATTCGGTTCTCCACGTGTGGGTTGGAAAGGTTATTGTAAAAGTTTATGTGTAGAGCATCATAGATTTGTTAATAATAACGATATTGTAACAAGAGTTCCATTAGCAGTTATGGCTTACAAACATCACGGTACAGAACATTACATAAACGCATATGGCAAGTTTCGTCCATTAACACCTTGGCAACGTACTAAAGATCGTTGGCGCGGTATGTGGATGGGACTCAAACAGGGCAAAATTGACAACTTTGGCGATCATTCAATGACTGAATATATTAAACACATAGGAAACATGGATTGAAATATCTTTACACTAACGGATGTAGTTTTACATGGGGAGGCGGTATTAACGAAGACCACGGATACAAAGAAGCCGATAGAGAAAAACTAGTTTGGCCTTACTATCTAGCACAATTGTTAGACAGAACTCCGATTCAACATGCTAAAGGTTGTGGTAGTAATCAAAGGATGGTAAGGACAAGTATAGACTGGTTAGTCAATACACCTCAAGTAATCTTAGATAATACAATTGCAGTTTTACAGACTACAGAAGCATTCAGGATGGAATATTACACAGGCAAGGATGAATATGTAGAAACTAAAGTACCGTTTGAAGATGGACGTTTTTGGAAAAGAAAAGATTATACTTATACACACGATGATAAAAAATGGGTTAGGGTAAACGTATGGGGTAACGATTTTCATAAGTCGTTACCTCCATCAAATAAAACAATACACGAAGCCAGAACAAGATCATTTACCGAAGTGCAAGGAATGTACGAAAGTATCAGCCATGTTTTATCATTAGATAGGATATTTAAAAGTTTTAATGTTAAAACTTATTGGTGGATGCAGTTCGGATCTGTACCAAAACAATATCCACCAGAATACCGAGAATTATATAAAGACATAGACATCATGCCAACGATGAGTTATGATATAATAGGAAAACAAGATCCGCACCCTAGTCCTCAAGGACATAAACGTATAGCGGAACAAATGTTTGATTACTTAAAAGGAGGGCTTAAGAATGCCGCGTAAAAAACCAGAAGATTTAAAACCAGCAGCACCTAAAGCAAAAGCAGAACAAATGACTGAAATGCCTACATATGATTCTACAGTAGCAGTTCCAGCAAGTTCTGAAGGAGCAACAAAGAAAGTAAAACTTGATTTGGAAGTTGATACAACTGTAAAAGATCTAGGACCAAATCCTTATGCTAAACTTATACATTTAGCAAAAGCAGTAGATGCATGGAGGATTTTTCCAAGAGCATTCCTAACAGTTTATATCTTTTTGCTTTACAAAACAGTTTTATGGTATATGGAACTACCTGATCCTAGCATGAATCAGTCTGCACTAATTTCCGTAATTGTAGGTGCTGGCGCAGCATGGTTTGGACTATACACCGGAACTAGCAAAAAATAACAAAGTAGTAAATAAGTAATAGTATGGACTATTACAGCGTACTGGGTGTAAACAAAGACGCCACGTCAGACGAATTAAAGAAAGCATATAGAAAACTTGCAATGCAACACCATCCTGACAAGGGTGGTGATGGCAAAAAGTTCGCTCAAATTAACGAAGCATATGATACGTTAAAAGATCCTGAAAAAAGATCGTTGTATGACAATCCTGCAACTAATAATAATTTTCAAGGTAATGCGTTTACTGATAACTTCGGTAATTTTAATGATATTTTTGGCAGTATGTTTGGACAAGGTTTTGCACAACAACATCGTGCAGTCAGAAACAAAGATATTAGGTTGCGGGTAAGTCTCACACTAGAAGATGTTTTACGAGGTAAAGATTTTCTTGCAACTTATAATATGTTGAATGGTGTAGAAACAAGTGCAAGTATTAGAATTGCTCCTGGTGTAATGGATGGTCAATTAATGAGATACAGAGGATTAGGAGATCACTCTGCACATAGTTTACCTAGAGGTGACTTGATTATGCAAATAGCCATTGTTAAACATCCTAGGTTTAGAAGGGATAATGCACACTTACATATTGAAGAAAAGGTCAATTTATTGGAATTTATAGCAGGTACAACTAAAAACATTCCAACTCTAGAAGGAGGCATGGTTAGATTGAATATCCCTGCAGGAACAAACCCAGGTACTATATTAAGTATATCTGGAAAAGGTTTGCCAGAACTTAATACAGGACGTACAGGAAATTTATATGTAAAGTTGAAAGGTATTACACCAAAAATAAAAGATCCTAATATGCTAGAAAAGGTAAAATTAATAAATGATGCAATTAATCGTAGCGCCTGATACAAGACTAGAAAATCCTGTTCCAAAGTTTGATTTGGCTACAGACAATCCAAGACCTCTTGCATTTGAAATGATTGAATTAATGCAAAAGGAAGGAGGGTTAGGATTATCAGCAAATCAAGTGGGAATAAATGGGCAGATATTTGTTATGAAATGTTTGTTAAATAAAAAATACGGCGATACAATCGTTGTAATAAATCCGCACATTAAAGGTATTAGTAAAGAATTAGAAGAAGGAATTGAAGGGTGTTTAAGCCATCCGGGGTTGACACTTAAAGTAAGACGTCCAATTAGTTGTGTTGTTGAATTTGATACGTTGACAAATGACTATAAAGATGTTATACATGTAGAGACAAAATTTAATGATATTGACAGTAGAATATTTTTACACGAATATGATCACTTACAAGGAATACAATTCATTAATAGAGTTAGCAGACTAAAACTTAACATGGGTTTAAAAAAGCAAGCAAAAAGGAACAAAAATGGTAGAACCTAGCCAAGCATTACAAGTAGTATTTGATAAGGCAGTTAAAGACGCAAAGAAATTACAGCATGAATATGTTACTCTTGAACATCTTCTGTTTGCAATGCTGTGTGAAGAACAATTTTCTACAGCATTAAAAGGGTTTGATACAGATGTAGACCTATTGAAAAAGAATGTAGAAAATTATCTCAAAACAAAATTAAACGAAATTAAAACAGAAGCAAAAAAATATAAACCTGTTAAGACAGGCACTGTTGAGCGGGTTTTAAATCGAGCTTTTGCACAAGTATTATTTCAAGGACGCAATCAAATCGAAATTACTGATGTTTTTATTAGTACATTAAGCGAAAAAAGAAGTTATGCGTTCTTTGCATGTCAACAAGCAGGCATTCAGAAAGATAAGTTTATCCAATATATGAGTGCAGAACTTGAATTAGATATAGTAGCAGACGAAGACATGGAAAATGCTGGTATTGCTAACAAAGCATTAAAAGCATTTACTGACGATCTCAATGCCGATGTTAAAAAAGGTCGTATAGATCCTGTTATCGGACGGGAAGACGAAATAGAATCACTAGCACTTGCACTAGGACGCCGCACAAAATCAAATGTGCTTATGGTCGGCGATCCAGGTGTGGGTAAAACTGCTATTGCTGAAGGTTTAGCATGGAAAATTGTAAACAACGATGTTCCAGAGTTTTTAAAAGAATACAATGTTTATGCACTTGATATCGGCAGTATGCTTGCAGGTTCAAAATACCGCGGCGACTTTGAAGAACGCTTTAAACTTGTGTTATCTGCACTACAGAAAAAAGGCAAAACTATTATGTTTATTGACGAAGCACACATGATTAGTGGCGCTGGCGCAGGTGGAAGTAATAGTGCAAATGATTTAGCAAATATGTTAAAACCTGCATTGTCTAAAGGTAATATCAAAGTTGTTGCTTCAACTACTTGGGAAGAGTACCGCAAGTACTTCGAATCAGATCGTGCGCTTATGAGAAGATTCCAGCGTGTAACTGTTGACGAGCCGAGTGCAGAAATTACAAAAGATATTTTACATGGTATTAAGAAATATTATGAAGAATTTCATACTGTAGAAATTACAGATGAAGCAATTGAAGCAGCAGTAAAACTTACAATCAAATATCAAGCAGATAAAAAACTACCTGACAAAGCAATTGATGTTATTGATGTTGCATGTAGTAGGTTCAAGGTCAATAATCAGACAGAAAATAAAATTGTCACAGAAGAAAGTATTCAATTTGAACTTGCAAAAATGGTTAAAATACCAAAAGAGCAAGTTGCAGAACGTGAGACAGAAAATCTTGCTAATTTAGAAACTAATATGAAAGGTAGTGTTTACGGTCAAGACGAAGCAATCGAAGGTATTGTTGATAAAATACTTGTTTCGCAAGCAGGACTTAAACCAGAAGATAAACCGATTGGATCATTTGTGTTTATGGGTCCGACAGGTACAGGTAAAACAGAAACAGCAAAACAACTTGCACATCATTTAGGTGTACAACTTGTACGATTTGATATGAGTGAATATCAAGAGAAGCATAGTGTTGCAAAGTTTATCGGTGCACCTCCAGGTTATGTAGGATTTGAAGACGATGCAGGACAGTTGATTATCAAACTGCAAGAAAATCCCAACTGTGTGTTGTTGCTAGATGAAATTGAAAAAGCACACCCAGATGTAAGTAATGTTTTATTGCAACTTATGGACAACGGTATGATCACTGGCAGCAACGGTAAGGAAGCAGATGCACGTAACAGTATCCTAATCCTAACAACAAATCTTGGTGCAAGAGAAGCAGAGAAAAATGCTATCGGATTTGGTGAAGAATCAGACGGTTCTGACTACGAAGATGGCGAATTGAAAAAATTCTTTGCACCAGAGTTTAGAAATAGGCTAGATGGCGTTATTACGTTTGCTAAACTTGGTAAGCCTGTGATGTTAAAAATTGTTGGCAAGTTCTTAAAAGAACTTAAAGATCAAGTTGCGGATAAAAACGTAGAAGTTTCTGTTACAGACGAAGCATTAGATTTGTTAGTAGACAAAGGCTTTGATCGTAAAATGGGTGCAAGACCATTACAGCGTGTTATTGACAAAGATATTAAACGTCCTTTGTCAAGAATGCTATTGTTTGGTGATTTGAAAGACGGTGGTAAACTATCAATCAACGCAAAAGGCAAAGACATCGTCTTAAATGTTGAGAGTACTGTAATTGCAACAAGCTGAGACTACAAAACTACATTATAACAAATATCTATATAAATTAGAAACAAGACTTTATATAGCACATATATTGCGTACTGAAATACAGCACGGGAAAAACTTTCAGTACGCAAGACGAGAACTTAATTCATTTAAAGCAAGAATTTTTCCTGGAAGTAAAACATTTCAAGTAAACGCAAGATTTGGTCACTCACATATTTCTATTGATACTAATGAGATATTAGATGTCGAAAGAATCATTACCAATCTAATGCATGAAACAGACTATACTGTTAGAATAGAGCAAAGTTTCTTAAACATTTATTCAAACAACGAGAGTTTGATAGACAAATTAGCCAATACTTTATCAGCAGACTACATTAAAGTTTGGAAGCCGAGTCCTGATATGATAGAATATTTGCAAAATAATAAAAATGTAATTATTGTTAACAAAGAAACAGAGTTTGATTATAAAGTTACATTTGGTGGCAAGAATGTTAATCCTGAAATGGCTAATTGGATTGTAAAAAATCCTAATTTATGCAAATGCGGCACTAAACTGTTACAAAAAATAAAAAACAAAAACTGGATAAAAGGGCAATACGTTTATATTAAGAACGACAAAGCACTTACATTGTTTGAACTACTTGCAGGTGGTAATATTTCAAGGATCGATAAACTAATTTACAAACACGATCTAGATAAATAGTATTAGTAAATTTACAAAGGATCGATCATGGAACATTTTATCCGAGTAGTCATGGAAAAAACTGATATTGCTGAAAAGTTAGATGAGTCAATTTTTCCAGGCAACGACATTTTTGAATCAGAACAGGGTGCAACAGTTTTTGAAATTCCTCTATCTAGGGAATTATCAGAAGAAGAAGCAGATGGATATGCAGAGCACCTAGCAAATTATATGTTTGAACAAGGTTATGACGACTTTGATATTGAAATATCTGCTAACGAAGAAATTTCAGATATTGAAGAAACATATGACGGCGACGAGTTTTTTGAAAACTACGGTGTCATGTGGTTCAACGAAGATGAAGATGAAGGTTTAGAAGAAAGATCAGAGTTTGAAAAATATAGAAATATGTATATTGTCTATGATCCAGGAACACTAGAAGTTAAAAAAAGCTATCCAATAACAAATAAAATGCAAGCACAAAACGATGCAAAAGCAATGGGTATGGTAGCAACTAGTGGAACAAAATATTTAGAATTAAGACGTGATAGAAAATCAATGGACGAAGCTGAATATCAAGGACGCAAAGTTAAACTTGGCAAACCTATGCGCGGCGATGTTAAAAAGTTCAAAGTATATGTAAGAGATCCAAAGACTAAAAATATTAAGAAAGTTAACTTTGGTGATCCAAACATGAAGATCAAAAAGTCTAACCCAGCACGTAGACGTTCATTCCGTGCTAGACATAACTGTGATAATCCAGGACCAAGAACAAAAGCACGTTACTGGAGTTGCCGCAAATGGTAAAAATCAACGAGTTTCACGATCTTAGCCAAGACATGGATACAAAAACGGGAGATAAACTTCCGTTTAACGTTGTTGACGATTTAGTGGTGTATATGAAGAATGATCCTGAATTTTATAGACGCCAGTTATATCCAAAAATGTGTGATGTACAAGAAGTTGTAAAAAAAGGCAAAAGATACGATAAAAAGTCTTTACTTCCTACTGTCGAATGTGCTATAAAAGAATATGTTAATAAATTTAAAATCAAAAAAATGCCCGAAGAGATGTGTACAAGAGAAGAAAAGATGATGGTAATCGATCAAATACTAAGAGGCGAAATAGAAAACTTCCGCAACGGAGAGTACTAATGTTCGTCCGTGACCTATTTGAAGCACAGGCAAGACGAATTGTTGCAATTATGCCTGGAGGATTTCATCCTTTTCATCCTGGTCACAAAAGTTTATATGATTGGGCAACAAAAACATTTGGCAGTGAAAATGTATATGTTGCTGCAACAGCAGACACTAAAACTAGACCATTTCCTTTCGATGTAAAAAAGAAACTTGCTAGTATGGCAGGAGTTCCTGCAGAGCGTTTTATACAAGTCAAGTCACCTTTTAACTTAAACAGTTATAAAGACATGTTAGGAGACGATGCAGCAATAGTATTTGTACGAAGTCTAAAAGACAAAGGCGAACAACCGTTGCCAGATCAAACAAAGAAGAATGGTGAGCCTGGTTATTTAAGGTCATACAAAGGAAAAAATCTTAGAACTAGTGATGAAATGGGCTATATGGCCTATGGTCCTACTATAGATTTTGGTTTTTCAGGTATACAAATTAAGAGTGCTAGTGAACTTAGAGCAACATGGCCTGAAATGTCAGACGAAGATAAATTAAAAGCCGCAAAACTTATGTACGGTAATGGTGCTCCTGTTGCTGTAAAACTACTTAATCAAGCATTAGGAGATACTGAAGCACCAGCAGAAGAAAGTGTTAAAGAATTATTTGGTTTAGGTAACGATAATACAAGTATAAAAAGCCAAGATCCTAATAAAATTAAAGTACTAAGTTGGATTGCAGATCGCGCAGACGGTAAAGAACATTTTTTAAGTTTTTATAGGAAAGGTGCTGCATGGAGTGGCAAACTTATATATGTTAAACCTGATGAAGCAAAGAAATTTATTTCAAAGTTTGATAACAATCCTAAATATCAAGATAGAATGAAAAGAGCACTAACAAGTGTGCAAAATGCAAGTAAACTTTTTAACAATATTGGCATAAAACACAGTATCAGAATGGCAGATAATGTCAATGAACAACAAGTTAATGAAATTGCACCAGCAGTATTATGGGCAGGTGCAAAAGCAGCAGGTTGGGTTTTAGGATGGGCTGCAAGGAGAGGCGCAGTTCCTGTAGTCAAATGGGCAATTAGACGGCATGGCGGCAAAATAGCAATAGGCGGCACAGCGGCATATTATGCTAAAAAAGGATGGGACTGGGTTGAAAGTATACTTGGTGCTGAAATGGTTAAATTCCTTGTTGCAAACAAGTTTAGTATTATGATGGCAGTAATATTGATCTTAGGAGGTGTTGCCCTACAAAAATTCTTTACGAAAAAAGGTGACGAACTTGTTAAAAAGATGGCCGACGAATCAATTGACATATCTGAAGATGCTTCTCCGGATGAAGAAGATGAATTCCATAGAAAACTAGACAAATTAGTTCACAAGTATTTTGGTCATAGTTCAGACGAAAAGCCAAAAAAGACAAAACCCAAAAAAAAAATTACTGAAGGTTACAAACTAACATTAGAACGTGACGGCGATCTAATGATACTACACATTGTAGATACTGCTACAGGTAAACGTACCGAAGTGCGTGGTAAAAGTGGTTATGAAAGCGGTAATTACGATCCCACTGACAAATTACATCAACTGCTAGATAGACTAGGCAAGAGTGTAGATATTTCACAACTTATAAATGGCGAACCTGTGGGTATAAATCCTAAACATCCACACGGTGCAAAAGCAAAAGCAGCAACAAATATAGCATATAATGAAAGTACAGACTTAGATAGTCTTAGAAAATTTGTTAGGTCTCAACGAGAAGCACCTGATCAAGTTCTTTATCAAATGATGATGGCGCCAGATACTTATGGACACGCAGCATCAAACTTTGTAAGAAGTTGGTATGAGAAAACAAAAGAAGAAAATGGTTTAAATGATGTAGATTCAGCGTTAGAAATAATGGTTGATCAACTTGGAATGAATGAAAACTTTGCTGATGGTAAAGTAAAAGGCAAAAGCAGACCAGGGCGTGTAAAGCGTTCAGGTGCTAGTTGTAATGGTAGTGTTACAGCACTACGCAAGAGGGCTAAAAATAGTAGTGGTGAAAAAGCGAGGATGTATCATTGGTGCGCAAACATGAAGTCGGGCAAAAAGAAAAAATAGACTGGGCAGAAGAATACCCAGATGGGTATAGCAAAACGTGGAGAGAACACGAAGATATGAGTATCGATGACATAGAATGGGCACACTATATAGCCAAATATAAACAACACGAAGAAAACAGAACAAGCACAAACGAAAGAAACAAATACTGGGATGAACATAGAAGATCTAAAGAAGCTGGCAGGAATTAATGAATTCCAAGGCTATACAGAATATAAAATAGAAAGTCCAGATAAAACTGCGGCTGCTCTAAAAAAGAAAGAACGCGAAATGGGTCTTAAGCCAGGAGACGAAGATTGGTTTAAACTATGGTTTTCAAAACCTTATATGACAGGTCCCGTGCAATTTAGAGGGAGAAAGAAATGAAGGGCGAAAGAAGAACTTGCAAAAGTTGTGGGCATAAATGCCATTGCTATCAACCCGATTGTAAAGACTGTGTAAACGATGTATGTACGAAGTGTAATTGTGAATGAAACTATTTGAATTTTTAAAAGAAGATGGACGTATTGTAAAAGGAGTTAACACTACTCCTGATGTAGACGTAGACGAAATACCAAAGCAAGCAGCAAAATTTGGTAATACTGTAGATAAAAACGGACGTCCACCTACACTATCAACTAAAGTAAAAGGTAAATCTACTAACGTACTTTTTAATTTAGGACTAGCAGAAAAAACCTATAGTGCATATGAACTTGCACTGATGGAGGGCGGGCATAGCCTACCGGAAGAACATTCATGGCCAAAAGGACACGGAAGTGAAATCGCATGGCTTGCATATAACAATGAACTAGTAGAAGAACTAGAAAATATAGGTCCTAATACTGAAATTTACGTAGACATGGACGGTGTACTTGCTGACTTTTTTGGCGATTGGGCTAAATTAATGAACAAAAAACACTGGACTGATATCGAAGATCCTGCTAATGCAATTAATAAAATTAAAACAGTAGATGATTTTTGGTTAAATTTACCTCTTACAAAAAATGCAAAGCCTTTGTTAATGTTAATCAAGCGTGTCAAAGGCAGTTATAATATATTAAGCAGTCCGCTTGCTGATGATCCTAAAAGTATTCCACATAAAAAGGAATGGATCAAGAAAAATTTGTCATTTTTTCCACCTAGAAGAATATTTTTAACACACGACAAAGCACAGTATGCTACGAACTCAGACGGTTCTGCAAATATTCTAATCGACGATTATGGTGTTAACATTAACAAATGGTCTGAAGCAGGCGGCATCGGCTTTAAACACAAAGATCACAAGTTTGAAAGAACTGTGAAGAACTTAAAAGGTTTAAGATAAATACATTATGCTAATAAGAGAAGTCAAAAAGAGTCAATTTTCTGTTTGGATAGCAAATGTCCGAGTGCGCCAGCGTACATACACACAATGGATACCTGTCCAAGTTAGCGCAAGAAATAACAGAGAAGCACGTAACATCATTTATGCTCAATACGGTAAAAACGCAGGCATTACAGACCTCAGGAGAGCCAAATGAAGATGCAAGATATTTTAGAAGCAGTGAAACAGAGAGATCCTAGCAGTAAAACTATGCAGGATATTCGCAAAAGTGGTGCAGCAGGTGCTCACAAAGATAAAAAGAAAGTACTACCTCGGAAAGAAAAGCATAAAGGCAAGGCATATGAAGAATATAAACATGCTGATCATGCTAAAGGCAAAGATCCAATGCCTAAGAAATCAAAGCCGGGTAAAGGTCCTACAACAAAACATCCTTTAAGAGGAAAGTTAGTAGGAGGGACTTGACAATGAAGATAAAAGATGTTATAGTAAATGAAGTTGCAACAGGAATGGGAACATCAAGTGTATCAACAGTGGTAAATCCAACTGTTGCAAAATCTAAAAGAAAACCTAAAAAACAAAAGCCAACTGATAATGCATTGGATATGAAAGGTGTATCATTATTTGGCGGATCACTGCTGAAACGATAAATACTACAACAAGAGAAAACGGAGCCACCGATGCCTACAATGAATAAAGCAGCAAAAAACAAAGCACAGATGCAGTTCGCTCAAATGACAAAGACACTGCTTCCAATGATTCGCAGACGTATTCAAAACGTCAAGAACGCACCTATGAATGATGTTGATTTTAATCAATTAGATCATATGGGATCACTAATTGCTAATCAGCAAGTATCAACCGCAAGAGAGTTGCTAGATGCGATGAGTGAATATACAACAATGCGTGATCAAGGTGAGTTTACTGTAGATCGTTTTAAAGAATTAGTTGCTCTTGCTAAAGGTGGTACTAGCGAAGGCATGATTGAAGCAAAAGATACACATTGTTCAGATAAATGCTGCGGTTCAGACGTAAAAGCAGAAGACTGCACATGTCCTCCAACATGCAAACACTGTAATTGCAATGCAGTTACAGAAGGTTTGGCTGATATGGCAGGTGTTGCAGAACGTGATCACGAAGTACAAATGGCTCGTGCAGAACTTTATAAAATTGCAAAGTATGCAATTAAACTACACGAAATGCTAAAAGGTGTTTCAGAGGCAGAGGGCATCGAAGGTTGGATGCAAAGCAAAATCACAAAAGCAGCAGACTATATGGGCTCAGTATATCATACACTAGATTATGATATGATGGGAGAGTCAAAGAAAACATTCAAAGGCAATATGGACGAAGCAGCAAAAGCTGATTATAAAACAACGCTTGCTGAAAAAATGAAAGAACAAACTTGTAACGAATGTGGCAAGACAATGCTTACTGCTCAAGAGAAAAAAGAACTAGCAAATCTGCCAGAAGGTAAGCGTCACGGCAACAGTAAAATTTATGATAAATGCTGGAAAGGTTGTCGTAAAGTAGCAGGCGTACCACGCGGTGAACCAGGCTCATGTAAATGTGATTAATAATGCGTATTCACGAATTCACTGAACGTAAAATGACCGGGGCTGAAAAGTCTAAGGAAACAAAACTTAAGAAAAAGTATGACGACGGTGATATGAAAAAGAATATGAAAAAACAGTATGGTAAAGATTGGGAAAATGTTTACTATGCCACTATCCGCAAAAAGTCAATGACTAAAGGTGCAAAGTAATGTTATGTTTGAACAACATATACAAAACTGGATAGAAACTTTTCTCAGCATACCTTCTAAAACATTTAATAACCTTCCTCCTTGTCCGTTTGCTAAACAAGCAATGCTAGAAGACAAGATTAAGTGTGTAGAATTAAAAGATATTTATAATATAAGTATGAGTTCTTATTTTATAGCAGAACTTGAAAATTTTTCTTATCATTGGCCTAAAAATACAGAAGTTGTTATATTAGGTTGTGACCCTACTTTAATTTCATCAGAAGAACTATCACGTGCAGTTGGTCATGCAAACGACCAATTCCTACACAATAGAGGATTTATTGCTTTAGAAGATCATCCAAATGAAAAAGAACAGGTACAAAATACAGTTCTTAATAACGGTAAATACGCTGTAAGTTTCTTGCAGCAAAAAGATAAACTTGAACTTGCACGAAAGTCTTTACGTAAACAAAACTATTACGTGAATTGGGACCAAGGTTATTATAACGAAGTTGTGGGTGAATGACAAGTAGAATAGATTTACAAAATACAAAATACAAAACAATTGATTTTAAACTACTAGACAGTTCACACTTTGCAGAATGTGAACAAATTTACAAACAATATATAATATATAAAAAATTTGATACAATTTATCCTATATTCAAAGAAGACTGGGATAGGAGTACAGTTTTTGGTTATTACGATAATGATGAACTAGCAGCATGGAGTTGCTATATGGTTTATCCTAGTAAGAGCACAGCACATGCCGATCAATTTGCATGGAATTATAAAACACCAAAATTAAAATTAGGATACAGATCCTTGCGTAGCGAATGTGCTTATTTTCGAGATCAAGGATTAAATTATTTGATACTGGGAGATTTGTATTCCTATAAACAAGAACTACAAGGCTTTGAACACATTACTTTAGATAGTCATTTAGCGTTTTCATAATATACGCACTTTATGATAAATACTATATGAAGTATAATGCATGGAATTATAACGATTTAAATGCTTTCCACGTAGAATTAAGTACACGTTGTAACGCAGCGTGTCCAGGCTGTCCAAGATTCTTACGTAATAGCACTAATGTCGATCCGGAAGTTGTGCAGACTGATATTACAATTGATTTGTTTAAAAGATGGTTTCCACTAGATCTTGTACAAAAATCTAAAAGTTGGATATTTTGCGGAACACATGGAGATCCATTGGCCTGTAATGACATATATGATATATTAGATTATATATGCTCTAACAGTATAGCAACTATACAAATTAACACAAATGGTGGTTTGCGTACTCCGGATCATTTCCGTGCAATAGGAGAACTGTTTATAGAAACAACAAATGGTTTAGATCCAAAACCAATGCGTAAAATTACATTTAGTATAGACGGCTTAGAAGATACTAACCATATATACAGAAGAAATGTTATTTGGGATAAAGCATGGAATAACATGATTGCCTATGCATATACAGGTGCGCATACTGATTGGGACTTTTTACAATTTAAACACAACAAACATCAAGTTGAACTCAGTAGAAAAATTGCAGAAGAAAATGGTATCAATTTTGTGTTAAAAAATCCATTTGGTGTAGATGGAACAGGTATGCCTGCATACGACAAAGACTATAACTTAGAATATGTGTTAGAACATGCTACTGATTACGGACATGACCATTATACACCTGCTCCATTAGGTTGGGAAGCAGATTTGCCAGAACCTGTTAAAGAAGAAGGCGTTATTGCCTGTAATAGTTTTAGAACTTTGCCATATCCATACCATGAAGAACCAATGGTTGAACTATATATAGATGCATTGGGAAGAGTTCATCCTTGTTGCTTTATAGGAAATAAAATGCAAGGTCCTAGATATGTTCCTGAAGCAAGAGAAATGCAAACACTACAAAAAGCACTAGGTGATGCTAACAATTTACATCATCATAGACTTGATCAAATTATAGACGGAGGCGTACTTGCAGTTTATTCAGACAGTTGGCAATCAAAATCAATCAGTCAATGCTGGGTCCAGTGCGGAAAATCCTGTGGAAAAGTCAGAGAAATTGACAAACTCTTCGAACTCTCCGAAGAAGTGTAAATGGCTAGATAATCACATCAGCATGGATACTTTGGGTAATTTACGCCCTTGCTGTAATTGGGACGACCGCGACAGAAAAGATCTTGTAAAAGTTTCAGATATTGAAAAATACAAAGACAGTGACTTTTTAGCAAGTGTTAAGAAAGATCTTGATAATGGAATATTTCCCGAAGGATGTAGAGATTGTAAAGAAGAAGAATCTTACGGCTTTGAAAGTTTACGATTGCAAAGCGAAAGAAAGTATAGAAACAATCGTAAAGACGCTGAAATAAAATTTGGAAACAAATGTAATCTTTCGTGTTCAATGTGCGGTCCTGTGAACAGCAGTCTTATAGATGCAGAACTTACAAAACTAGATAGCCAAGGTATACAACATAAACTAATACAAAGACACAAGTATTCGTTTGATGTATGGTATGAAGACGAAAACAATTTACAAAAACTTGCTGAATTTTTACACGATAGAGATGAAATACGTTTCACAGGTGGAGAACCAACTGTAAACAATTACCTTCAAAAGTTTTGCGAATATCTTTTAGTATATGATAGCAAACCTAGTTTACGTATAACTACAAACGGAAACAATTTACCCACTAAACTACTTTCAATTTTAGAAAAATTTGATGTGGAGTGGCATTTTAGCATTGACGGTTATAAAGAAATAAATGAATATATTAGGTATCCTAGCAATTGGGATAAAATTATAAAAAACATTGCAAAAGCACAACAAATTGGTACAAGTGATGTCTGTACAACTGTAAGTTGGATTAACGTAAAACATATGGAATCACTAGGTGAATGGATTATGTCAAATAATTTTGAAAGATGGGAAGTTTATCCTGTGAACAGTCCTAAAGAATTTGCACCGTGTCATGCACCTGATGATCATAAACAAATTTATATAGACTTATGCGATGTGTATAAAGATCTTAAAAGAAGCTTACCGGCAGTTACTCGAGAACGTAATATAAAACACTTTGAACAAGGCATGAGTTACCAAAAACATTTAGATAAATTCAGAGGTACTTGTATTGACATGGTTTTTTGATGTTTGGCACGACTTTGATATTGATAGGATTGTATACCTACTTAACAATAAAAAGTTGCCAAAGCATATTGTAATATTTGCCCAACATGAGGATCAATGTTGGTTAGAATATAAAAACTGTTGCCAAATAATTAATGATAATAACATAGAAGTATATATTGTATTAGGATCTGCACCTGGGTACGATTATACAAAATTATATCCTATAAAAAATATGAATATATACTATTGGCCAACATATTGGTTTAATTACACAGCCTATCGATTGGTAGATAGAATTTCTAAACAACCAATAAAATATAATTTTGCTTGCATGAATAATATAGCAAGGCCACATAGAATCGAAATTATAGACAAAATAAAAAGTAAAAATTTGCATAATAATGCATTTCTAACTTTTCATAAAGGATGGACAGATATCGATAAGCAATATAGTTTACCTATGCAATATTTAAGATCAAGATTTGATGTTGTATTAGAAACATCTGTAGAGAGAATTTTTATTACAGAAAAGACCGTTAGACCTTTACTTTGTAGCAAACCTTTCATTACATTTGCTGCACCAGGATTCAATAAATTTTTACAATCTCTAGGATTCAAACCATACACTGGAGTAGATTATAGATATGACGAAGATGTTGACAACAGGGTTGATCTTTTTATAGAAAGTATTGAAAATTTTCCTAAAGAAATTGATCAAAAAGAGATTGACTACAATAAAAATTTAGTATATAACATTATTAAAAATAAATCACTTGTTCCGCAATTTTATTTGGATGTCATTGCTAGAATGCCGGAAAATGAAATTAAACATATACAACAAAACAGATTGAATAAAATACTATGTTAGCGCTCTATTGTAACAAATATGTAAATACAGTATGTTAAGAAATGATCTCAAAGAAGAATACAGATTATTTTACATGGTCAAGGGTCATCTTGACGCATCCCCTGAAACAGTTGTACAAAGTGCTGAAGGTTATTTCAAACGCCTTTGGTATGATGGTGCCGATGGCGCTCCTTTGTATGACTACAGTGAACAGTTTGAACAAGCATGGAAAGACAGACAAAATGGTTTCAAAGAAGATACAAGAACTTAGTAACGACGACTTGACGTATTTAGAAAAACTATTAGGCGAGCAATTTGCCAAAGAACTCGAAAGAGACAAAACTTGGGAACAAAAAAATAACTATCATCGTCCTGGTGAAAAGAAAAATAGAATCCTTCGATGTATAAATGCCATCCGTGCTCAACAAGATTACAAAAAAAGAACATCATTAAAGTGGTAATTACCTCTTGACTTTTTCCTTATAAACTGTATAATACAAATAAAGGAGAAGTCTTATGAGTGATCGAGTATATGGTTCTGAAGAAAAGCAAAAACTAGAACGCCTAGTTAATGAAGGTGTGACTGTGCTTCAAGAAATTGAAGACTTACAAGCAGGTTTAAAAGACACAGTAAAAGCAGTAGCAGAAGAACTTAACATTAAGCCAAGTTTAATCAACAAGGCAATTAAAGTTGCACAAAAAGGAGATTGGGATAAACACCAAGACGAGTTTGAAGATCTCGAAACACTTGTTGTTACTGTTGGTAAAGATAAATGATTAAATCTATAATTGATTTCTGTAAAGAAAGTTATAGACTTTCTCCACTAGCATTTTATTGCGAAATGGCAGAAACATTAATTTTAATTTCTGCAAGTGCTGTACTTACATTTACAGTGTTAGATCCAGCAACAGAGATTTTTATTCCGATGTATTTAATCGGAAGTATACTTGGAGTTATTAGCACTGTAATTCGTAAAGCAGCATTTGCAATAGTATTATGTGCATGGTTCGTTGTAATGAACTCAATAGCAATGGTGCAATTATTCTTGCTGTAATATATAATAATGAGTCGCTCACATTACGAGCATGTAGAAGGTCCGTTGGCCAGAAACAACGAAGGAGAATAAATGAGTTATGTAGATGCATTCTTTGACCGTGATCAAGATATCATTCGTGTTGTAGAACGCAAAGATGGAAAGCGACATTTCCACGAATATCAAGCAAAATATACATTTTATTATGAAGATCAAAGAGGCAAATACAAAAGTGTTTATGGAGATCCTCTTACACGTATTGTGTGTAAAAACACAAAAGACTTTCGAAAAGAAGTTGCTATTAACAAAGGCAAGAACTTGTTTGAAAGCGACATTAATCCAATCTTCCAATGTCTCAGTGAAAACTATCTTAACCAAGACGCACCTAAACTAAACATTGCATTTTGGGATATTGAGACTGACTTTGATCCAGAGCGAGGCTTTGCTCCGGTAGAAGATCCGTTTATGCCGATCACTGCTATCACTGTATGTTTACAGTGGCTAGACAGTGCGCTAATTACACTTGCTGTTCCGCCTAAAGGTATGAAGCATGAAGATGCTGTTGCTATGTGTAAAGAACGTTGGGGAGACGAAGTAATACTTTTCACTAACGACAAAGACGGTGACGGCGAACGTCAGATGTTGCTAACTTTTTTGGATTTACTTGAAGATGCAGATGTACAAAGTGGTTGGAACTCAGAAGGCTATGATGTTCCTTATACTGTAAATAGAATCAAACGTGTATTAAGTAATGACGATTGCAGACGCTTTTGTCTTTGGGGGCAAATGCCCAAGAAGCGTGAATATGAAAAATTTGGTAAAACGTCAGAAACATATGACTTTGTAGGTCGTGTGCATTTAGACAGTCTTGAACTGTATCGCAAGTACACATATGAAGAAAGACACACTTATCGACTAGATGCAATTGGTGAAATTGAAGTAGGCGAAAACAAAACTGTTTATGAAGGTACACTTGATCAATTGTATAATCAAGACTTTGAAACATTTATCGAATATAATAGACAAGACGTTGCACTACTTGACAAACTAGATAAGAAATTACGTTTTATCGATCTAAGCAACACAGTTGCACACGAAAACACTGTGCTACTGCAAACAACTATGGGTGCGGTTGCTGTTACAGAACAAGGCATTATTAACGAAGCACACAACAGAGATCTACGTGTTCCTAATCGTCCAAAACGTGATGACGAAAACACACAGGCAGCAGGTGCGTATGTTGCGTTTCCTAAAAAAGGTGTACACAAATGGATTGGCTCAATGGACTTAAACAGTCTGTATCCAAGTGTGATTCGTGCATTGAACATGGCTCCAGAAACTATCATAGGGCAAATACGTCCAGAAATAAGTGAAGCTCGTGTTACTGAAGATATGGGGCTAAAGAAAAAGTCATTTGCAGGTAGTTGGGAAGGTCGCTTTAGTACAGAAGAATATGAAGCAGTCATGGATCAACGTAAAGATGTTGCACTAACAGTTGATTGGGAAGATGGTCGTTCAGATGTATTAAGTGCTGCTGAAATACATAAACTTGTTTTTGATTCAAACATGCCTTGGATGCTAAGTTCAAACGGTACTATTTTTACTACAGAGTTTGAAGGCGTTATTCCTGGTATCCTAAAGCGTTGGTATGCAGAACGCAAAGATATGCAAAAGATGCTTAAGAAAGCAAAAGAAGCAGAAAACGAAGCAGAAATTGAATACTGGGATAAACGACAACTTGTTAAAAAAATTAACTTGAATAGTTTGTACGGTGCTATTTTGAATCCAGGTTGTAGATTCTTTGATAAACGTATTGGCCAATCAACTACCCTTACTGGTCGTACTATTGTTAAGCACATGAGTGCAGAAGTAAACAAAGTAATTACAGGTGAATATGATCATGTCGGCGAAGCAATGATATATGGTGATACTGACTCTTGTTACTTTAGTGCATATCCAACACTACGTAAAGAAATTGATGCGGGTAATATTCCTTGGAGCAAAGACAATGTAATTACACTGTATGATCAAGTGTGCGAAGCAGCAAATGCAACGTTTCCAGATTTTATGATGCAAGCATTCCATTGCCCTAAGAGCCGCTCAGACGTTATTGCAGCAGGTAGAGAAATTGTTGCAGAGTCTGGCTTATATATTACTAAGAAGCGTTACGCAGCACTTGTGTATGACGTAGAAGGCTTTAGAAGCGACACAGATGGCAAGCCGGGCAAAGTAAAAGCAATGGGCTTAGATTTGCGTAGATCAGATACTCCGGTATACATGCAAGATTTTTTGAAAGAAATTCTTATGATGGTACTTCAAGAAAAAACTCAAAAAGAAATTCTTGATCGTATTACTGAATTTAGAAAAGAATTTTCAGAACGTCCAGGATGGGAAAAGGGTGCTCCTAAACGTGCAAACAAGATCGGACACTATCAGCGTCTTGAAGAAAAGCAAGGCAAAGCAAACATGCCCGGACATGTGAGAGCAAGTATTAATTGGAATACACTTAAACGTATGAATGGCGACAAGTATTCGCAGGAAATTGTAGATGGTATGAAGGTTATCGTATGCAAATTAAAACAGAATCCGCTAGGTTATACAAGTGTTGCGTATCCAACAGACGAATTGCGTATCCCAGAATGGTTTAAAGACTTGCCATTTGATGATGCAGCAATGGCAGAAACTATTATTGACAACAAACTAGACAATTTAATCGGTGTGCTAAACTATCCACTAGAAGATACAAAACAGCACACTACATTTAACAGTCTATTTGAATTTGGAGTATAATATGGAAAGTCCTATTAACAAATTACAACAACTAATGACAATTACTATGGAAGAATGTGGAGAACTTACACAACGTTGTAGTAAGATTATGCGGAAATACGCTACAACTAAATTAATTGAAGAAGATCAGCGTGTTAAATTGATGGAAGAAATTGGCGATGTGCAGTGTATGATCGAACTTATGATTGATCATGGAATTGTTACTCATGTTGAAGTTGCTGAACGTTCCAACAAAAAACGTGAAAAATTAAAAAAATGGAGTACTTTATTAAATGAGTGAAGAACAAAAACTTATTCTTATCACAGACTTTATAGAACAAAAGTTACGCAAAGAAAAAGAATTAGAGTATTATTTGGAAGAACTACAAAAATTACAAACTAAGATTGGATACTTGCGTAGAGAAGTCGACCTAACTAATACTATAATAACTATGATTAAACATGAACAGATTTATGATATTAAAGATAACATGTTAGCAAATAATGACGATAAACTTTTAGGGAGCAATGAAGAAGTATCTTAAAAGACTTTCTATAGCATTTAGTATTTTTATAAATGTTATACTTGGAGGCAGAATTAACCAAACATTTAGTGCAAGGAACTGGCAAAGAAAACGTGACAATAAAATAAATCTAGTGTATATTATTAATATAATATTTAGAAATAATGATCACTGTTGGGAAAGTTGGGTAAAATGGACAATAATAAATCATGCAATAAAAAAGTATGATGAAGAAATGGGTTTTAATAGAAAAAGGAGGCATTGGTACGAATGAAAGTAGGATTTACTTGTTCAACATTTGATTTGTTACATGCAGGACATGTACAAATGCTACGTGAAGCAAAAGAACAATGTGACTATCTTATATGCGGATTGCAAATGGATCCCAGTGTAGATAGGCCAGAGAAGAATCCACCTGTACAAACTATAGTGGAACGTTATACACAACTCAAAGGAGTGAGTTATGTAGATGAAATAATTCCTTATGCAACTGAACAGGACCTAGAAGATATCTTGACAATGTATCATATTGATGTTAGAATACTAGGTGAAGAGTATCGTGAAAAGGATTTTACTGGCAAGGATATTTGCAAGAAGCGGGGTATCCAGCTACATTTCAACAAAAGAGATCACCGCTTCTCAAGCAGCGATTTAAGAAAACGAGTATGCGAAAGGGAATCAAATGCATAAGGCGCAACAAGGATGATACGAGATACCGATCCAACACTTAATGAACTTAGAAAAATTTTTATAGAGAATGGGTTAGAATTTTATATCAAAAAAGAAAAGAAAGGTATTGTAAAAGTACACTTTATAATAAGAGAGGAAAAAGATGATGTGGACACTATTGATAATTAGTTCACTTGTAGATATTGATGAATATAAAGTTACAAAATTTAACGAGTATAATACACAGCAGCAATGCAGTATAAATGCAGCAGTTCTTGAAGCATTGTTTACAGAAGGAGAAAAGGCGGTATGCATAAATGAATAAGTTTATTTTTGATGTCGACGGAACACTAACTCCTAGTAGACAAACTATTGATCCTGAGTTTAACAAATTCTTTTTTGATTTTGTAACAACTAACGATGTTTATCTGATTACCGGTAGTGACAAAGATAAAACAGTTGAACAAATTGGAAATGTTTTGTTTAACACAGCAAAAGTTGTTTATAATTGTTCTGGTAATGATGTTTGGAGTCACGGTGTAAATGTAAAAACTAACGACTGGACGGCACCAAAAGAACTTATGGATTTAATGAATGGATGGCTACAAGCAAGTAATTTTCCTTTACGCACAGGAAACCATATCGAAGTACGTCCAGGTTGTGTAAACTTTTCAATTGTAGGGCGTAATTGCACACTAGGCGAACGTAAATTATATATTAAACACGATCTCGAAAGTAGAGAACGTGAAAGTATTGCTTATCAAATTAACACAGAATTTGAAAACATTACAGCAAAAGTAGGAGGAGAAACAGGTATTGATATCTATCCTACAGGTTGTGACAAATCACAAATTATTAATGATTTTAACGACCATGACAAACTAATCTTTTTTGGCGATAAACAAGAACCTGGTGGTAATGACGAACCATTATCAACTGCAATTGCCAAAAGAGGCAATGGTAAATCCTATCATGTCAAAGACTGGAAGGATACAATGGAGATCTTAAATGAAAGTTATGTTAACAGGCCATAGAGGCTTTATTGGAAGTCATTTACTAAAAAGACTTACAAAAAAACATAGTGTTGTAGGGTTTGATCTTAAGGACGGTTGGGATAGAGACAAACTTAACAACAGTCAAGATCTGACAACTTGTGAATTGAAAGAAGAATTTGATTTAATTATACACCTAGCAGGAAAAAGTGGTGTTCGTGAATCAATGAATGATCCTGCAGGCTATTGGCAAAATAATGTAGAAGTTACCAAAAGACTTTTAGAACGCTATCCAGATACACGTATGTTGATTGCAAGTTCTAGTTCAGCATATGAACCACATCTAAATCCATATGCAGCCAGCAAATATATTGTAGAAGAAGCAGCATCATGTTATTCAAATACACTATGCATGAGATTTCATACAGTGTATTCAGATATTCCACGCAAAGGAATGTTTATGCAAAAGTATCTAGACGGAGAACTTGAATATGTTACAAATCATTATAGAGATTTTATACATATTGAAGATGTATGTGATGCAATAGAATTGTGCATGAATAGCAAGTATAAAGGAGAAATTGATATAGGTACAGGACATCCTTTTCGTGTCCGTGACTTTGCAGAAGATTTGCCCATCCGTCTAAATACCCCAAATGAAAGACAATGGACTTGTGCAAATATGGAAAAAATTAAAACATTAGGCTTTAAACCTAAATACTCGATAGAAAAACTATTGACAAACAACACACTAGGCAATATAATAGAACTTAACAATGGAGAAACAGTATGAAAGATATCTTACAAGATGTTGTGTCGCACACACATAGTCTCGGCTTTATTACAACATTAAAAGTTGTAGCAGAACAAGAGACAAGTATTGAAAGTATGGCGGAAGATAGAAGTGTTGTACTTAGTGCTACAACACATTCGCCAGTGTCAGAATTTGTAGGTACATTTGGTATGCCAGATCTTAACAAACTTGCATATCATTTGAAGAACCCAGAATATCAAGATAAAGCAAAAATTGACGTAGTGCAAGAAGATCGGAATGGTGAAACTATTCCAACACACATTCATTTTGAAAATGAAGGTGGAGACTTCCAAAATGATTATCGCTTTATGAACAAAGCGATTATTGAAGAAAAACTAAAAAGTGTAAAATTTAAAGGTAGCACATGGGATGTAGAATTTCAACCAAGTGTTGCAGCAATTGCACGTATGAAACTAATGGCCGGTGCTCATTCAGAAGAACCTGTATTCCAAGTTAAGACAGAAGATGGAAATCTTAATTTTTACTTTGGTGACTTGAATACACATGCGGGTAAGTTTACATTCCAACATGATGTTGGCGGAAACTTACAACATACTTGGGCATGGCCAGTTGCGCAAACTATTTCTATTTTAGGGCTAGATGGCGATAAGAAAATTAGCATCACAGATCAAGGTGCTATGATGATTACAGTAGACAGTGGTATGGCCAAGTATGACTATATCCTGCCAGCACAAAGTAAATAATGAATACAAATTTAACTGCAACACAAAATGACTATGCTGTTTTTCTGCCCGCGTTGAGTGGCTTTTATGCTACTTACGTAGGCAAACAGCGTTTTGAAAACTATGTCGACCCTGCTAGAATACCTAGTAATTTAAATAATGGTGTTGAAAGTCTTAACTATCTAAATAAAGATCAAGGACAGTTTCAATATAAGTGGACATTATACTCAGCAGGACATGCTGACTTAGATACTACAAAACATGCACCTAAGGAAGATATGGTGCGTAACAGAGACAGAGCAAACACTTGGCTACTTGGCGACTCAGGTGGCTTCCAGATTGGTAAGGGTGTTTGGGAAGGTGACTGGAAAGATCCAAACTGTCCAAAGGCACAAAAGAAACGTGATGGCGTACTGCGTTGGATGGATGCTTATATGGACTACGGTATGATCCTTGATATTCCGGCATGGGTTGCACGTTCGCCTGCAGGTGCAAAAGCAACTGGCATTTCAACTTACCAAGAAGCAGTTAAAGCAACACGTATTAATAATGACTACTGGATGAAGCATCGTACAGGTGCTTGTAAGTTTTTGAACGTACTACAAGGCGAGAATCATGCAGACGCAGATGACTGGTACGATCAAATGAAAGACTACTGTGATCCTAAAAAATATGAAGATCATTTCAACGGATGGTCAATGGGTGGACAAAATATGTGCGATGTACACCTAGCACTTAAACGTGTTGTTGCGTTACGTTTTGACGGATTGCTTGAAAAAGGCAAACATGATTTCATGCACTTCTTAGGAACTTCAAAACTAGAGTGGGCTACACTGCTCACTGACATTCAAAGAGCAGTGCGCAAATATCATAACGAAAACTTTACTATTACATTTGATTGTGCTTCGCCTTTCCTTGCAACTGCTAATGGACAGATTTACTGTGAACTAGAAACAGAAGATAGAAGCAAGTGGGTATATAGAATGGTACCTAGTATCGACGACAAAGCACTTGCAAATGATACAACTGCTTTTGGACAAGCTTTTGTTAGAGAAGGAAAACATCCTAGTTTCTTAGATTCGCCTATAACAACAGGACTACAAGCAAAAGAAATTTGTATATACGGTCCGGGCGATCTAAATAAGATCGGTAAAGAAGGAAAAACTTCATGGGATAGTTTCTCGTATGCAATTATGATGGGTCACAATGTATGGATGCACATTAATGCTGTACAAGAAGCAAACCGTCAATATGACGCAGGTATTATTCCTAATATGTTGATACAAGAAAAATTTGATAGAATTGCGTTTAGAGATGTTGTTGATGCAATTTTTGAAACTGATGACAGACAAAAAGCCGAGGCTGTCATTTTAGAATTTTCTAGATACTGGGATAGTATTATAGGTACTAGAGGCAATACAGGCAAGCGTATTGTAAATGCTCAAACGCAATTTAACAATCTATTCGAGGAATTGTAATGATGGGACATGAAGAACATTTAGTCGAACTGAAAAGAAAGCACAGAAAACTAGATGAAGAAATTATTGAACTTGAAAAATCATACATTGTAGATGACGCAATTAGGAAATTAAAAACAAAAAAACTTTGGTATAAAGACGAAATACACAGACTGGAGAATATCATTGCGCTCGGAAAAAGAACTTAGATTAGAAGCATTAGAAATGGCTTTAGAAGAAATTGAAAAAATCATTGACAGTATGCATAAAAACAATTATACTAATGAACAAATAAATGAGTACAATAAAAAACGTTGGGACATTTGGAACGAGATGTATAAGGTTAAAAATGGCAAAAGTTGAAGAAACAGTAGCAGCCCTAAAGGGTATTCCTACAAAAGATGAATTAGTTGCGCTATTAGAAAAAGAAGTAGTTGAAGTAACTTTTAACAAATTAGACGGCACTGAAAGAGTGATGCCTTGTACTCTTATGCCGTCTTTCTTTCCAGACCCAAAGAAAGATACAACACAAAAACATGAAAAAAATGTTGTTGTATGGGCTATTGAATCAAACGGTTTTAGAAGTTTTAGATATGATCGTGTTAAAAAAGTAGAAGTTCTTCAATATGGTAACGGCGGCAACGAATGGGAGGCTCAATATTAATGAATAGAGATTATGCTACAGGTTCAGCAGATGATGCTGTTTACTTCATTGGTAACGAAGTAGAACGTACACCTGCATTTGGTTTAAAAACTTTGTTTATTACAGGCAAACAGCCTTTAGAAGAAATCAAGGGCATTGCTAATTTGAATAAAATTAAGCATTTGTTTTTTGGTGCTAATCATAGTTTTAATCCTGATACAGATGAAGACTGGGAATGGTGGGAATCAATGATCAAGGATTGTCTAAATGAAGACTATTATTGCAGTTTAGATATTCCTATTGCACTTGCAGAAGCATTTCTAGAAAGTGGTTTAACAGAATACGAAAATTTTATTCCGCAACTAAGAGTTCCTATTCCATATATCAAACTATGGAATTATAACACTATGTTGAAAATTGATGATAAAGATTTTAAGGCAACTAATCCAGGTGTTTGGTGTCATAGTTTACACGACTTAATGGATAGGAAAAAATTTACTGACTGGTCTAATTATGGATCTGATGAAATTATCGAGTTGACAAGTATTGAAAATGGTACTATAGTAAATGAGTAGAGACAAAGAACCTAAGCGTTATTATGATTGGATGCTTTGGAAAATGCGACAGGAAGATAAAAAATTGAGTATTTCACACAGATTAGAAAATGCAAAACGTAGTATTTGGGTAACATTCCGTAAAGAAGGTATCCATCTTTATCCTGCGGCAAAAGACGATCCAGCACTAGCAACAGGTGGCTGGGATGACGTAAGTTTTTTAGGTGTGGCTCATAGACACATCTTTCATTTTAAGGTACAAATTCAAGTTACACATAATGATCGTGACATTGAATTTATTCAGTTCAAGCGTTGGCTAGAAAGTCTTTATGACGACAAGGTTATTGAACTAAATCACAAGTCGTGCGAAATGATCGCAGATGACTTGTACACACAGATTAACGCAAAGTATCCCGGCCGCTTTGTTGTTATTGATGTCGCCGAAGATGGCGAAAATGGCTGTCAAATTGTTTACCCATAGTAAAAAGGAATTAGGTAAATGACTATTAAGTTCAATCGTGACGCTTATACAAAAGTGTTTAATGATTTGGATAAGTTCCGCGACTATTGTCGCTTTGAAGGTAAAGTCTTTAACGAGGCTGATTTGTATAAAAAAGATGCGCCTATTTGGCAATCTTATATTAAATATCAAAATTATTTACGTGCTAAGTCACGTAACGCAAGTCGAAGTTTTAACAATCGGAGACATTAATGACAATTTATATTGTAGATATTGAAGCAGTTGATACACGCTACACTAAGCAATGGAAAGATTACCTTCCAAAGCAACTATCACGATCTACAAACGAAAATGTAAAAGTCATCAGTGGTGGCGAGACGCCTCAGGCAACAACGCCTGGGGCATTTCTCAATTTTGGCGGAACCAATGTTTACAAATCAAAACAACTAGAAATCATAGGCGAAATGTTTTGTAAAGGGCAAATTCAAAATGGAGATTATTTCTTATATACCGATGCTTGGAACCCTACTGTTATTCAGTTACGTTATATGGCAGAACTCTTGGACGTTGATGTTAGCATCGGCGGGCTTTGGCATGCTGGTAGTTATGACCCTCATGACTTTCTTGGCAGGTTGATTGGAGATAAGCCCTGGGTAAGACATGCTGAAATGTCAATGTTTGAATGTTATGATGATAACTTTTTTGCAACTGACTTTCATATTGAAATGTTTGCAGATACATTAGGTGAAGATTATCAAGTTGATATAGATAAAACACATCGTGTAGGTTGGCCTATGGAATATTTACGTAGCAGTTTAGATCAATACAAAGGTATGGAGAAGCGTGATCTAATTCTTTTCCCGCATCGTATTGCTCCAGAAAAACAAGTTGATATATTCCATGATTTAAAACAACAACTACCCGAATATGAATTTGTTGTATGTCAAGAGCAAACGCTTACTAAAAATGAATATCACAACTTGTTAGGAGAAGCAAAACTTGTGTTTAGTGCTAACTTACAAGAAACACTAGGTATCAGTTGGTACGAAGGCGCTCTAGTAGATGCTATTCCTATGGTACCTGATAGATTAAGTTATTCAGAAATGGCATTGCCCGAATTTAAATATCCTAGTCAATGGACTGAAGATTATAGTGCATATAGAAAACATAGAGGAGACATTGCTGCCAAGATTGTTGACTATATGGAAAACTACGATGACTATCTTATAAGTTTAGAAAAACAGCGCACTAAACTTAACAAAGAATTTTTTGACGGAACCGAACTATACAGGAATATTGCAGATGGGTAATGATGATGATATTATTTTTGGTACAAGTACAGACCACACATATTCAACTAGTATAAGTGATATCACAACAGCAACTATAGACATTATTTCTGACGAAGATTTAACATTTAATATATCAGACATTAATATTAATAATGCCAGTACTATTAGTGATGGTAATTTAACCATCACAATTGATGATACACACTGGAGTGACAATATTACTTGGGAACAAACTGAATTTGTAGATACAATGCCTTCATTAAATAAAATTAAAGATATGTGTCAACATTATCCCGGTTTAGAAAAAGCTTTTAAAAACTTTGAATCAATTTACAAAATGGTTCATCAAGACTATAAAGGTAATCACGAACCAGAAGCAGAGGTACCATTTTAATGCAACATCCAATTGAAGAATGGATTAGACGTATAAATGCAATGAAAGATTTGTGTATACAAGCACATCGTATTCGTAATGAATTTGCTGAAATTAGTTATAAACAATATGACGAATCTACTTGTAGGCACTTACTAGAACAAGTTCAATCAATGGCTGCTGGTATTGCAAACGAACAAATTACTGATATAAAAACTGAAATGGATGAGTGGAAAAAGAATGATTAAGAAACATTATTATTCGTGGCAAGACGTAGAAAAGATGTGTGCAAGTATTGTCATGCAGATGTATAAAGATAATTGGCGTCCTGATTACATTGTAGGTATTACACGAGGTGGTAACATTCCTGCAACTATTATTTCTAACATGACTGGTATTCGTTGCGAAGCACTAAAGGTTAGTTTGCGTGATGACAATGAAGGTTACGGAAACGAAAGCAACTGTTGGATGGCAGAAGATGCATTTGGATATGAAGATATGAAAATTCAAACTCATAATCAAGACATTCAAGCAAGTGCAGGTGTTGATATTATTACTATTGAAAACAAAAGTAATATTCTTATTGTAGACGATATTAACGACACTGGTACAACATTTAACTGGATTGTAAAAGACTGGACTAGTGGTTGTTTACCCGATCATGATCGATGGAACAGAGTTTGGGACCAAAACGTTCGTTTCGCAACTTTAACTGAAAATTTAGCAAGTGACTGCGGATTAGTTCGTTATTACGCACACGAAATCAATAAAGCAGAAGAAGATGTTTGGTTAGTTTATCCTTGGGAGAATGTAAGTGAGTACTGAATATAAAGAATATAAATGCAAGTATAAAGCAGAATGGCCTGTAGACAAATTTGGCAGACTTGGTGGAATGTATAGCATGGCAGATCTTCCGGTTAATGCATATGTCGAACTAGAAAGAGAAGGTGTTCTATTATCTCAAGATAGCAAAAGAGAACTGTACGAAATTAAAGATGCTGAGAAACAATTTATCAAACGTGTAGTTCCTTTTAGTGATGTAACAGATATTGAAGAAATATCTTGACAAAAACCTAAATACATGGTATATTAAATTAATAGACATCCTCGTCTATAACTCGGAGAAATAAATGACAAAAAGTTTAGAACTAAAACAACGATTAGAAGATGCTGGTAAACGTTACTGGGCTGGCGATAACATATCATATGTTATGCAAAAAGGTGACAAAGAAGCCCTTATAGAAGAACTTACACCTAAGTTCGAAAGCGTTCTTGAAAGTCTTTGTATTGACATTGTAAATGATCCTAATTCAAAGGATACAGGCAGACGTCTAGCAAAAATGTATATAAATGAAATTATGGCAGGACGTTATGATCCTAAGCCTGATGCAACAGCATTTCCAAATGATTCGGAAGACCGTTATGAAGGTATGCTAGTAGTACGCAGTGAACTTAAATCAATGTGTTCACATCATCACCAGCCTGTTGTTGGCACTGCATACATTGGTATTATTGCTGCTGAAAAATTAATTGGTCTTTCTAAATATACACGAATTGCACAGTGGTGTGCAAGACGCGGCACACTGCAAGAAGAACTTGCAAATGATATTGCACGTGAGATTCAAAAAGCGACAGGTGCCGAGCACTTAGGTGTATACATTCAAGCAACACACGGCTGCTGCGAGAATCGCGGAATTATGGCACATAGTTCACTTACACAAACAACTGTGCTAAGAGGTAGTTTTAAAGATGATCCTACAACTAAGAAAGAGTTCTTTGACAACATCAAACTACAACAGGAATTTGCTTGCTAATGTTTGAAATTAATTATTCTTTTACACAACCTTATAACACTACAACCATTTTTAATCTGCAACTTAAATACGATCTAGCAGAAAGATTTATCAAGGCAAAAGCAGAATGGCAAGGTTAATTGCATTTGGTTGTAGTTTGACATACGGTGATAATTTAAAAGATATATGGCCGCACAATGAAGAGCCGAGCAAACTTGCTTGGCCTTCTGTTGTTTCTAAATTGTTAAATTTAGAATGCATTAACAAAGGAATGAGTGGTTATTCAAATAAAGAAATACTTAACGACTTGTTGACATTTGAATACCAAGAAGGTGACACAGTTATTTGTTTATGGACATTTCATAACAGACATGCAATACTAACTGACGAAATATCAATGAATTCAGTACAAGTAAAGATGTGGGGTATGAAAGGCGATAAAGCAATTAAATCATATTTTAAAAATCTTTATACAGATTATGATTCTAATTGGACAACTAACTTATACATGAGAGTAGCAAAATCTTACTTAGACGAGCATAACATAATCAATTACCATGCTAATGCAAAACCTTGGCACTTTCAACACGAAAAATGGAATAACATAGATTTTATTGCAGTAGAAGACATTGATACTATGAGAAGAAGAAAAGATAGTGATTTGGCAAAAGACAAACGTCATCCAGGTTACGGAGTGCATAAAGAGTTTGGTACAAATATTGCAAATTATATAAAGGAACAGACACATGAAATTACGTTACAGTGAAGCATTTTATAGTGTACAAGGTGAGGGTAAATACGTAGGAGTACCTAGCGTATTTTTACGTACATTTGGTTGCAACTTTCGTTGTATGAATTTTGGCTTACCAAAAGACAAGAATCGTTGGGAACAACACGCAGAAGGCAATCGTTACAATCCAGAAGTAAAGGCACTACTTGACGCAGGCGTACACGAAACTACAGAAAAATTTGAAGATTTACCTATTATTCACACAGGTTGTGATACATATGCTAGTATCTATCCAGAGTTTAAACACTTTAACAAACTTGCAGAAGTAGACGAAGTTGTAGATCATTTGATTAGTTTATTGCCGGAAGGCAAATGGACACAAGATAATGGACAAGATATTCATTTGATTATGACAGGCGGTGAACCATTACTTGCATGGCAACGACTCTACGTAGAGTTGTTTGAACATCCGAAAATGAAAGATTTAAAAAATGTCACGTTTGAAACAAACACTACACAATTTTTACATGATGATTTGTTCAATTACATCAACAACAATGACAGAATTGAATGGACATTTAGTTGTTCTCCTAAGTTATCCGTCAGCGGAGAAACTTGGGATTCAGCTATCAAACCTGACGTCTTGCGTGATTACGCTCGTTGTGACAGCAGTTCTGTGTATCTTAAATTTGTTGTTGCTGATATGGATGATGTTGATGAAGTTAGTAGAGCAGTTAGTGAATATCGTTCAGCGGGTGTGGAATGCCCTGTCTATCTTATGCCGCTTGGCGGTCGCTCGGAAGGGTACAACATCACGGTACAAGAGGTGGCGAAGCTCTGTATGGAACGAGGCTGGAGGTTCACTCCAAGACTCCACATTAGCCTATTCGGAAATGCCTGGGGAACATAAGGAAATTAGTAAGTACGCTAGTGGGATAGTCACTGAAGAACAATACAAAAAACTAAGGAAACACTTATAATGGGATGGTGGAATAAAATTGTTAGAGACAAAAAAGCCGAAGAAGAAAAGGCAAAGTTTGAAAAAGAAAAACTCGAGTTTCTAAAAAAGAAAGATCCAAAAGAATATGCAACAAAAAGAAAAGAGCCATGGGTAAGTGTTTTAGATGTGCAAGTGAATGAAGAAAATATTCGTAACGGATTCTTTGAACTAGATTGGAATGAATATTTTATTAAACAACTTTTAGAAGCAGGTTATGGAACAGATGTTGATCCTGAAGAAGAAATTGTTGATAGATGGTTTAAAGATATTGTTTACAATATGCTTGTAGATGAAGGTTTAGATACAGACAGAGGTGCAGGCTATATTAATGTTGTACCTATAGATAAAGGAAGAAGTGAAGTATCATAATAGTGCATGACGAATGAAATAGAAGATTTATACAAAAATTTTTGTGTCCATCCTTTTGTTAAAATGTTTGTGACAACAACAGGGCATATGAAAGCCTGTTGTTATGCAAAACAATTAGATTCAGACGATATTAATATTCTAGGCAAGGATGTCGATGAAGTATGGAACAGCAAGACTTTACAAAAATTAAGACACAAATTCAATCAAAGAATCATCCCTAAAAATATCTGTAAAAGTTGTATTGAAAGTGAAGAACAGGGAATCATTTCAAACCGACAGTATGAAAATCATAAATGGAAATCATTAGCCGATTATTATTATAAAAATGCCCATACAGTTGTTCCTAGTCCTCTGAGTTTTGATTTGAGAATGAGCAACGAATGTAACTTGCAGTGCGTGATGTGTAACCCTACATTGAGCAATCAAATTGCAAAGAACATGCTAGAATATAATAAATTCGGCAAAAGCAATCCTTATACCAATAGTAAAGACCTAGAAGTTCTTTCTACATCATCTAATAATTTCAACCAGCGATTTGTTGACCATATACTTGAAAATGCAAAAAGAACTCAAGAGATTATGGCAGTCGGCGGCGAGCCGTTTGTGATGAAGGGATTTACATCTTTGATAGAAGAATTAGTGAATAGAAAAGAAAGCGGTCATATAAAGGTACACATAATTTCAAATGGCACAATTATCAAAGAATCATGGATAGAAAAATACCTTACAAAGTTTAAGCATGTAAACTTATCAATAAGTTTGGATGCTACTGGAAAAGTTTTAGAATATGTTCGATACCCTAGTTCTTGGTCTGCATTGGAAAGCAAGATTTTAAGATCTAAAAAAATATGCGACCAATATGAGAATTTTCAAATTACCTTAGAGCCTACAATACAATTGCTAAATCTAAAAGATTTGCCAAATTTGCTTGACTTTATTAAACAAAATAAGTTTCCTTTTAATACAACATTTTTAGATTGGCCAGAGCCATTACATTTTGCCAACTCACCCATTGATTACAGAATTGAAATTGTAAAAAAAATTGAAACTTTCTTACCAGAGTTAAAAACTTTAAACCTAATAGACGACTACAACTGGTTAGATTGGATTAAAACGGAGCCACAAAAAACTTTATCAGATAAACAACGTGATTATTTTAGATACATGTTGGATTATTTTGACAGTACAAGAGCAACAAAATTCTTAGATCTTTATCCTGAATTTGGTTTTTTAAAAGATTGACATTTGGGTGTTTGTGTGTTATATTATTAATAGTTAATAATGCAATAGAGGCACAACAATGAACACACAAACTTATGCGAAAGTACTTAGCGAAGTAATACAATCTAATCGATATGCTAAACTAATAGCAAGTGTAGGCGATCAACTTAATGATCGTAAGGATCGATTTGATAAAGCAGACATTATTGAACAATCTCTAGAAGTTTATACACAAGGACGTCTACAATGGGTAGACGATATTGGTAGAGATCATCATGATGTTAAAACAGGTTTAGATTTAGAATTTAAATATATGGCAAATGGTCTGTTTACAAAAACAGGCAAAGAAAAAGCATTTATCAAAGTAAAACTTAAAAACAGTTTAGGTAAGAACAAAGGTGTAGAGATTGAAAATCCTGCAGATTTTTACCTACTAGGGCAACAAGATAGTATTGCAATTATTAGCGGTAAAGACATAAAACAATATCTAGTTGCAGTGCCAGATGGCATTGAAGCACATATTCCATTTAGTGCAGTAGAATTTGTTTTTTCTAAGATTAAACCTAATAATCTAGTAGAAGTTTCTTATAAAGATCAAAAACGTGCAATGCAAAGAGCATTAATCGAAAGTATTTGATAGTTAATTGCAAAATGATAAATAGTTATGTAGACAGTAAACGCTTAGGCAAATTCTGTTTACCCAAACGCATAGAGCAATGAAGGAGATATACTATGGCGACACCAGAAATCGCAGGCACCTCAACGGTGACAGGATTCAACAATCACGGAACAATTAATTTAAGAGAATACGGATTTGAACATATCCGTCAGCAAAAAAATGCTGAGTTCCAACATTTTACATTTTTAGATTTAGATACAGTCGACGAAACCAATCCAGATCTTTGGAATATGTCGATTAGACAAGAGCAGAATACAGAGGAGCGTATCGAAAGTATTCAGGCTAGTTTTTTCTACCACGGCTTTTCAACAAAGTATGCACCGCCATGTTATGGCACAGATGGCAAGTTTAGAGACGGTAGAGGTCGTGTAATTGCAGCAAAACGCAACGAAGAAAAATGGCTCCCAGTAGCAGTATATGATTACGAAGACGATAGTGAACGTAACTATGTTACTAACGGACTTATTGCTAACGAGCACCCTCCGGCAGTTCCTACACTTAGAAAAGACTTTGAGACAGCAGGAATTGAGCTTTGTAGATTGGGAGAATTAAAACCTATCTCAGAAGAAATCGAATGGTGGTTATATAACGATGTAGATATTGAAAAGTTTTTTAATAACAAGAGCGGAAACATTACAAAAATCATCAATAATATTATTTCAGGATATGAAGCAGGACAAGATTTAGGACTTGTTAGAACACAAAATCGCAAAGGCTGGGAAGACTGGTGTAAAAGTAGTGGATTTGATATAAACAATAAAAGCAGAATTCTTGTAAGTGTAGATAACGATACATACCCGTTACGAACATTTTCTCATATTTTAGATGCATGTAATAAAAAGTTTGACCCAGTTGAAATTATATTGTTTACAAATTCATACAATCCTAAAAAAGCAAGAGATGGTGTAAGAAACTTCGAAAAAACACTTGAATCTTTATACAAGTTGTCGTATAATATGATAACTACGTCAATTTTTGAAAAGATTGGAATGACACTAAGCAAAGTAGGCGACGAACGTCCGTGGAAAATACTAGGTGCAGTTCCGCAGATTAAAGATAGACATGCACTAGAAGGTGACAAATTAGTAGACACAAAGGACTATTAATGACTTATAAAGTTTACAACCAGGATTGTATTTCTGGTATGCGTGAACATATAGCAGATGGATCAGTGGATTTGATATTCACTGATCCTCCTTATGGCATCGAAGGAGATAAACTTGATGTTGTTTATCACAGAGATGAAAGCAATGTAGTTCCAGGTTATGTAGAAGTTCCATTAGAAACATACGATACATTCAGCAAAGAGTGGATTTCAGAGTGTGCTAGATGTTTACGACCAGGTGGTAGCATTTATATTGTAAGCGGATATACTAACCTACACCATGTATTGAACGCACTACACGCAACAGACTTACAAGAAATTAATCATATAATTGCAAAGTATTCATTTGGTGTAAGCACTAAAAAGAAATGGGTAAGCAGTCACTATCATGTGTTGTTTTGGCAAAAGCCAAATAGAGGTAAACAAAAACGTACATTTAATACAAACGTATATTACTCAGATCAAAAAGACAGTTATCATGATAGATTAACTGTACAAGATATGCCACGTGATTACAAGCCAGGTCAAATAAAAAACAAAAATCAATTGAGTGAAGACTTTATTGAAAAATTTGTTTTATACAGTAGTAACAGAGAAGAAACTGTAATGGATCCGTTCTGTGGCGGCTTTACAACTGCACGTACTGCATTACGTTATGGTAGAAACTTTATCGGCTTTGAATTAAACAAAAATGCATATGATGCATTTTTACCCACACTAGATCAAATTACTCCAAAAGATGATCCTATTCCAATCGATCCTAGTCCAGAAGAACTTGCAAAGCGTAACAAAATGCGTGAAGGCTGGGCAAACAAAAGAGCACAACGTAAAGCAGAACTAGACAATGATTTATTTGAGGTTGACAATGGCTAAACTAGTTGCAAAGAATATGATTATAACAAAAAACAAAGATTCGATGGCATTTGCTGTAAGTCGTAAACATAACCGTGTAACTATTGATTGTTATAAAGATTATAAATTTGATCAAACGATTGAAACAGATCTTGACAAAGGCACAGAATTGTATTATAATGCTATTAGTAATGAAGGATATGAAGAGGCTTTTTAATGGCAACCTATGTACTAGTAGACACACTTAACACATTCTTTCGTGCTCGTCATGTTGTGCGTGGCGACATCGATACTAAAGTCGGTATGGCACTACACATTACACTTAACAGTGTAAAGAAAGCATGGCGTGACTTTGACGCAGATCATGTTGTGTTTTGTTTAGAAGGACGCAGTTGGCGTAAGGACTATTATGAGCCTTACAAACGTAATCGCAAAGAACACCGAGATGCAATGAGTCCACGTGAAGCAGAAGAAGATAAAATCTTTTTTGAAGTGTTTGACGACTTTAAACAGTTTGTAGATACAAAAACAAACTGCACTGTGTTACACAATTCTGTACTAGAAGCAGACGACTTAATTGCAGGCTGGATACAAAATCATCCCAACGACAAACATATTATTATTTCAACAGACGGTGACTTTGCACAACTTATTGCTCATAATGTACAACAGTACAACGGTGTGAGCAACACAACTATTACATACAAAGGCTACTTTGACGATAAAGGTCATGCGGTAGTTGATAAGAAAACGGGTGAAGCAAAGGCTGCTCCTGACCCTGAATTTATGTTGTTTGAAAAATGTATGCGTGGTGACACTAGTGACAACGTGTTTAGTGCATATCCAGGTGTACGCAAAAAAGGCACAAAGAACAAAGTAGGTTTGTTAGAAGCGTTTGCTGACAAAGACACAAAAGGCTTCAACTGGAACAACATGATGTTACAACGTTGGGTAGATCATGAAGGTGCAGAACATCGTGTGCTAGATGATTACAACCGCAATGTTACATTGTGTGATCTTACAGCACAACCAGATGATATTAGAGAACAAATTGATACGACTATTCAAACTGTAGAATCTAAAAATATTTCACAAGTAGGCATGCGCCTTATGAAATTCTGTGCAAAGTGGGATATGCAACGTGTAGCAGATCAAGCAGCAACATTTGCAGAACCTTTACAAGCGAGGTATATTAAATGACAATGAATGTAAAACCAGTATTAAAAGATAAATTTTGGATTGTTGAGGATGAAGGCATCCGTATAGGTACACTTACTAAAGACGAAGATAAATTTATCTATACAAAAAAAGGCGTAGTTACATTTCATAGTGAAACACAAATTAAACAAGAATTTGGCAAAAGTTTCTTAACAGCAAAAATTACAACACCCGATGTAGATGAAGACACAAGAGAAATACACGGCTTTCCTACAAAAAACAAACCTTATAACAGTATGTTTGATATAAGCAGAAACTTGCCGCTTTTTACAAAAAGTGAAAAATCTAAAAGTGTATATTGTGCAGGATACTATCTAATTAAATTTAACAAAAACTGGTTAAAAAGTTTTTGCCCTAAGTTAATTACACTTGAGCGAAATAAGTATATGGGTCCATACAAAACTGAATTAGAAATGAAATTAATGTTAAGCAATGTCAACAGAACCTCTTAATACACAACCTATACAGCAATTTATTAAACAAGTACAGGCTGCTGAGAATAGTAGAGCCAAGGATTTGCGTTTAGATATTACTACTGCAAAAAACTTGGCTTTTACTATGGGCATTGTAATGTCTAGATTACAAGGCGACATGGAAAAATATGTAAAAGAAAACAGCGGCGGACTCGGAGATCAGGTAATAAAAGTTGATATAGACGCCGGAACTGGTTGGTAAAAAGATAAATATATACGTAGTTTTTAAAAGGATACGTATATGTCAAGACCAAAGCCTACAATACTGTTAGAATTTACAAATAGTGCAACGTACAAATGTGAGCAAATTTTAGATGCAGATGCAATCTGGGCAGTATTCTACGACGGCAAGCCTTTTAATTTAAAAAGTAGTAATTCAATTACAAACTATCCAGGTCCTAAGTATAAGAAAACAAGTTTTTCTAATCCAGGACATGCACATAATCTTGCAAAAAGATTAAATCAACAATTTAAAACAGATAAATTTGTAGTAATAAAGTTGACACAAGGTGAAGTTGTATCAGAATAGTACCGTTCTTTCTGCACAACCATTAGGTGGATATACGCTTAGTGAAGGACCTTACGAATGGATAGATAAATTAATTGATCATTGGAATAGATCTCGCCTTGTAATTGATCAAATGTCAGAAGCATTTCCTCTACATAACCACTACAAATATATTCACAATAAAATACCTAGAGGTAAACCTCTTTATATAATTACTAGCAATTTGTACGAACAAAAAAGATACAAAAGATGGTTCAAGGCACAAAGTCAATTTACAACACCTATTAATATAATTGCACAACCTGTTTGGGCAGAGCGTGTAAAAACTGATCATGTTCCTATTCCAATTAAAGAATACAACAATACAAGAAAACATTTGTTTAATTGTTTAAACAGGCAAAATAGACAGCACAGATTAAGTATAATTATTAAACTAAAAAAACTAGGCCTTATAAAAAACAACCTTGTTAGTTATCCAGAGCACGAAGAATTAGAAAACAGTCCCCTTGTGGTTGATAGAAAAGATTTTGATGTAAACTGGGCTAACAATTTCAATAGAGATATTTTTCTTAACACATGGTTTAGTGTTGTAAATGAAACTTTCTTTAATGAAGATGCAATGTTTCATTCAGAAAAAATATTTAAAACTATTCTTGCTGCACATCCTTTTGTCATTGTAGGCAAAAATAATAGTTTAAAAAGTTTACATAAATTAGGATTTAAAACATTTAATAATTTCTGGTCAGAAGATTATGATAAAGAAATAGATCAAGAAAAAAGACTACAAAAGATTGTAGAAACTATAGATTATATCTGTAAATTAGATTGGCAAACTATTTGGCCTGATATAAGCAAAATAATAGAATACAATCAAGCATTCTTATTGCACAATAGATTTGCAGATTACGATTAAATACCATATGAAATGGAAAGAAGCATATACAAAGATATTTTTAAAACAAATAGGAGAAGCAGATTCTTCTAGTAATGTAAAAATACATTTGCCTATATGGTGGAAAAATACTAGAGAAAAAGACGAAGGCGGACTACGTTTAACTGATGAAGGATGGAATGTAGTACAAAGTATTGAACTAGCAAACTATGAGATACCTTTTCCGTTAGACATGCCTATCACAACACAAATTATAATTTGGCTGGATCATTTTATAGATTGTCCATATTACCTTACATCAAGAGCAGTGTACGTAACAAATGAAAAGAAAGCAGTCGAACTTACTCTTTTCTCAGGAGATATAAGAAAATACGGTTTAGCAAAAGCTTTAAAAAGATCAAAAAAAATAGAAAATAGTGGTTGACACTTTCTTGTTTGGTGCTATATTAGTTGTATAGGCACTGATTAACATTGAAAGGAATACACAGATGAGTGTTGCAGAAATTACACGTACTGTAAGCCCTAACAAGGCTAAATCACGAATTCAGCGAGCAATTGCTAAAAAACGTCCAATCTTCCTGTGGGGGCCTCCAGGTATTGGTAAATCCGAAATTGTTGAACAGATTCAAACTTCAACACCTAATTCATATCTCATTGACGTTCGTTTGTCACTTTGGGAACCTACAGATATCAAAGGTATGCCCTACTACAGTGCAAATGATAACACAATGAAATGGGCTCCTCCTGTAGAACTTCCAAGCGAAGAATTTGCTAAAAAATTCTCGACAATTTATTTGTTTTTAGATGAGTTGAACTCAGCGGCACCTGCTGTACAAGCGGCTGCATATCAACTTATTCTTAACCGTAAGGTTGGTACATATGTACTACCTGACAATGTAGTAATCATTGCGGCTGGTAACCGCGAAGCAGACAAAGGTGTTACTTACCGCATGCCTGCTCCGCTTGCTAACCGTTTTGTACACTTGGAACTGGCTGTTGATTTCAATGACTGGTTTGAGTGGGCTGTTGCTAACAAGATACACAAAGATGTAGTTGGTTATCTTCAGTTTGCAAAAAAAGATTTGTTTGACTTTGATCCTCGTAGTCCAAGTCGTTCGTTTGCAACACCACGAACATGGACGTTTGTGAGCGAATTGCTTGACGATGAAGATGATCAAGAAGTTATTACAGATCTTGTAGCGGGTTCGGTTGGCGAAGGACTTGCTGTTAAGTTTATGGCACACCGTAAAGTTGCATCGAGTATGCCAAATCCATCAGACATCTTAGATGGTAAAGTAAAAGAGTTGAACACAAAAGAAATCAGTGCCATGTATTCCTTGACTGTTTCACTTTGTTACGAACTTCAAGATGCAGATGCAAAAAATGATAAAAAGTTTGATGCTAAGGTGAATAACTTTTTGCGTTTTGCAATGGATAATTTCGATACGGAATTGGTTGTTATGGGTATCAAACTTGCTCTTACTCAATACAGTCTTCCAATCGATCCAGATGCTGTTGAGTGTTTTGATGAGTTCCATGATCGTTATGGAAAGTATATTAAGGCAGCACAACAGTAAGTGTGCCACAGGAATGGGCAGGGTATATACTCTGCCCATTTTTTCTTTTTAATGGTTGACAAAAAACTTAAATATGTTATATTAAATATAGGCACTGATATAAGAGGAATGACATGTTAGATTTTTTACCGCAATACGTTGCAATGCAAATGTCTACAGACAAGACTGCAAGTAAACTTAAAAATTGGCAACCTGATCTAGATATTACAGAAGATGCTCTTTCTGTGATGCGTGAAGAAGTATTAGATCGTATCATTGTTGCACGAGTAGGTTTGCTACTCCGTCATCCATTTTTTGGTAATATGGCAACACGTCTTAAAATTGTTGCTGCTGACGACTGGATTCCGACTGCCGCTGTAGATGGTCGTAATTTGTATTTTAACACTCAATTCTTTAATGCAATGGATAATAAAGAAATTGAGTTTGTAATTGCACACGAAATTCTACACTGTGTATTTGATCACTTAGGTCGTAGAGATGATCGTCATCCTATGCTTTATAATATTTCAGCAGATTATATTGTTAACAATTTACTTGTTCGCGATCGTATTGGTGTTAAACCCAGCATCGTTGATTGTTTTCAAGACTTTAAATACGAAGGGTGGACTTCGGAAGAAGTATACGATGATCTGTTTCCAGAGTTTGAAAAACAAGGCCAAGAATTCCTAAAACAATTAGGAGAGATGCTAGACGAACACCTTGATTTAGAAGGAGATGACGGAGACGAAGAAGGCGAAGGTAAGGGTAAAGCACCTAAATATTCAAAAGAAGAAATGAAACAAATTCGTGACGAAATCAAAGAGAGCATGATTTCAGCAGCAAATGCCGCAGGCGCTGGTAACACTCCGGGCGAAATTGCAAGAATTATTAAAGACCTTACTGAGCCTAAAATGAACTGGGGTGAAATCATCCGTCAGCAAATCCAAAGCACCGTAAAAAATGATTTTACATTTATGCGTCCTTCACGCAAAGGCTGGCATACTGGTGTTATTTTGCCAGGCATGAACTTTCAAGAAACTATTGATGTTTGTATTGGTGTTGACATGTCAGGCTCCATTGGAAACGAACAAGCAAACATTTTTCTAAGCGAAGTACAAGGCATTATGGACCAATTCAAAGATTACAATATTAAATTGTGGTGCTTTGATACTAAAGTATACAATGAACAAGATTTTAGTGCCGATTGCGGCGAAAGTCTCACCGACTACGAAGTTATGGGAGGCGGTGGCACTGACTTTGATGCTAACTGGACCTACATGAAAGCAAACGATATTACGCCTAAGAAGTTTATTATGTTTACAGATGGCTATCCTTTCGGTAGCTGGGGTGATCCAGATTACTGTGATACTATTTTTATTATCCATGGACACCATGATAAAGGACTAGAAGCACCATTTGGTCTTACTGCACATTACGAAGAATTAAATGGATAAAATCAAAATTAACCCTTTAAACGTTTTTGATATTAGACGGGTGGATTTTTGTCCACCCTATTGGGAATGTATGGTTATTCCCCAAAAATATAATATTCAAAAGGCACTAGAAGAATGGGTGCAAACAAATCTTAAAGGAAGATATTATATCGATAAAGAAGTTGTTTATGAAGCAGAACAACCGTTAGCAAGTAAAGTTAAAATAGCGTTTGAAGAATCAAAAGAACTAAGTTATTTTGCACTTGCTTGTCCACTTTTAAAATATAGAAACTAGACATCAAATAATTACATTATAAAGGAGATTCCGAATATGTCTGAACAAGAACAACAACCAAATCCTATGGATCTAAACATTCAAGATCTAGCAGTTATGAAAGGTATTATTGACATCGCTAGTGAGCGTGGTTCATTTAAACCAGGAGAGATGGCTGCTGTAGGTACAGTATACAACAAATTAGAAGCGTTCTTAAAAAATGTTGAAGAACAGCAAAAAGCAGCACAGGCTGAACAAGGAGACGCACCTGATCCAGATGCGCCAAAACCAGAAAAGGAAGTAGAAGAAGATGCCACTTAAACACGTAGGAAGACTTGCAAAAAATAAGAAGTCTGTGGTAGTAGCATATAGAACAATTCCAAATGACGTTGAAAATTGTTTAGTTGTTATGACCGAATCACTACCATCAGACGAACATGATGCACTAATGAGACTTGTTGAATCACCAGCAGGTCAAACCTCAAACGAACTTGCAGAAGCAATGGCTCGCGATACTTTGCCAGATGGCAGAAATATGCTTGCAGCATTTCATTCAACGGGAAGATTAAATAAATTTCCAACAAATGAAATTGAGATGGTTCCTGACAGATCAACATCGATTATGTTAGATGAACTTAATAGGATTATTGCTGAACAACAAGGTGTAGCATTAGACGATATTGCTATTAAGCCCGAGTTCAAAGAAGCAAAAACACAAGCAGCGCCAGCAGATGATTATGTACAAGAACCTGTTGCACAACAGACCTCTGCGCCAGCAGATAGTGTATTATCTGATGAAGATCTAGCAGCAAGTTATAGATCACAAGCAGATAGGCTTTTTAAAGAAGCCAAAGCCTTAAGAGAACAAGCAGAAGAACTTGTTCCTACCAAAAAGAAAAAAACAACAACAAGTGCCTAAGAAACTTATTGATTACGAAGCAGATACGGAAACACACTGGGATGACATATTCGAATCCATTGAAATGGAAGTACTGCCTATTGAATACCTCAGTAGAATTGTAATTAAGTTTCATAACGGTACACAATGGGACATCGATGTTGACGATAGTAAGAAAAAACAAACTATTGACCAAATCGAAGAGACCCTTGATAATTTGTTTATGCAATACGAAGACCAAATTGATATCGTAGATTTTAGGCTAGATACTAAACAACTAAAAAGCGATCTTGCTAAAAGAGTTCATAAATTCCTTAAACTAAATCGATAAACAAAACCTCCTAAGGTGATAAATACATACAAATACTATTATCACCTTAGGAGAACATAAAATGACATTGAGACTTCGCCGCGGAACAAACCTTGAAAGGTTGGGCGTTACGTTTGCAGAAGGCGAACTAGTTTACACAACTGATACACAAGAAATTTACGTGGGCGATGGCAGCACACTAGGCGGTATCAGAGTTACAGGTAGTGTAAGTGGTTCCCCAGCAGTACTAAGCCAAAATTTAGATCTTAATAACTTTGACATTGTAGGTACAGGTAATATCACAATCGGTGGTACTATTAGTCCTACATCAGTTGCTGCTGCTGCTAATGTTAGCGCAAATACAATGACAGCAACTGGTTCTGTTACCGCAGGGTCATTTGTAGGTGACGGTAGCGGACTTACAAACTTACCAGTAACAGGCGGAGGAGGAGGAGGCACAGGCATCCTCGAAGGCCAAACATATGATATTAGTATTACAGGTGATGTAGTAGCAGATGATTCAACTATTATGGTTGATACGTTCTCTAAAACAGTAACAGCAAACTTTTTTGTAGGTGACGGTAGTCTTTTAACAAATCTTCCAAGTACTGGCGGAGGTGGCGGTGAAGGTGTTGTAGGTGGTGGTAACTATAATATCAACATTGTTGCTGATGATAGCACATTATTGTTAGATGCAACAAATCAAACGTTTGCTGGTTTAGGATTAACAATTACCGGAAATTCATTCTTCAACGGTAATATAGAAGCTGATCAAATTTTTGGTCCGTTAGATGGTGACGTTACAGGTAGTATTTTCTCAGACAGTAGTTTTGTAATGGTAGATTCTGTTGCAGGAAAATTAAGAGCAGATACAGAATACACAGGCAGTGGTGTTATTACATCACCAGATCAAAACATAGATATTACTGCACCAAGTGGCTCTGTTAACGTCAACGGTGTAAACTTTTTAAACAACAAAGATGTTGTCCCTGTTGTTAGCGGAACAGGTAAAATTGGTAGAGTAGGAACAAAGTTTGAAGAAGTTAACGCAACAACTGGTAACTTTGATAGAGTAACGGGTGATGCAAGCGGATTGTTTAATTTTCCTCCTACTATTGGTATTGTTGACGGACAAACATATACCATTGATGTACAAGGTAATCTAATCGGCGAAGATTCTACAATACTTGTTGATGGTGTAAGTAATCAACTTAATGGTAACGTGCAAGGTAATGTTATTGCAGATGATTCAGCAGTAATAGTAAATGCAGCGGATAAAACTTTTACAGGAAATTTATTTATAGGTGCTTTTGAATGTTCACCGACAGGAGTTTTCCAAGGTGATTTATTTGGTAATACATTCGGTGACTTATACGACGAAGCATCTGTTAGTTTAACATCAGTAGAACTATCAGAAATGCACTTTACTAGATGGTTGCCAAATGATTTAACAGTTTTATTTGAAAACAGATCGCAAACAACAGGTGATCAAGTTATTCAATTTAATTCTTTTGAAGGAAGAATGCAATTAGATCTCAAAAAGAATAAAGCAGATGCAGCACTAGATGACGGAGTTTATGATATCAGAGGCGAAATAAAATTTGGCGCAATATCAGATATTGACGGGGATATCAATAGTTCCAAAATTACAGCTGGACACGATGCATTATTCATAGGTGTTGCTAAAAACAACGATTTGACAATTGACGAAAAGTTTGTTATGTTTACAACAAACGATTCAGATCAAATCAAAGTAGGTATTGGTAAAGCAACTGTTAGTGCAGAATTAGATGTTAATGGTTCAGGTATTTTTGAGGGTGATGTTACAGCGTCGGCGTTTAAAGGTAGTTTAGTTGCTGACGATTCTACAATTATAGTAGATGCTGTAGAAAATACTATCACATCAGGTGGCTACATACAGTTTGGTCAATACACAACAGCAAATAGAAATGCATTAACTGCTGTCAACGGCATGGTTATTTACAACGAATCAGTAGACAGATTCCAAGGTTATCAAAACGGTGCTTGGATTAATTTAGACGATGGTACGGCTGCATAATTGTTACCAATTGTAATATCTCACGGAAGTGGGGGCATTGGTAATTGTGAGTTAAAACTTAAAAAAGAATTTGAAGAATTAGGGCATGAAGTAATCTTAAATGATTACTTTAGCCCGCACGGTATAGATTGCTTGTACTGGACATTAGAAGATGAACATGATGTTACACTACAAGAAATGATCTATGATATTCCTTTTCCGGACGAATGCATACACATTGGATTAAGTTTAGGTGGATATTTAGGGTTAGTTCATTCAGAAAAGTTTGTTAGTAATCATATATTTTATCCAGGTATGCTAGGTTTTACAAAAGAAACTTTATCAAAAGATTATTCAAACACTACAGTCTACAGTGCAGAACTAGACAATTGGTGTGATAACATAACTGAATTTTGCGATCAAGCAAAAAACATCAGCCATATTAGGCTTGCAAATTGCTATCACGGCTTTATGAACAAAAATAATTCATTTGAAGTTATCAAGCCAATAATTCCATTAGAAGAAGATACTAGACAAAATACATTTAACATGTCAAAAACTATACAAAAATATCCGTACAAAGAAGAAAAAATTAGGTTGCAATATTCTGAAAATGCGTATATAATGTGTATGAATATGATAAAGCATGATATAAATGAAAACACTAATAATAGCACATGAACGAAGTTTAAACAAATGCGAAGGCCTTGTTACAGCATTAAGAAAAAATTGTAGTATTGTAACTGATTTTGAACCTGCACCAGATCATGAACATTTTATAGATCTACCACAAGAAGTGTTTATTTGTAAAGGGTTTGACATTCTTGAAATTACAAAACGTTTCAGTTGTGTAGACAGAATTTATACTATTAGCGAAAACTTACTTCCTATTCAAGCACAACTAGAATCATTTTACGGCATTAAAAATATAAGTGCATTTGCAGCAGAAATATTGAGCAACAAACAGAAGTTTGATGACTTTTGTAGACAAGTTGGTATGGATGTACTAGTACCAAAAAGTATTACTCCTACATTTTACAACCAACTAAAAGCATTTAAAAACAAAGAAATGTTTAGTAAACCAGACATTGGTACAGGAAGTAACGTCTTTTATCCAGGTGACGATGCAAGCAATCCTGTAATAGAATATAGAAGATGGAATAACATGCATCATTTCTTAGATCATATTAAATCTAAGAATATACACAATGAATTTTTTGATCTTAACAGACAAGGTATACATACACAACGTTTTAATTTTAAACCGTGTAAAATTATGTTTCAAGAATATATTTGGAGCGAAGAACCTAGTATTAGTCCTTACGGATATGTAAAAGATGGAAAAGTAAACATTGCATTCTATGTAAAAAATAGTAAGATAAAATATGGCGACGAATTAGATCATAATAGCAATCCAATAGAAAGTCATAGTAAAAGTAAAAAAAGTGATATTGTTAGAGAACGTGCAGTATGGATTGTAACCGCAGATGAAGTTCCTACAGATTTTCCAGGATTATGTCAATTCTTCTTGCAAACTATTGTAGATAAACTTGCAATCAAAGATATGTTTTTTGCAGGTCCTGACTTTCATTTTAACAATGGTAGAAAGGTTGCTATTGACTTTAATCCAAGACCAGGACAATTTGTTAACATTTTAGACAGAATGAACGATGGCAAAATTATTAGTAATATGTTGCAAGGAAAAGAAATAAATTTACAAAAAAGACTATTATGGGGATGTGCTGTATTACAACCTGGAAAAATTAAAGAAGTAAAAAATTTAGAAAATATTACACCATATCTAAATAAACAAAACACTGAAATAAAGACAGGCATACGCATTCCTGCATTTCAAAATTTACAAGATAAAAATTTTAATGTAAATTTAGATATTACAGGAACAAATGAAAAAGAATTATTTGATAATTATAATTCAGTAAACAATAAACTACGAGCAAATATATTGGTCAAGTAAAGCTTTATAACATCCTGTATCAAATTTTAAACAAACAACAAGCATAATACAATCATCAACTGTGCTAAAAACAGTGTGTCTTTTATTAGCATTGAAGTAGAATAAATTACTATCATCATACTGTGGTATTGTATCTTCATAAACAAATTTTAAAAAATGTTTATTACAGTTATGAACAAAACCAATCAATCTTATTTCATCGTAATCATATGTTGTTTTATTAATATCATAGTGTTCAGGAAAAAAGCCACCTTCATCTAATTTTAAAAAATGACAGCGTCCTAGCCATGGTTTAAAAGGTTCTAAAATGCTTTGCAATGTAGGACTAGCCTCATATACAGGTGTAGGCTTGTCTATGTCATGATTGGTAATATTAGTATTATATTTTTTATTGTATTCTGAAAGACTGTCTAAGTCAGGAATGCCGCTCAAACCACCATCTAAACTAGTAACACTTAATCCCCATCTATTGTTAGGTTTTCTAGTATTGTATGGTTTCCAATCATCTTTGAATGGTTCAATTTCTTTCATAAGATTATCATGATGAAAAACATCTAATTCTAACCAATCTCCCATCATGGCTAATCTTTGCATTGCAATCAATTGTTCGTTCATATCACTTCCCAAATATTTTGCTTCGTATAGAAGACTTCTGCATCTTTTTCAACAAGTCTACACAATCCTTGCGGAATGAAAACTTTTTCAACAACCCTGTTGGTCCTAAAACTGTTTGGACTTTTGTCAACTTCACTATTTGTTGTAAAAACTATTCTTTTAGCACCTTTGCTTTTAGCATACTCAATTTGATAAGGAAGTATATGACCCCAATTAAAATCATTATGCATCTTTTTTATACTTCCTGGTGCTTTTCCTCTGTATTCTTTAAGTGTTGCAGTGCGCAAACAAACTCTGTAACTATCTGGTATATAATCGTCAAAAGCGTGGCAGCCGCTTATGCTAACAATTTTATTGTCAACCCAAGTACACCACCACGCTTCATCTTTCCATTTACCAAACTTCATAGACACCTTTGAAACATTGTTTTCTAATCCTTGTTCAGCACACGACTGCATAAAGTCATATATCTGACTAGGTAGATTATCTACATAAAGGCGTCTAATTTCGAAGTTCATTGTGAGAAGTTTTCTACCGCTTCTTCAAACATAGCAACATTTGTTGGTGTTCCGCCAATATAAGTTTTTGTGCCTGAAAACTTATCTTGCCATTCTGGTGTCATAGACAAATTACCAACAATTGCACGAAGTTCTGTTGTAGTGTTGTTGTCTAGCCAAACTGTGTTGATTGCATCAACAAAACGGAAACCTAGATCGCCTGTTTCACTAAATGCAAAACATGTTGTGTTTGCATCTTCTTCGATAGCAGTTTGTCTAGTTGTAATAGTAAACACTGTATCTGCATCACCTGCAAGATAACCTTTTGTTGTACTACCACTACCACCAAATGGTACAACTGTAAATGTTGCTCCTGTTGCTTGTTCTAAGTTTCCTAAGAATTTCGCTACTGGTGCGCTACCCCATGTTGCAATCTTTACTTCCTGTCCGTTAAGATCTTCTAGTGTTGTAAATTCTCTACTACACATCATAGTTTCATATGTCATTAGAGCAACAAGTGTGTCTTCACTTACTTCTACTGATGGCATTTTAGGATCTCCAGGCCATTCACTACTCCAAATAGTAAGTGCATTGCCTTTTGCTAAATAGGTTGATGCTGTTACAGGATTATTTGCCTGTACAAATTGATGATCAATTTTGTTTCCAATTTCAGTCAATACTTGTCTAAAAGCACCCTCTTCTGAACCTGGATTTACAATTAAAATTTCTGCGTTTGCAGATGTTGCAATAAACATTGCTGTTAGTGCTGTGATAAATTTTTTCATTTTTTCTCCTAAGATAATATTATAACAGTCCTTACAAAACTTTCATAGAACAAGTCACTAAGGAAATATCCATAAATGACTGGGCTCGTATCGTAATTTCGTAGAAAATATCCTAGTACCATTGCAATCAGTATACATGCTACCATCCATTCGTGTATAGGAAAGATAACGACACTTATTACACTTATAGTAGTTAGGATCAACGTATTTGCATATACTCTATATTGTTTATAAAGATACACTATTTGACCTAACAGGTTAAAACCATACCAACTTAAAAGTAAACATATTAATGTCACTACCGGTATAAAGTAAAGTATAGAAGACAGTTTGTCTACTGTGTTTTCTATATTAAATTGATAACCACTTTCTAACATCAAGTAGTACACAATTACTTCACTACCCGTAATAGGTATAGCAAGGATTAGCAAAGGCAACAAACTGGATAATGCTCCACTATTGTTAGCAGCCTCTGCGGCAGCAATGCTTTTAAGTACAGGCTTTTTAAAAAAGCGTTTTACAATGCCTGCACTAGCATAACTACCAAGAATATTCGTTATGCCAGGAATAAGACCGCACCAAAATCCAATAAAGCTACCTAACAGGCTTGGACCAAATGTGCCTTTTCCTATTGCATACTTACTTATCTTGCTAGGTTGGGAAATAGAAATGTTATGAATTTTTAGTATCTCAGGAAACAGATACAATCCAATCATTACACTTGCAAAAGGTATTCCTAAACTAAGATAAAAATTGTTAAAAACAAGAAACTGATCAAATGTAATCGGATCAATTCCTTGATGTGATATTAATCCTCCAAAACAAAACAGTAATAATGTCAAAAGTTTATTCTGTTTTGTAAAAAATGTAATCATACATATTGCAACTAGTATTACAATTGTTTGTATAATACTGTTATAAAATTTGAATACATGCATAATACTAGGCAAGGCAACTAAAAACAAACACATTGCAAATGCTACACCAACGGTGCTACTAATTGCGTTACTTGTTACAGCAAGGCCGCCTGCGCCTTTTTGAAACATTTTATGTCCGTATCTTGCTGTGCTAATTGCAGTAGCATCTCCGGGTATACCGTATAAGATTGCTGTAACACTATTAGTATAGTTAGTGGTAATGAGTATAGCAACATAACACGCCATAATATTAACCGCACTAGTTGACGCTAAAAACGGGTATAAGACACCAATAGCAACAAATGGACCAGCACCTGGCACTAACCCGGCTAAAAGACCAGTTAGTAAACCGATACCACTCCAAATTCCTAATTCAATCATTTACTATTATTTTTCTATCAACAACGTTGTTAGGTGTAATCATTTCTTTATCGTTATCACTAATTTTACAACACATTTTTGCATACTTTAGGACATTTACTCCAAATTAATAAGTTACTAAAGTTTAAAAATTTATCTTTAATACTATCTAAACCTTCTGATATGTGTCCTACAGAACTTATGTCGTTATCTATCCAACAACAAGGATAATAGTTACCTTGCGAATTTATATAATGCATGTCTCCAGTATAACAGAAAGGTGCTAATTCGTCAAGTGTTTCTCTTTTTACATAATCAAACCATTCTGGATTATAATAGTCTTTAACTTGGCCATTATTGGACATGTCATCATGTATAGTCCAACTTTTTTTAATTTTAAATTCATTCATGCCTATTTTTTTACTTAAGGCTATTGCTTCTTCAACTTGATGATGATTGTGTTCAAAAACAATATACTTCCATATAATCTGACATTTGCGTTTAGTAGTTGCTATAAGTTCAAAAAGTTCTTGTATTTTGTTCCAATTACTGTTAACTCTGTATATGCTATTAGTGTCTTGTAGGCCGTCTATACTAAGTTCAACAATACTAGACTCGGGCCATGTTTCTAGCACTCTTTGCCAAAACTCTTTTGTTTGCATTCCATTTGTTGTAACTTGTAATTCATTTGCTGGGAAAAAATGTTCTGAAATTTTGTGGAAATCAGGATGATATATAGGATCTCCCAAATTACCTTGAAAAAATATGTAATCATATTTTTCAGGATTAGGCAAAAAGTTGAGAAGTAATTTAGTATCAATGTCTGACTTAGAACCAGGCCCGTGCATAGTTCTAATACATGCAGGACATGCTAGTGGACATCTGTTTGTTAGTTCAATGTGCCAGCCTGTATACTTAAACTCGCCCAAAGGCCCATCTACGTTCATAGCACCACCAACATTCTGTTTCGCAATGATCTTCGAAATCGTTTAGCGCAGGACCATCTCTGTTTTCACAAGATCTTGTTATATCAAACAATTCCATAATATCGTAGTGATGATATAATTCTGCTACTTTCCTTTTATCATGATTAATAAAAGGTCTTACCATTGGAACTTTTTCGTCCTTGCCTCTCCAAGTAGACCAATAAACTTCGACATCAGGTTCGTCTCTTTCAACTGCTCTTGTATTCCAATCTGCATTTGAAATGTCTTCAGGATGCTCGTCAAAGTCTAATTCAATTGCTCTAGTGTATTTAGGATTGCAAGGCCAAAAATTCCTGCCTTTTTCATCGGGAGGATTTGCTGTAATTCCTGCAAATGTAATATCAATATCTCTGTTTAAAATTAAATCCCTTACTAATTCTTCTTGTCGAGAATTATATTCTTCATATCTGCATACAGCACAATGTGTATCTTTGATTTCAATATTAGGATATCTATTTCGCATCCATTCAATTACTCTTCTGGCAAATTTTATATTGTATGGTTTAACATCTGCTGTAGCAGTAATTGGTTGAATATATTCAATATCTATATTCTCATCAGTTATTTTTTTACAAATCATATAAAGAATCATTGCACTGTCAGGTCCACCTGACAATTTCATACCAATTCTTTTGGTTCCGTGTAAATCTATTGTAACGCCTTTTTCAATCATACCTTCTCCTATACACTAATTATTTGTTGTATTCATAAATCCACTCAAACCTGGGCTCTACATCTAAAAGGTGTTGTCTTCTAATATTATCTAATGTTGTTGTGTAAGAATACAAATTGCATAAAAGTTTGTATTGTTTGTCTATGCTTATACCAAACAAATCTGTTGCACTAGTTGCAAAATATTTTTTCCAATGAGAATAGTTTGTAGTTTCTAATATTTTTTGTTTTATATGTAAAGGTGTAATCAACGGATTCAAATACATAGGATCAAGAACTTGATGTCCAAAATCAATAGAGTTTTCTATTTTACTCTGTAAACTATCAAAATTATAGATACCATAAATGTTTGCAGTATAAATCCATCCAATTTCATTTGCATTAGGAAACGTTTTGTAAGATTTCCAATTATCTAATGATTCTTCAAATGTAAATTTTCCGCCTCTAATGTATTGATACATCTCTCCATCAGATTCTACTGAAAAGAAAATATTCAGTTTATCAAATTTAGCAAACAATCTCTTTTCATCTTTAGTCAATTTATGTGTGCCATTGGTAATAATCTGTAATTTTACGTTATGCTTGTTTGGAATACATTCTATAAACTCAAAGAATCTTGGATGCATAAAAGGTTCTCCACCTTTTATAATAATATACCTTAAAGAATCTAAACTAGATAAAAATTTTATCATATCGCCATTTATATTATCAAGAATCTTATTATTATCAAAATCGTCTAACGTAAAATCAACTTTATCTTTAAGGTGTCCATCTTTTATCCAACTAGACGACTGTCCAGGATTACACATTCTACATTTGAGATTGCATAGATTACCTATATCAATATCTAAAAATTCTATATCAAAATTTACCTGTTGACTGAACCAATCGTAATGATATAAACGTCTACTTTGTTCGTTTCTCACTTCTCTATTTGTACAAGAAATGCACCCTTTCGGAACATGTTGATCAAAATCTTTTATAGCATTTGTTCTGTCAACATTCAAAGAGTTGTAGTCAGTAAATTTTCCAAACTTATAAGTGCTATGGCCGCAAGGATTTAGATTGCCTGTAGAATCTACAGATAAACCTTTATAAGCAAACCAACAACTAGGTTTAGATTCCAACAAACTCTTTATACCTTTGCGTAACTTTACCTGTAATTTTTGCAATGTTTCTAGGCCATGGTCCAGTGTTAGCAGTGCTATGTGGTATGTTTGCCCAATCAAACCAAATTACATCTCCTGCATGCCAAGGTGGTACGTAGGTATTACCAAATTGAATAATATGTCCAGGTGCCCAATCATCAAGCATTACAAAGCATCTACCCCATTCATCGTCTGTTGCTCTACTACTTGTTTGATCTGTACGTTCTTTTCGTAAACCAGTTAAACTATCTATATGTAAATGTAGCATCATTCCTGTATGTTGAGTTTGAATATTTGTTTGTGCATTTTCTAAACCGATTTGTTCGGCTAGACTGTTTAGTATTGGTGTTTCATCCGTTGTTGTCCACTGTCTGTATACAACAAAGTCTAAAGGTATACCCCAATCCTTGCAAAGCAATTCTTCATAGTCATAATTAAAACTGTCGCCTTCTGGAGACACAGGCGAAGGCCAATAAAAGTCGTATTGATTAGCATTTGCAATAGGTATTTCATCTTTCCATGTAGGTTCTATATTTCCTACTGTTCTAAAGCTTTTGCCATGATCACTTTCTCTAAACGGATTAAAATCATAATTACTTTGTTCTACTGTTACGTCCCATCTATTTTTCACTGAGACTCTCCCTTTAATAATTTTTCAAATGCATCTGTTGTGCGTCCTGTAATTTTTGCTATAGTTCTACTATGTGGACTTAAATTTGCTGTACTATGCGGTGTACCATTGATACTAAAATATAATACATCCCCTGCTTTCCAATTATGTAATACTATATTACCAAATTGAAGTATTTGTCCCCAGTACCAGTCTTGAAGCATAACAATAACTCTTTCTTTATCTCCAGAAGATGAATCTATATGCAATGGAGTTGTCATTCCAGTAGTTTGTGTTTGAATACTTGTATTATATTCTTCAAATCCTAGTTTTTTACCGATACTACCGAGTATTGGAAATTCTGTAGTATCAACTATAACTCCGTTATACATGTGCGTTCCGGCAGATATGTGCTTTTCGATTGTTCCGTCACTAATAACAGGTTTTTGTAATTCTATAGCACGTTCGATTTCATCATTCCATTCATCAAACACATTACTTATTATTCTAATAGTATTGCTATCGTTTGCGTTAGGATCCCAATGATAATTAGACGCTGCTACTGTTACGTCCCATCTATTTTTCATGTGTCATCTCCACAAATATTCTATACATAGGCGGTCTATATAAATTACAATGATCATAATCTACTTTATCAATAGACAGTCCTACATGTTTAGCAAGTGTTTCTACGGCATGTTCGGTCCAATTGAAATACCAAGTATATTTCCAATCGCGATCATAAAAATAAAAAGCACTATTACGTTGAGCATGATCCATGTCTCCGTGTATCCAAGTGTGCGCATAAAGATGATCGGGCTGAAATACTTTATAATAGTGATGTACGTGCGACCACAAAAGTAACCCGCCCGGTGCCAAACATTCTTTGAGTTTTTTGAAGTTTCTAAATTGTTCATCGTAAGTATACCAATTCTGTGGGCCAAAGCAAATGATTATATCCCAAGTTTTACCTTGCGTAATAAAATCACTTTGCTTGGACAAAATATCTGCTTCTTCTCTATACGGATCAACTCCAGTAACATTATTCAAATGTTTTTTGTATTCGTTAACTCCGCAACCCATATCTAAAATTGTTAAATTAGGATTTTCTTTTTGCATAGCCTGTAATCTGTCTACAAGTGCTTGTCCTCTAATATTCCATTTGTTTGTAATAGGTTTTTCGTCAACATCATATATAGTTCCTACTACACCAGTTGTGCTAGTTCCATTTTCTCCGACAAAATAATTGTGCTGATATTGTGCGTCAATTTCTTTTACAAAATCTTGCATACGTTTACCAAACCATTGATCAACTTTTCCTAAGGAAATAGGATAATGCATATCACGAACAGTCATTGAAAATTCTTGTTCACATGCGTCAATAAATTCTTGTGTAAACGGCAATTGGCATATTGGAGATTCTGGTGCAATGTTCCAATAAAACATTTCTTGCACTTTATCCCAAATTAATTTATTAAGAGGATTGTTATACATGTTTACCTTTCTATACTAAACACTGCAAAATTATTATCTATACTACAAGGATTATAAACTTTACAATCTATTTTAAATTCAAATTCTAAAACATTTTTTAATTTAAATACGTCATGATAATTTACAGCATTTCCTAACTTGTTTTTTAATTCTTTGTTGTTATAATCAAATACACTAAAAACAACTTTTTTATTTGTTATTTTAAGAATATTTGACATTATGTGCATTATAGTGTCGTGATCACAACTGGTAAAAACACTGTTAACAAATGTAAAATCATGTGGACTGACTTTTGGAAACTCCAAAAGAGCATATCCTGTTTTATTATAGTATCTGTTGTACCTATTCCAATGTATAAAATTATGCTCAGGATAAATTTCTTTACCTAACTTGATTGCTTTTTCATTTACATCTATACATGTGTATTGTGCTATAGGTACATAGTATAATAAATTACCTGCTGCGCCTCCAATATCTAAAACACTACCTTGTCCTTTAAAATAATGTTGGAATACTTTACCTTGCTTTGCAGTTCCAATTTTTTGCTTTGTTGTTTTTGTTATTGGATAGACACTTATAAATTTGTCTAATTTTTCTCCTGGATAATTTTTATAATAGTCTCCTTTTTCGTATAAAATACGCTGTTTCAACATAAATTCTTTTTTATTATGAATTATTATACACTGAAAGGGATTATTATCTTTTACTCCTTTAATAGGTGCAGTGTAGAAAAAAACTTTACTAGGATCGTTAGCCCTTGCTTTATATATTTTTTCCATTATTATTTCTTTGTCTACATCTTGTCCAAGATACACCACACCCATTTCTTTAGAAGAATCCCAATCTTTAATAACATCAAAATTAGAACTGCCATCTAAAAATTGTATTTGATTTTTGACACGTGAAGTTTTTGCAAATGGACAAGCATTTTTTGGTTCAACACTTGTTTTGCTCCATTCTAAAAAATCATGCACAAAAGAATCAAATAATTTAGTCGACATAAAATATCTCGTTATTGTTATACATTTTCGTAATAGTACCTTTCTAAATGAGCAATTCCCATTTGTTGTCTTAATTTTTCCGAAAAAACGCATTCAATACGTAAACTGAAAGAATACCTCGGTGTGCTTTCGTGCGATCCATGATAGTTGTTTGTGTTAAAAAAAGCACTTCTAGATGTTATTGGAACAGGTACCTTTTCGTCTAAGACGTAAAATGTTTTGTCCGAGCTAAAGTTTATCCATATAAACTCTTCTCTGTGTGGTTTCGGTTTCCACGTTTCTAGTTCGTCGTCTGTGCCACTATCGACATGATACCAAGGAATAATGTCTGGTCTGTTTATAAAAAAACTACAATGACCTATTCTATCTAAAGGTAAAGATTCTATATATTCTATTAGAGGGGCAAAAGTGTCTTTTAAATCTTCTTTCCACTTTATCTTCTTCCACACATTATCATCTGTGTTTATCGAATCGTAGACATAACTATCATGACCACCTTCTCTTAATGCTAATACATAGTAAGGACTTCTAACACCATGTTTTAGTTCTGCTTGTAATATTTTTTTATTATCTTTAAGGTCACAGTCTAATATCTGTTTTGCATACCAAGCATCTTTAATTTGATTTCCTTTGAGATCAAAAGTTCTAATATTACAGTTGTGTCTGATATGATTCACACTATCCACAATCATATCTGTTATATCTGGACACTTTTCAACTTGTATAATTTCGTCTAAATCAATAAACATTTTTTTGTTAAGGGTCAACTTTTCCATGCTGTTGTAAATCTCCTTCTAACATGTATGTCTTGTAGCCAATCTTCTAAATTATCTATGCTTTTCATATCTTTTTTATTTTTATTGATAATATCACTATATTGAGGATATATATCTACTAACACATCAAATATATTATTTTTAATGTAATACAAATGGCTATAAGCTGTATCAGTATAATAGTCTGATAGTTCTCTATTAATAATACGGTAGCCTATATGATCGTATTTTTCAATACTTTTAAAATAATGATCTTTCATTTCTTGTTTAAGTTTTTGAAATTTACTTATCTCAAAAAGTTTAGTATAAATGTTTTTAATAAGTTTACTCCTAGTGCTATGCATTTTATAATTCTCATCAAGCATGTATGTTGCTAGTCCATACCAATACATAGGAATTACAAAAGACCTACTGTAAAACAGTCCTTCAAACACCTCTCCTTTTGTAAGTGTATCTGTTGCTACGCATATTTCATCTACAACATCATTATCATATGGTTTTGCTGTGCCTTTTATGTTTGCCCAGGTAAGTTTTTTAAATCCTGTATTGAACTCTGTATTACTTAACCTACTTAAACTATTCACTTGTAGCATCTGAAAAGGGGCAGGCATATCTAATATCTCGTGTAGCCCGCTTTTAAAATTATCTATAGTATCTCCTGGCATAGGAAAAATTAGTTCTGTATAAGAGCTTAAGTTTGCATCAGACAAATCTTTAATAATTGGAGCAAAGCCCTTTATATCGTATGTATTTTTTCTTTTAACATTTTTTAGTGTTTTTGGATTTGTGCTTTGTAAACTAAATCCAAATACCTCGTCAACACCACTTTGTTGTAATTTTTTAGCAAGTTTAATAATTTTTTCTCCATGTGTTTTCGCCCACGTAGGCATAAAAGTACCGTCAAAATTACCTTTCTCTTTTTGCTCTACAATATAATCTACTAATTGTTCATCTCTTGGAAATATACCAAAATTACTATCTGCTACATCAATTACTCTAACATTATTATTACATATCCATTCTAATTCTGCCAAGCATCTTTCAGTATCGAACATTTGTATTTTTTGGTACTTTTTATGCCCTATGTCGCAAAAACTACAACTATATGGACAACCTCGATTTCCTTCAAAAACTACTCTTATTTTTTGTTTATTTCCTTTTAACAATGTATCAAAAAACCCGTTAAGATAAGGACTTGGTATATCTTTTGGATCAGCATATTCTGCTTCTAATGCATTGTTAAACTCTTTTGTTACTACACCAGGCAAGTCTAAAGTATCACTAACAAGAATTTTACGCATTGTTTCTTCGCCATAGTACGCAATTACTGCATCTATTTCTGGATGATCTTTACACCATTCACTTGTGTATTTTGGATCTGGGCCGCCCACTACTATTATACAATCAGGATATTCTTTTTTAATTTTTTTTATAATATCATATGTTTCCTTCCAATTCCACATATAACAACTTGCAGCAACAACTTTAGGATTTTGTATATCGATATTATCTTTCCACAAAACACCTGCTAATTGATATCTATCAGTAACTTCTTTAAACTGTTCACAATATCCCCAGATAGTGCCTACTGCTTGAGGTAAACACGCCATACTTCTTGTTAGTGGGATTTGTATAAAATATAGATTATCCATTATATTTAAAATGTTCTGTATTTTTCCATATTGTGTTGTCATCTATTTTGTTAAACAAATTATCAATCCAATCAAACAAATCCATCATTAGAATCCAACGTGGTTCCGTATCATCAAGTTTGCGTGGCACTGCATGTAACATCCTTGTATAAAATATTGTAGGTGCATCCATTACAAATTTTTCTACAGGATGATTAAATTGATCATAGTAATACTGAGGAGTCTTGCTAAAGTCTCCTACAAGAGGTATGCCAAAATTTCCCCACTTGCGATGATCTATATGATTTACTAGGCCGCCTGGCTTTACACTGCTTAGGAAGAAACTCGGACGTTTAAATTCTGCGTTAAACCCTTCGTAAATTTCTTCAAGTATAGGAAAGTCTTTAACGTCAAGCGGAAGTTCTTCTACGTTCCACTGTAGTCCGTTTTGATCATAGCCTTGTTTCCAATCTTTTGATTTAGCATACTCTACTATATCATTAAAAATCTTAGGATCGTATTGTAATTTAAGTTTTCTGTGATACCAATTCATAAAAATTTTATCCTTTTATTCTTTTCATTTTGATCCCAGTCAATGATGCTACCGTCTAATATTCCTTGTTCTATTTCGGCATAACTATTATGACGCCAGCAACTTGTAATAATCACTCTATCTTCATCAGCATCATTATCTACTCCGTGTATTTCTGGACCTTTGAACATCCATGGAGCAAATTCATTAGTTTTTTCGCTAACACTATAAGGCATTACATATTTTTTAGTACTTCTATCAAAATCTTCATAAAATGTTTGCGGACTTACATCTTCAAACTTTCCACGCACAGCAAAGTTAAGCACAGCAGGTCTGTTTCTGTCTTGATGCGGTGGTGTGCCTCCTATAGGTGTGCTTGTGTATAACATTGTGTCAGGTGTAATAGCAGGCTTAAACAACATTGCAAGTTCATAATGAAACTCGCTCCATTTATAGTTTTTACATTCTAATCTTGGATTAAACGCTTCATGCACTGTCCATCTAATATGGCCGCAATCAAATTGATACCAATCTTCATTATCAATATTTTCTAAATGATCTAGCAAATATTCCCTATCGTACCAAAGTGTCGGAAGTTCACGACAGTACGGTGTTGACTTTGTCTCTTCCGAGAACATCGACTTTGTCTCTTGCGTCATCGTTCCACCTTTCATAATTTGTTTGTATAATTTCAAAATACTTTATCATTGTATCTGCATCTGTTACTTGAAAACAGGTCATAGGGTTGTGTGTAAAATCTTCGTACTTCATATGTTTCATAATCAAATTATCTATTACCATCGCATATCTATGACTACGCTTTTCTCCTAAACCTTCTCTGCTCATATCTTCTGCCATTCCTATGGTTTCTGCCCATTTGCCTGTAGGATCTGGCAACGCTTGTATATTTTGCAAACCATCGTTTTTAATCCATGCACGTTGTACATATGTGTCATCTATACTTGTAAACCAAATTTCGTCTAAACCTAGTTCTTTAAATCTATCATAATAAAAATCATAAGTTCTTGCTTGACTTGCAGCGTATTCGACTAAAAACAATCCAGGTAAACCTAACAGCAATATTTTCTTGTTTTCAAATAATTCATAAGTATCAATCCACCGTGTTGTTGTACCAACTTTGTGCATAGTCTTTATGTTAGGTATTTTATCTCCTACTCTAATCATTAATTTCCTCCGTAGATTTTAAAAAACATCTTTTACTTTTACGTCCATACCAAAATAAATGTCTTGCATGATCAGTTATACTATGATATACATTTGGCTTAACCGAAACACTTGTGTTTACATCTTTTAATGGCTCGCCATCAAAAAACCAACTGTGCCAATTTTTTGTAAATGTTTCTACATTCCTTTTTTTACCATATAAATCTAAAATGTGTTTGTTAAATTTTAGTGCTTCTTCAACATCAACATTGTATTTTGCTAAACAAAGCATTTTAATTTGTTTATAAAAATCATCTATATTTTTATATAATGTTGCAGCAGTAGCACCATTATCTTGGAAGTGGAAATTGTCACCTCCCTCAATAGGTCTGCCCCATGTTTTCATATTAAACAAACTATCCTTTAAACTATTTGTATGATTTTCATATTCTTTATTAAACACAGTACCACTATTTTTACTCCAATCAAATAATAATTTGTAAAATTCAATTAATGGTATGTCATGTTCTCTTTGCAAATATGTTGCAACTACTTGTGATACTCCGTGATAATGATGCGGAATAACAATGCCTTTTGCAAAGAAATACATATCTATATAATCTTGTGTTGTAAAACTATTGCTTTGGTGGCAAACAAAATCAATTTCTCCTTCACTTGCGTCGGGATATGTATTGCCACCTGCAGGTGCAGGTGTTGGCACATATTTTAACCCGTATTTTTCTTTATACTCCTCTTTTGCAAAAGGTGTGTTAGGAACAATACTTAGGGGGTGTACAGTTAAAGCATGATCACTACCTAGTTCGAGTATTTTTCCTATACCTTGTATCCAACTGTCTAGTGTTTCTTCTGGCAAGCCAACTATGAGTTCGCAATAATTATCAACACCTGCTGCATTGTATTCTCCTACCATTTCCTCTAATTTAGTATTAGCAATGTTGATACGCTTAATAGCTTTGAGAGTATCAGGATTCATACTTTGTAATGCAATTGTTACACCACGTTTTATATTTGCTTCTTGATTTAATATACGTCCTAATTCTACAATGCGTTTAGGTTGTTGTTTTGCAGTGCTGTAATCTATCTGTCTAGGAAATCCTGTCGCTTTTCGACAATGTGCAATGTATTTTATAAAATCAACATCTCTGTCAAATATGCCTACATTACTATCTGCAAAATACAAAAAGTCAATGTTATGATCAACCACCCAATCTATTTCTCTTATAACTCTAGCGTATTCAAATTTTGCAATCTTATTATAATATAATGCTTCTTGATCACAAAATGTACAAGCATATGGACAACCTCTGTTGGTTTCAATAATTGCACTATATTGTCTGTCAGGCTTCATAAGGCTGTCCATTAGCCCGCTTAGATAAGGACTAGGAATATCAGTAACATCTTTATCTGGCTTAGGAGGTGTATAACTTTCTACGGTCATAACACCAGGTGCATCTAAGTTACCATTTAATATTTCTGCAAAAGTTCTTTCTCCTGCATAAGTAACAATAACATCACAGATATCTTTGTTTTTTGAAAGCCAAGTTTGATCGTATGGTACTTGTGGACCTCCCATTACAACCAAACAATTAGGATATTTGCTTTTTACTGCTCGTGCAAGTTCTTGGCTAATATTCCAATTCCAAACATATGTGCTTATTGCAAATACATCAGGATCTTTTATATTCTCCATATAATTTTCTACAGTATCACGTTCAAATATAATGTCGCCTAATTCCCAACCTTCAACATTGGCTCTACAGTATTCCCAAACATAGGCAACACTGAGAGGCAGAAAAGTTGCTTCAGCAATAACATTGTTAATTTGAGTGAAATAAACTTTCTTCATATGTCTTGTCTCCCGGATATAACGGGATTTTTTCTCCTGCTCTACGCTTTGGTATTTTACTATCTGCTGAACTTACACAACTTTGTGTTGTACAAGGCATTGGCTTATCAAACAGTTTAAACCCTGTTTCGATATTGCCAAGCGGAGCATCATGACAAGAATATGATCGTTTTATAGAACCGTCTGGTTCGCGGATAATAATGCTTCTAAAACCTGAACTACATTCCCATCCGCAGAATTTATTAAAGTTAAAAGCATTAAAGCGTTCTGCTTGATCCATATACCAAGTTTTTCCTTTAGAGTCTTTAAACTCTACTTGCATGTGCCAAGGAACACTCTTTTGCTGATGTAAATATTTATCGTCTTTATCTACTCTAAAATTTGGCTTTGGACGTTCTGCCCATTTACGCTTTTCTTCTGTATATGCTCTTTGTGGCATTCCGTTCCATAATCGCTTGAGCATTTCGTCTGTGTAGCCTTCAACAACTCTCGACGCCGTAGGGTCGGACTGCGGTTTAAGGGTGACGTTGATACCTTGCTCATGAAAGAACAAAGCGTTTTCCCAATCTCTTTCAAACCAGTCTGGCACCATAACCATATTAATTGTAACTTGTACATCATGCTCTTGACACAGTATAAGTTTGTCTGCAAAGTCTTGTAACTTTTCAGTAGAATTTAAATGTTCTGTGTGTAAACTTGCTGTAATACTTGCTCTATGAAATGGCTTTACACATTCTACATACTGTTCAAACCAACGCATAGGACGTGAACAGTTTGACGTCATGTGTACACTTGTATAATTTGTATTATCTACATCATCTGCCAAATGCTGTAAAATGTCCAAGTAGCCAGGATGGAAAGTAGGCTCCCCACCACTAAGACTAAAATGATAAGAATTAAATCCATTCTCACGGGCTTGCCTCTTTATTTCATCAATTGTTTTTAAACATAGTTCTGTAGGTCTATGATCTTTTTTGTCGCTACGAGCGTATGGCCAACAATAACTGCAACGATAATTACAAAATCTACCAAGAAGCCAAGAGACAGTAAACAAATCTCTATATAGCATAGTGCGTTGGCCGACGCTAACGATATCATCGAACGGAATTTTCGTAAAATCGTATTCGCTCCACTTTAAATCTTCAGTCATGGTTTATTATAACGCAATTCAGGGATAATGTCAAACAAATTTTCATTTCTACTTTTATCTAACTGTGCTGTGTATTCATAAAACTGCGGCAACTTATCGCTCCAGTCTTCTGCATACATGTAATCAATTATACCTTGTACCTTTTCTAAATGTTTATATCTACAAAGCATTATGTTTGCTTGTGTTTTAAGTTCTTTAGGTAAACATCTTATGTTTAAATATTCAGGATGATTTAAAATGTTAAAATAAATTTTATGTCCGTAAGGTTCTGCCCAATCTATAAGTTTATCTAATCTTAAAATATTATACATTTGTACTGTGCAATGTATTTCTATATTTGCATTAGGCAATTGTCGTATTGTTTCAAAGTTTTCGACAATTTTTTTCCAATTACTTGGATATCTGATATATCTATCTAAATTGTCTGTTGCATCAATAGAACAGTTTAATTGTATCTGTTTAAACTCACTCCATTTGTCTATTAAATGCTGCGGAACATTTGTTAAGTTTGTGTTATATTTTAATTTAATTTTATGTGCAGTACTATTATCAATATAATAATCTAAAAGCTTATGCTGTTCTTTGATAATTGTAGGCTCGCCACCTGTTAGATATATTTCTTCTACAGTGTTTGCAATACTAAAAAGATTTTCCCATGTCTTTTCATTCTCAGGCCAGTCCATTTTGCTTAACCGTTCATATTCACTAGGTTCTAACGCATCCTCAACCAACGCCCATTCTTTTACCCATTGATTACTTGCATAAGGATTGCACATACGGCACTTTAGGTTACATAAATTACCTAATCGTATATCTACATACTGTATATCAAAAGGTGCATATTCTTCATATTCTTTGTCTTGCTGCCATTTATCATTCCATGCTTGTCTTGCACTTCTAACACCTGCATCTTCTTCTCTAAAACAACGCTGACACATATCAGGTCGTTCACCGTTTAGCATTTGTTTTCTAATATTTGTATAAACTTCGCTATTCCATGCTTCTTGTAAATCGTCTTTATAAACTTTGTAAGGCTTGCCGTCTGATTTCGTTACAAAATTCTTACCAGGAGTTGAGTTACAGCATACACGAAGATTACCACTTGCGTTTGTAGCAAGATGCATCCACGGTAAAATACAAAATGTACTATCCAAATTCAAAAGTTTGTTTCCTTAATCTGTCTTTTATTTCTTTTTGTTTTAAAAATTCTTTGTATAACTTTTCATCATATGGTTTTATAAAACTTACAACTGATGCTAAATCGTCTAATAATCGATTATTATAATTCTCAAATTTGTTTATAATGTGATTCCTTAAATTTTCAGGATATATCCAAGGATGCTGCCAAATAGGGTCATCAACAAAATTTAAATCATAGGTAAACCCTTTCTTTTTAAAATATAATATTGTCTCAGGTAAGTGCCAAATATTCCATGCACTAACCGATATGCAAATATTAATTCTCCAATGTTTTTTTGTTGCAAGTAAATCTAATTTAGGTTCCAAATCTTCCCATTTACCAGGCCAACGAACATAACTGTAATGATCTTTAATTGCATCCACACTTACATTAACTAACACACTTTTCCAGGCATCTAAATCGTTGGCCATTTCTTCAGTAAAAAGTAAACCATTTGTTACAATATCAATACTAATGTCTTTTTTATTAGGATGATTTTTTATTAAATCTTTTACTTTAGGAATATATAAAGGTTCACCGCCTGTAAACTTTAGTTGTTTTATTCCTTCCATTTTTGTAATTTTATCTAGTGCAGCATCTACCCAATTGTCTCCACTAAAGTTAATACGTGCATCAGACACTTGTGTTTCTGTCCAATCTTCGTTAGGATTTCTGTTTATTTCTGATTGTAGTACACTACTACTATTTGCTTCGCAATGTCTACATCCTAAATTACATTTATTACCTAATTTTAAATCAATTGAATTGTACGTTTGACCTTTTTCATGCAAGTGCCGTGTTCGTTGGCTTTCTAATCCACGCTCTTCTCTATCCCAACAACGTTTACATTCTAAAGGTTTTTGGTTATTTAACAGTTGTTGTTTTATAGGTTCAATATATTCTTCGTATAATTCAATATCTTGATTCCACAAGACTTGTTTTTTGTTACCTTGAGAAACAAATTCACAACAAGGTCTATAAGACCCATTGGTAGTGCTTGTTAACATAGTCCACGGCAACGGGCAATAAGTATCAGACATTATTCATTATCTCAAAGAAGTATTGTTCTGGCCAATCTCTGTAATATTCTGTTGACGCAAGATATTTACGCTTAACTTGAATATCTCCTTTGTCTTGTATAAAAATACAATTACATGGATTTTTAGCAAAATACCCAGAAGTAGGTGTACTTAAAAAATAAAGTAATTCTCTACCCTTTAATCTGTTTACAAATTTTTCTGCTTCTAAAAGATTTGCATTAGGTCCTAGCCAAACAACACCTATATCATAGTTGCGTCTGTCAAATTGGTATATGTCATGTTGGTAGTTTTCTCTACCGTCTATTAATTGTATTTTGTTGTCTAATCGAGCCCGTCGTGCAAAAGGACAAATAGGAAAACCATTTTCAGGTCGAATCTTTTCTATTTTTTCTTCTACCCAATCTAAAAACTCTTTTTGAAAACTGTCAAAATCAGTCTTCGTTATAACTTTTGTAAAATTGTACGTTAATTGCATTTTTTAACCAAGGCTCTTTATCTATTACAATACTTGCATGTACTTGACATGCATCAAAAACTAAAATACTGCCTACATCCTGTTCTAATATAGTTTCATGACTTAATCCACGAAAACTATTTTCACTTATATGTGGATATTTATTTGGATCCCATTCACCATAATCTTTTTCCGGGTTCATAGACTCGCCATTTATATCAATAAAATTATTATAATTTCTTGATATTTCATACATTGCTGTATCTTGGCTTTTTTCTGCGTCTCTGTCTAAAATAACACTATAACCGATTCTGCGTTGATTCATAAAAGCAGTATGTGCTCGTGCTCCTTTTGTCAAAAACAAAGGAATAATTACACTCTTAAAAGGTATAACATTATCAAAATATGGATCTTCAGGGGCGCCTTCTTCCTCAGTAATCAAATCAAGGTGTGCATCGTGCGGCTGATTAGAAATAAAATAGTTACCTGAATGATTACCACTAAAGTCTCCAAAAATATCTAAAAACTTGTGTCTTAACCATTTTTCATTTCTAAATAGCATAGGAATACTTGCTAATGGCTGAATATTACTACTAGATGCTTGAAACTTTACTGTTCTTGCATTTTGAAATTGATAAAGTCTCAGAATTTCTATTTCTTCTGCTGTAAAAAAATTATCAATCTTTTTTGCAGGACTAAAATTGTGTATTATATTATTTTTATAATATTCACAGCATTCTATGTATTTCATCTTCTAATTTTCCTTGTCTTGCATCTAATAAAGGCAATCTAATGTTAATTCTGTTATATGCTTTATCTCTATGAAAGTAATTCCATTCTTCATTTCCTAATGCAACATGCACTGTATTAGTAGCTATAAGTCCAAATTTTTCGCAAACTTGTTTTTGGTGTTCTTTGTATATATTTGCAGCCAAATCTGGTGAAAATTCCTTCATTAGCATTAGTCCTGCATATGTATTTGCATGTATTCCGTGATGCCATTCAGTTTGTACAGCAAGAGAGCCATGTGTCCATTTACTAAAACATATACCGCTACGGAAATTACCTGTTTGCAAACCTTTTGTTGTACTAAATGCAACTACCTTAACACAATCATAGTCTACACTCCATTCTAAATCGTAACATGTACCAAACCAAGCACAATCAACCATTACAGGAATATCAAGTTTTGTACAAGTTTCCATAATCTCTTCGTACATTGGATGCACACTGCCAGATCCACTAAATGGCACACTAATAATTACAGCATCTCCACGCTCTAATGGTGCATCATCAATATAAGTATCCCAATCAAAGTCGAACACATCTCTGTTATAAGGATATTCGCCACGAAGCAAGCGCATACGCCAACCATTTCTTGCACATTCTAAATGAAACCAATCTAGTGTTTGTGTTACACCAAGACTTACATAACGATTAGGTAAAGTTTCTAATCCTTTGACCTTTGTACTTACAGATGATTCAATCCATTTAGGATAAAAATCTAAATATTCGTCTTGAACATTAAAATCTCTATTAAACCAGCCATGCTCTTTCACATGTCGTGATAAGAATTTAGGACACTCATGTATCTTAGCACTATTTCCTGTTGTGCCTAAATACTTTTTATATAGTGATTCCCATTGTTTACTCATTCCAATACTCCTTAAATTGCGGAGCAGCACTAATAAAGTCTGTATTTCTTATTTTATCTAAATCAACAATGTATTCTTTGAAATATTTCCACAATTTTTGTTGTTCTGCATGTTCTGGTTTTTTAAGTTGTTGTGCCAATTTGCTTATACCTACAGAATAATAATTATCTTGGCCTGGCCATTTTATTTTATCGTCTATGTCTTCAATCATAGATGCTGCTTGTTCTTTCATTTCTGCACTTAACACATCTAAACTAAGATAAGCAGGATTAACAACTGTATTTGAAAAACTAAAACTACAAAAATCTTTATACTTTTGAACAAAATTCCATGCATCTCTAATTGCAAATACATTTGCAGCCATTGTTGTAAATGTTATACACACTTCTTCAAGGTTATCAAATGTTTTTAGTTTTTCGATCATGTTCTCAACAACAGATATATCATAATTATTGCCGCCTCTTGTATAATTATACAGTTCTCCTGTACCTTCTATACTAATATAAAATATAAGACTTTTAAACTGTCGTAAATGATCAAACAATTGCTCATCATCTACTGTAGCATTTGTGCTTATATCAATAGTAACTTGTTTGTTAAGTCCCAAGTCAATTAACTTTTGTAAAATTGCTCTATTTTTAGGCTCATACATTGGTTCACCGCCACGTATAGCAACATAACACAAATCTTCAAATACACTAGTATCAGCAAAAACGTTGTCTATAACAGAATCATCTAATACAAAATGTCCGTAATCGCTGTTTCTCCAATAACCTGTTTTGTTTTTTAATAATTTTTTTTCATCTGCAACCCATGCTGTACTAACTGCACCGCTACAATGTATACATTTTAAATTGCACTTGTTACTAGGAATAACATCAAGCATTAAAAAACTAGGTGTGTTAATATCTGTTACTATAGGTTTATTATTGTAACAAGTTGCTCGGTCAACAAATAGTGTTTCAAAAAACAATCTACGACTGTGTCCACTTAGTTCTTCTTTTTTATAACACTTTTCACAGCCTTTGTTTTGTTGAAACTGTGAATGATCTTTCCTTAGTTGTGTCCAAGGATTGTCATTCCATATTTCCACTAAAGAATTATTGTTCAAATTACCTAGTGGAACTTTATAAATTGCATCAGGCTTTACATTGCCATCATAATCAATAGCAACGCATTTAAACGGCGCAATGCAGTTATAGTTACTAAGCAAAGTAGTCCTCCTGAGAACCTTGTCTTGCTAAGTCTTGTGTTACACAATGCACACCGCCATCCCAAAAATACTGGTGTCTAAAGTTCCAGTAGATAGGTGTAATACCTTGTTTTTCCATTCTTGCAAATGCTTCTTTGTTTGTGCCAGTGCAAATAACATAATCTTCAGACACACTTAACACATTTACATCAAAAACTGTTTCATCTACGTAACCTGTCCAATGACTAAAATATTCATCAATAAAGTCTTTGTAAAAACGTTGCTTACGCATTTTATCAAATTCGTCTGGAAGTTCTGTTTCGCTAGACACTTCAATAATATCCCAGTTTTGTAATTTTTCTGGTATCCATTTTTTATTCCATGTCATTAGTACACCCGGCTTTAATAGTGCAATCTTGCCGTCACAGTGTCCGCCGACAGCAACTTCGTTCCATCTAAACTCATCGCCTAGTTCTTTTTTCAGCCAGTCTAATCCAACATCGGTACCTTTGCCTTTTTTAAGATCTTTATTACCACTTTGAGAATGAAACAAATCTTTACCACACTTAATAATGTTTGCAGCATGAAACATAATTTGATCGTTTTCATTATATGGAGGTGCTTTGCTTGTAAGTTTTGCCATAGGCATACTTAACCATCTATAACCATTATTATAGAATTGTCTACTAATGTCAGTATATGCAAGATTCTCAAAAAATCTACCACCGCTTGCTGTATAGTGCTCTACAATAGTGTTGCCAAACACACCTAACACATCTCTTGGCATAAGTGGATGGTTAGGAAAATGACTACCAAACCATGGCGTTTGTACAGTTGCTTTATCCCAACTATATTGCATTAGATTATTAGGACGGTGTACTGTAACATCTAAATCTTCAAGTATTTTTACTAAAGATTCTAAGTCTTCAGCAGTTTCTTCATTTACACGTTTTAGTAAATCTCTTGCATTTGAGTCAGGAACATCATTAAAATCTTCAGCGTTATAAGTGCCGCCTACAATGATATCAGTAAGTTTTTGAAATTCGGTAAAAGTTGCCAATATAGTTCTCCATTATTAGTACTATACTAACATAAATTTCCTTTATTGTCAATAGGTAAAACCTTCTTATAGTCTAATCCTGTTACGGCATCCATTTCCGCTGACCGTTCTAGAAGTTCGTTCCATAACTCTAAATCTGTCTCGCCACCTTTAAGTCCTTGCATTATTGCACGTTTATGAAAGGGCTGGACGTTATCCCAAGTTTCCATTTTATCTATTAGGTGTTGCTTATACTCTTCTGGCATTGTACCAATAGAAGTATATTCCGGCCATCTTATACAATCTATAGAATGCTTGTCTTTGTGTATAATACTTTGTACCCATTTAGATAATTCGTTAAAACTCCAAATAGAAAATACACTTAAACAACTATGAACACTAAAAATTAAATTAGCATCTAAATCTAAATACTTTTTTACATTTTCTTCAATTTCATTCCAATTGCTTAGTGTACGATTGTAATCATTACCATAACCATAGCCATCAATCGAAAAGCATAATTCAACACTTTTACATTTTTTCCAAACTTCAATATCTTCCTTTGTAGGAAATTTAGTTGCATTTGTATGATAGACTATAGATACATCGGATAAATCATCGTATTTTGCTAGGTCTTGTAAAAAAGGCGAATGTTCAGGAGACATAAAGGGTTCGCCTCCGAGTATTTTAATCATTGTTGGTTTGTTAAATTTTGTTAAATCAAAGTCACGTACTGTGTTTACTTCTGGTTTAACCTTGGCACCTTGATTATAATAATGATCTGGTACATGATGCATCATGCTGTCTGTTCTAGGAGCATCTTTCCATGCAGCATTATATAATCTTGCCCACGTTGTGCTTTCATCTACATTACACATTCTACATGCAAGATTACAATGATTACTTAAAAACACTTCTAAGTAATCTAGTTCAAATTTATCTTCTATATAGCCGTAAAGTTGGTTAAAGTGCATACGCATATTGCGACCGCCAAGTTTTTCTTCTTCCCAACATTTAACACATTCAGGCAATTTTTCACCTGCTTTCATTTTATCTCTAATTTTTTGAAAGTATTCTGGGTGATTAACTGCTTCCTCTGGTGGTAAAAACTTATATTCTTTAAATTCACTTTCTCCAAATGCCTTAAATCTGCAACACGGCAAAACAGTAGGCTTCCCGTTCTCAGCACCTAATGCCATATGCTTCCATGGTAATACACAACTGTTCTTACTCAAAAAAATTCCCTTTCTGAACATTTATTACATTCGCCTATTTCGTTATTAGTAATTTTTTTTGGCAAAGTGTCTTTGAAAAAAGTATGCTCTAATATTTCTTGTAATGTAAAACTATTTAAACTATTAAAATTTTGTCCGTATAAATCTGGTGCATGTATAAATTCTTTTAAATCATTGTATTGTTCATTTTCGTATGTCATAGATTTTAAACTATAACAACACGGCCATACATGACCAGTTTCGCTTATTTGTATTTCACCTCTTTTCATCCAAGGACATACAGTTTTAAAAGTAGGTTGATCTCCTATATCTACTGACACAGTTTTGTAGTTGAATTTTTGTAATTCTTTTACAGTTTGAAAATCGATACCTTTGATTTTAGTTGCAGTATAACTCTTATATTCAACCATATCAATTTCTTTTACACAAGATCTGTTAACTTGAAAGCCTACAAAACCAAGTTTTTTTGCTGTATTACTTATTTCTTCTATTTGATGCAAATTGTAATCAAAAACAATCGTTCTCCATACAGCATTAGCACCAGACTCGATAAAAGAAGTAGCGTTTTCTATAACTTTGTGCCAGTTTACTCCTCGTCTGTAAATATGATTAGTATCTTCCAATCCATCAATACTGAAAATTAAGTCATGTGCTTTAAACTTTTGTAATGTTTTACCTAAAGAATACCACCATTCTTTATTTCTTGCACTACCGTTTGTATGAATAACAACATATAAGTGTGGATTAGTTTCGGCAAGATAATTAATCATTTCTAATGCACTAGGATGCATTTGAAAATCACCTACTGATCCATTAAACACTATTTCTTTAACAGTTGACAAATTAGACTTACATAAACTGTGCCAAGCTCTTACCGGAAAGTGTTTTAGTTTAAGTCTAGGATTTATTTTGCCGCCATCGATGTTGCGATCACAACTACCACAACTAGCATTACAATAAGATGTAAATTCTATTTGTAACGTGAATATATCACTGTGTTTCAAATGAAACATCGAATATATCTTTCATTTCAGGAAAAGTTTCTGCAAATGTTATGCCACGTTGGCGATCGCACAAATCTAAAAATTCTTTCATTTCTGGTAAGCGTCTACTCCAGTCTTCACTTTCCATAAAACTTAAAATACCATTAAGACGTTTAATTCCGTATTCTGCACTACGGAATTGTTCATACGTAACTTTACCTTTGTGCCATCTAGGAATACCAAGTTCCCAGTTTTCTTCCCACCAAGGATACCATGATTCGTACTTGCGTCTACATTCTTCTTTAAACCATTTAGGCAAAACTTTTACATTTAAATGGGCAGGCCAATATACAAAATGCTGACTAATGCCACCTGCGCCAAATGGCCACATGTTTATTTTCTTAAAACCTTGTTCTAGTTTCCATTGAATAAAGTCAGGAAGATAATATACATTAAGTGCTTGAACTGCACATGCAATAGTAACTTCTACATTATTACTAGTTTGTGTATCTAAAATACGAAACACTTCTTCTTGACGTTTCCATTCGCTTGGATAACGAATATAACTATTCATTTCTTTAATACTATCTATCGAATAGTGAAAACGCACAAGTTTGAATTCTCGCCATAAATCAAATAAATCTTCTCTCCATTCAACTCCATTTGAGTTATAACGTAGTTCAAGATCTTTTGCATAACCCATTTTAATTGCATGTTCAAGTATTTCATAGTGTTCCTCGATAATAAGACTCTCGCCACCGGCAAAATAAATCTGCTGCATACTCGGCATTTGTTCATAGAATTGCTCCCAAAACACAGGATTTTGTTTGTGCCAGTTGTAACTACTTCCGTTTGTACTGCCTTTGTTTTCCCATTGCATAATTTCTTTGAGAGACTCATTTTTAACAGCAGGAAAAATTGCCTTCCAATCTTTAATCCAACCTGAACTATCATGCGGTGAACACATTACACATGCAAGTTGACATTTTGTTCCGAAACGTAAATCAATATACGCTAGATTAGGTGGCACACTGCCGTCTTCATTTGTTTCTTGTAGTATCTTATCTACATCAACACGCTGACTCCAGTAGTCTGTTTCCCACATACGTTTACTACGATGACCTGCTGCTTCTTCTTTAAAACATTTTAAACAACTAGGTGGCTTTTCACCAGCAAGCATTTGCTTACGTACATTCTTCATGTATGTGCTGTTCCAAGCACTTTGAAAATCACTTACATTTAAATTGTTAGGACGTCCTTCATCATCCTTAAGAATGCCTACTTGGCCCCCGTGTTCTTTATCATTTGTTGCACCAACTGAACTTGCATTTGCTGTGCAGCATACTCTCATACTACCGTCTGGTCTTGTGCTTAGATGCACCCAAGGTAATAAACAAAATGTGTCGCTAATCTTTGTGTGTTTTGTATTCATTGTTTATCGCTTTACAAAATTTTTTGCATATAGGATCAGGATCTGTTTCCCAACCTTCAGTGTTAAAATGTTTACTGAATGCTTCACTATCTATTATAGCATCTAATCCATTTTTTGCAATAGAATTCCAGTCTTTATCTAAACTTTTTAGATAAGGAGACATGCTTGGCTCAGTAAGTGTCCAGCAACAGGGCCATGCATGTCCGTCAGTGTCTATAACAATACCTTTTGTCCTACACTTTATCTTTGTCATACCATTTCCATTCGCTGACTTTATTTGCCCAAGCAAAAACTTGTTCTTTCATTTCTTTGTCTACAATTTTATACTTCCAATCTCTAGTATTTAATTTTATATCCATTTCTAATTTATTTTTCCTTGCTAATTCAATAGCTTCGGGTACACTTCTATAATTAAATGTAAACACTAAAAAATCCCAACATACTACAGCACCTGATTCATTTGCAGCAATCATATGTTCCCACGCTCTGTTAAAATCTACCTCAATTCTATATTTACTACTCTGTTCTGCTGTTATACCATCTATACCAAAATTCAAACGTAGTTGATCTTTCCAACGTTTTGCAATACTTACATACCAATCTTTCTGTCTTAGGCCACCGTTTGTTGCTACTTGAACTTCTTTACCTGAAGCACATCCATAATCTATCATTTCTTCTATATCAGGATGCATTAATGGATCTCCATAATCTCCGCAAAAATAAATTACTTCGACTGCACTCGGAGCAGTGTCTACCATCTTCTTATAAGTTTCTAAGGAAAAATGTCTATATACTAATTTGTCCTTTGCATCTAACTCTGTTCTTGGACATAAAGGACATTTTGCTTGGCAATAAGTTGTAGGACTAAATTCTAATGTTTCAAACTTTCTGTAATCCACTAAACATATTCCTCTAGTTCAGGAAAATAATCTAACATTTTTTTATTGTTAATACGTTCACACAGTTTAATATATTTTGTAGATCTTTCAGATAATTTTTCTTGGCCGTTAAAATTATTTTTCATATAATTCAAACAATCATTTGTAAAGTATTCCCACCTATCAATAAAATCTTTATTATTTGTCGACAGTTTTGCTTTTTCTATACTGTCTTGCATTTCGTTTATACATCTTTGTCTAATAGAATCTGGTAATTCTAAACTAGATACAGGATTATCTAGTACTAGACTAGTATGAAATAATAAATCATACTCTAACCAATTGTTTAAAATATCAGTCCAACGCAAAGCACTAAACATGTTAAATGTTACAGTGCCTTTTAGAATTATGTTACTTAAATTGAAATCTTTAATTCTGCGTAAATTGCTTTTAACAAGTTCAATATCTCCACGCATTCTAAAAAAATCATATGTGTCAAACGATGCATCTATACTACAAACAATTTCTACTTGTTTAAACTTCATCCAATACTTTAAATACTTTGATATGTCTTTGACATTAAGATTTGTATTATAGACTAATTTTTGATCTTGCGGATTTTTACTTGTCATATATTCTAACCAGTCTATATGTTCTGGAGTAAGTAACGGTTCACCGCCTGTAAAATGAATCATAGAAGCAGATGCGAGTAATTCTTTTATGTCTTCTTTATATCTGCTTTCGCTATTGAGAGCAACTTTGAATAATTTAGATATATTATTATGTGTAACAGATTCATCTAAATCATCAACTTCTTTACCAACATCGTAAGATGTTTCTTCATATATTTCAAAAGTTTCTTTGTCAGTTAAACTTGTTACCCAAAGTGTACTACTGCCTGGGCCGCAGTGCATACATTGCAAATTACATAAATTACTAGGACGTATTTCTATCCTTTCAAGATCAGTAAGTCTAGATTCGTCTGGATTATTTTTTATAAAATCTATAAGTGCATCTTTATCTTCAACTTGTCTTTCAAAATCTCCAAAAAAATCCATTCTAGGCGACTTACTATTAGAATCTTCTGCATTCCAACAACTTACGCAATTTTTATTTCTTTGTCCGCAATACAGGTCATTCCTAATATTTTTATAATAATCATTGTTAAACAGTTTTGTAAATGGTTGTTTCTTCCAATTGCCTACACGTTCTCTACCCCTGTAGCATGTATATACAGAACCGGATTGATCCAAGTCAGCGTTAATGTAAGGTGCAAAACAGAATGTATCGGGATTTAATCCTAACTTTTCTAATTCGTTTCGCATATCTTCAAGTGTTTTAATCATACGTCTTCGTATTCCATAGGATTATGTTTTTCTAATATTTCTTCTGCTTTACAAAACAGAGGATCAGAATCATCTTTTCTAAAAACCATATCATCATATTGTTGAGCATCTGATTCTTGAATTACTCTATATTCATCGTGTTCAGGACTTAACGGATTGTTAGGAAAACAACCTGACGGAATAACAATCGGATCATAACCTTTTTCTATAAGATGGTATAATAATCGTTCTTTTTGATCTTCATCTTTCCATTTTGTATGGAAAATATTTTCACAGTCTTTTGAGGCAAGCCATGCTTCTGTAAGATTGCCCATTCGCATACTCATTTTAATATAAGTCTTATCACTATGTTTAATTGTATTATCGATAACAAATGCTAATTTACTTTTACTTGGTCGTAACACACTTCTGTGTCTGCGTTTAGCAAATCTAAATAATATAGATCTTTTGGTATCAACAATGTCATCTACACAATGCCAACTGTAATTAGTAGCAGGTATAGCATAAAAGAAGTTAGGTTTTTGAGGTACTTGACTGTGCATTTCTCCGCGTTTGTCTACTGTCCAAGCACCTTGATTACCGTAATCGAAATAAATTTGACAAGTTACCAACCACCTAAAGTCTTTTAAATCATTGTGCGTTTCTATAAAACTACCGTCAAGGTCGTGATGATAATTTACATAAAAACTATCATGATTAAAATCTTTACCAAAAATTACTTTTTTTAGTTTAGGCAATTCATTAAGTATAGTGTCAAATGCAGGATAAAACTGTTTTTGTTTTCCTTCATCAATGCCGTCTTCATAATCTGCAATTTCTAATGGTAAAACATAATTATTTTCAGCAATACCTTTTGCTTCATGGGTACCTTCGAGTTTTGCATATTGATAAATTTTATCGTAGGGATAAGTTTTATCTAAGTAAGAAAATACCGCAGCATTAAAAAACTCTTCTTTAGTATAGTATGTAAACGGTTCTGAATGTACCTCTATCATATTTTATCTTTCAATCTATGTAGTATTATATCAGAAAAAGCATCATGTGCTTCCTCAAGTGGATGCTCGCCGCTACCTATAGCATAGTTATTACGTTTAGTCCAGTCTTCTATACTATCAGTTTTTGGATCTAACAACCAAACTTTGTCACTCCAGTCAATTTTATTATATACAGGACAACTATTTCTTAAATGAGATAAATTATCTGGAAATATATCTTGATGTATTTCTTTTATTCCGTTTACCATAAAATAAGGTATATCTGCTAATCTTAAGGCTGTTTGAATTTGATGTACTTGATATAAAAATTCTATACAGTTTGCTCTATAAGTTCTAACTTGCACTGCATATTTTTTAAGTGCAAGATTTGTTTTACTATACTGGTTTGCATTAAACATTCTCCATATAGTCCTATCATGATGGTGACCTATAGGTCCTAATTTTTGTAAAGTAACTTTTCTATATCCATCGTTTGTCTCTAAACTATCTTGTACAAAATGTTCAAATCTTGTAGGAGATGTCCATTGTATAACTGCTGCTTTAATATTTTCATCTAAATTTGCAAATGTAGTTCTAACAATCCTATGATTACTGCCGCCGAGTGTTCCTAAATTTTTAAAATCTTGATTTAATTTTTTTCCTGCAAGTGCAGCAAAACATGTATTTTCAGCATCTATTAATTCATCGCCGTATGTAAAACTGCATCCATTAAATAATATCATTTAAATTGCTCCGCAAATGGATCAAACTCCGCACCGCACTTCATAGCACAAACTTTTAATTTACCTGCAAAACAACTCGGCTTATTCCAACTGTTTTGTATAGCATCAAAAATACCTGTTTTAAAAACTTTTTCTAATCCATTACGTGCATCTAATTTTGTTTTATCTTCAATGAAATCCCATATTTGTTCTATTTTAGGATCTTTATGCCACCATTTGTACATACGTCCAGCAGTCCAGCAGCAGGGCAACGCAAGTCCTTCTGCTGTTATAAACAGACTGTTTTCTTTTTTTACTTTACATATTACAGGAACAGCATTGTAATATGCATCCATACTTCCGTATTTTTCTATAATTTTATCTTGTTTAGTTAAAGCTTTGTTTTGGTACTTTTCATCAGGTTTTTTTAGTTCAGTAGTTTCTTTACCTTTACGATCAACTGCTTGATGCGATTCTTTCTTTTTTGAATCTTGTGTAATAAAGCGTCCAGTCTTTTTCTTCATAAACTTTTCGCAACCCCATTCATTAGCAAGTGCTTCTGCTTCTTCTACTTGATGCTGGTTATGTTCAAATATCAAATAGTCCCAACGTGCCCTGCCACCTGCGTCTATAAAGGCTCTCATATTGCGTTCTACATTATCCCATACAACACCTTGGCGATATAGATGATTAGTGTCACGCAAACCGTCAACACTAAATATAACGGCACCCATCCTTCCAAAAACTTCAGCCAGTTGTCTCCACCATTCTTCATTTTTTGCTCCTCCGTTTGTATTCATGCTTAACCACATATTAGGGTTATGCTTTCTAAAATATTTGAATATTTCAAGTGTATCTTGTGCAACAATAGGATCGCCCAAATTACCACACATGTACATAGTATCCAATTGTTTTATAAAGGAAGCATCAAATATCTTTACGCAATCTTCATAGTACAATTCATCAAGGTTAATATGAGGATTTATTCCTTCACCATTCATGTTTCGATCACACATTGGACAACTGGCTTGACAGTTTTGTGTAACTTCTAAATGAATAGTTTTAATATCTTCATAATTATACATTATCGTAAACTAACTCCACATCCTTGCCAGGGCCGACTTTACTAGGTAAATCACCATACTGTTCAATATACCAGTGTATGACAGCACAATACCAATTCCAACTGTTATGGTGTGCTTCTTTGTTAAACTGCCATATGTTGTTATTAGTTGCTTGCATTGTGCTCAGTGCTCTTGCACATTCTAATTGCAACTGTCTAGTTGTAAACTTACTTAAATCCAATTAACATAAACCTCGTATACTTGGGCAAATCAAATTCACCTGCATATAAAATATTATTCATAGATGCCTTTACTGCAAACTCTTCAATACTTCCTACACAATTTACATGTTCTTCAATTTCATAATAGTTGTTGCTTTGTAGTACAACTAATTTACCTTCTGGTATTGAATCATACCATTTTGCAAAGTTTTCTATATGTTCGCAACTAGTATTAATAATTGTATCTGGTGTATCATAAAGCATACAAACACTACCATCACTTCTATTTACAGGATAACTATGCCCATCCCATTGTATTTCCATAATATCTTGTGTACAGGCTTTAAACTGCCATTCTTCTTTTACCCAAGGCTTATTGAAAACTTCAGCAATGTTTGCGCAAGTAGGATCAACGTCAAAAGATCTAACTTTATCCAACTTAATGTTACTTTCAAATAACATTGTAGCAAGTGTAGCGTACCATCCTGCACAAAGAAATACTGTGCCTAAATCAATTTTTTGTCTTTGTAATTCTTGTACTAACCAAAGTTTACTTTCAAGTTGTCCTCTACTAAAACAATCTGTATCGTATTCAATATTGTTTATTTGTAGATTTTTAAACGCATCAATAAATCTTGTATCTTTAAATCTTTTCAATACTGGCCAAAGTTTATATGTATTGTTTTCTAATAATAACTTACGCAATTCTTCATCTTCTGCAAGTCTAAACAAACTGTGTAAATTATTTTCCATCATTACTTTACGCAAATCATCTGTACTTCCACGTATAACAGTAGGAAGTAGTCTAAAGATACTACTCATATCTTTGTCAATATATGCTCTACGTAAATCACTTAATCTAGTATCTCTAGGATACATCAATTCAAATCTATCAAGTAACTCATGTGTCTGCATTGAACTTATCCTTTAGCCAATCAAAGTCATTAATAAGTTTTAGTGCAGCAATATTAGTTGCATTTTCTTTACCATATGCTGCACCTGCTTTTGCACCTGCTATAGCATATTCACCATATGGTTTATCTACACCTTTTGTACACCAAATATCCAAACGCTCTTGTGTTTCTAAGTCTTTTTGTCTGTCAATAACACCTGATGAAAGTTTACAGCATTCTCTAAATGCTGACTTCCATGTTTCAAAAGGTCCTGTATTAAAACAAGTTAAGTTTGATATTTGTTGGACAGCCTTGAATTTGTTTGTAATACTTGTTGTCATGTCAGGCTTACTTGTATCCATATTAATAGTTAACATTCTTGGAAACAGTTTTAGTCCGCCATAACCATATACTAGATCATTAATTGGGTTTTGTGTACGCCATACATGCACCATGTCTCTGTCCCAACGTGGAACACGATATTCAAAACTAAAATCATCTACAATTTGTGCGTCACCGTCAACAATCCAAAACATTTCAGTTTCGCAAAGTTTTGCTGCTTCGATATGTGCTTGGTGAATACCTTTTACTCCATGTACACGTTTTGCATTTGGTACACGTTCTAGCAGTAGTTCATAATTTTCGTCTGCATTAGGTTCTTGATATGAAATAAACACAACATCATAAATTTTGTATTCACTTGCCATAATATTCCAAGGCTTGTGATTAACAACAAATCTGTGTTCAATTTCTTTTTTGGTAATAGGAGATTGTTTAGACAACAAAAACAATCCATTGTAACCTGTTTCAGAGCCATCTTTGTGTACAAATGCATGGTTTTGTTTTCTGTCATATGTGTTTGCATGATCAAAATACATATTAAATCTAAACTTGCTTGTATCAATATTAGGATCATCTGCATAAAATAATTCAGTTTTACTCATCTTAACTGCACGTAAATAATCTTCCCAAGACTCAACATTAAATCTATCGTATTGTGCAGGTCCACTAGCAACATTATTCCATTCTTTACGCTCTACTAGATGCCTGTGTTCTATTTCTTTTTTACTTACAGGTTTATGGATACTACATAGATATGCACCAGTACGCAAGTCTTTATCTTCTACTTTATGTACAAAACTATGATTTTGTTTTCTATCAATTTGCTCATGATGACTGATATAAAAACTATTAACAAACTTTTCATCAAGTGCAATATTATTTGTACTAAACCAGAATAATTCTGTTGTTGTATTGTCTAAGGCTTGTAGATATTGTTCATACGTATCAATATTAAACACATCAAACGGTTTAGGTGTACTTGCTACAATGTCCCATTCTTTTTTGTTTGCATAGAATCTATAATCAACTTCACGTTGTGATACCGGCGACTGCTTACTAAAAAGCATAATGCCGTCATATGTATCATTATTTAAAAATGCATGATTAACACTGCGGTCATATGTATTAGAATGTTCAAAGTATAGATCAAATTTAAAATCATCAGCAACGTCTACATCTTTAGGAATACCCCAAAACATTTCTGTTGTGCTTGAATTTAATGCTGTTACATAGTCTTGATAACTGTCTATAGGAAACTTATCATATTGTATAGGTTTACTTGCCACTACATCCCATGGTTTGTGATTTACAATAAATCTATGCTCAATTTCTCTTTGCGATACTGGTGCATGTTTTGAAAATAAAAATACACCATTGTATAAATCATTATCATCTACACGATGTATAAATGCATGATTTGTTTTTCTATCATATTCATTGTCATGTGTAAAATAAGTATCAAATGCAAACCCGCTTGTATCGATATTAACACTTGTTCCCCAAAACATTTCTGTATTTGAATTTTCAAGTGCATATTGATAGTCTTCCCAACTATCAATTACAAATTTATTATATTTTACAGGTCCACTTGCTACAATGTTCCATTCTTTTCTGTTTACAATAAAACGATGTTCAATTTCTTTTTTTGTTAAAATTCTTGCTTTTGTCAACAGTGCTACTCCATTGTATAACTTTTGTCCATTTACTTCGTGAACGAACACATGATTTGTTTCTTTGTCATATATGTTATCATGTGCAAAATGTAAATCAAAGTCAAAGTCTTCCTTTAATTCTAAGTTGTATGACAATGCCCAAAACATTGCAGTGTTTGACGACTCCAGTGCGTCTTTATAATCATCGTATGTTTCAATATAAAACTTATCATACGGTTTTGGTACGCTAACTTGTAATTCTACTTGTTTTTGTTTATTATAACATCTTTTTTCAATTTCGTCTAGAGTAATTTCATTATCTTTAGGAATCAAACACACACCGTCATATTTGGTGTCATTAAGAAACACATGGTTGTAATTCTTGCTCCAATCATCAGGCTCATAGTCAAATGTAAAATTTTCTACTATACTTACATCATCAGGAACTACCCAAAAAAAGTCTGTTAAGGATTGACTTTGGGCAGTTAAAAAATTAGGTGCATATTTTGCTGTAACAAAATTTGCTTTTAGATATTCATAAGTGTCATTTTTTACACCAATAAAAAAGATGTCATACATTATAGAGTTTTACATAACTTGTAGAAATCTTCCATTTCAGGAAACACTTCTACAAATTTTAAGAAGTTCCTTTCGTCATACTGATCAAAAAACCTTGCAAAGTTTTTTCTATCTAATTCTATTTTGTTTTGATTAATGTCAACACGTTCACGCATTATAGCAAGATTGCGTTCTAGTTTTGCAATTTCAAAATCATAGAATCCTGCAAAATCGCTTACATTGCTATTTTGTTTCATAAAGTCAATTGCTTCTTCAAGATACTTGTCAAAGTCTGGTGTTAAAATTTGAATAGTTTGCCAGTCAGGATATCTAATTAGAGGTATATCAAACCAAATACGCTGACGAGGATGTATTTCATAATCATCGTGTTTAGTGTAAGGGTCGTGTATAGGAATATATTGCACACCTTGATTACTTGCACTAAAACGCTGTCTTAATTTTAACACGTATTCTAAATAGTCTTTTACTTTTGGCACAGACAAAGCATTAAAAGTATTAATAAATGTAACAGTTGTATTTTTTGTTTCTGTTAGAAAACGCATAGTATTACGTGTCATTGTATCCCACTTTAATCCGCCACGTATGTATTCTGCTTGTGAGCCTACGCTGTCAACTGAAATAAACAACGCAAAGTTTTTCAATGCCATGTTAACATACCAGTTGTTTCCGCTACCTGGATTCCAACGATTTTTATCTTCCCAAATTTGTATCTCTTCAAGTTTTTTTACTTTAGATAAGAATCTATCCATAAGTTCTTCTTTAGGAGGACACATGTTTGTTGTAATACTTAATTCAAGCCATGTGTTTGGATTTTCATAGATATATTCAAGTACACGAAATGTGTTGATGTCCATTAACGGCTCGCCGCCTGTAATACGAAATACTTCTAGTTTGTTATATAAACTAGGCCACCATTTCCAAAAAGCTTCAAGATAAGGATTTTCGCTTTGCCGTACTTTCAAAGGCATAAGTCCTTTTTCTTGCAAATACTCTAGATTGTTATGTCCTGTTTCCTTGCCCTCTGCATCTAGTATTTTAAATTCGCCATGTTCTTTGATTTTTTCTTCCCATGTTGTGCTTAAATGTGGAGAACAATACATACAAGAAAAATTACATGCTTGGTTAAAATTAACTTCCATATAACGTGGATCTACGTCACCTGTATCTAGTGCATCAATAATATCACTTCTACTATTCTGTGCCCAATACTCTCCGGAACGGTATATTCTATCACTGCGACCTCCTACGTCTTCAATCTTCCAGCAATATGCACAACCTGCAGGACGCTCGCCTTTGAGCATCATTGCACGTTCTTCTTTCTTTTGTGCAGTATTATGTAAGGCTTTAGGATTTGCTTTTACAGCATCAACATCCATATCATGCAATGGCGGATGATAGCAACTATGCGTTTTACCATTTGTAAGATGCATAGAAACCTGTGTCCATTTTGCATAACACATTGTCTTGCTGATATTCTTTAACTGCTTTTCTGCAATATCTGCAGACTGATTATAATCGCTCATACGAAATCCTTTTTATAAATTATACAGGATTTTTTGCAGTTGTCAAGCCATATGTTTCTGTAATAAATTCTGCAAGTTCTTTTGCCATTAACTTGTAGCCATTGATATTTGGATGAATATCATTTGTTAGAAACTGTTTAGGATAATCTAAATTATGATATCTATCCCACCATTGTGATCTTTCATGTTCACCTTGTAACCAATCATCTGCTTCTACTAGCAAATCTACAAATTGATCATAATGTCTATAATCGTGTATATACTTTGTCCAATCTATTTGATCGTGCAAACCGCCTGTTCTTGTTTCTAAATCATGTTTTCCTCTATAATCAAATGCATTTGCAAGAACAAATTTAAATCCATAGGCCTTACAAAAATTTTGCACTTCTAAAATACTACATAGAGTTTCCATACTTGCACATGTTTCGCTCCAACAAGTTCTTGTATATGCTTTCCAAAACTTGTCACTATCATTAGGCCATACAGTATTAAAGTTATAATGATGAGCACGTTTATAAGGGTGTTCTCTGTGTCTTGTAAAATGCGGCTCTTCGTCAAAATGCATGTCTTGTCTAAAAAAATCAAAACGTTCGTATCCACTTAGCATAAACACAATAATGCAATCTTCCATTGCATCCCAATCTATATCTGTCAAGTACAAACACCTTGCTGCTGCTCTGTTACCTATACCTCGCTGACCTAAATTAACTGCTGTATAATCCGTAAAATGATCCCTTGCTAATACATTAACCCAACTGTTTTCCCATTCCATAGGAATAAGGTCTGTGCTTTGATCCATAGGAAAATTCATCTTTCCGTTGTGTTTCTTCCATGTTTCTTCTGTATAGCCGCCTTCGCCCTGTGTCCAACTACAACCTAAGCCAATAATTGCTTTATCGATAGTCTGCATATTCATCCTCTCTAACTGTATCAAGTGTAACACAATGGGGGCCGCCGCTTAGTGTTCGACAATGTCTCATCTTTACGTGCATAACATCAAAGCCTGAATTTTCTAAAGTTTTTGTTAAACTATGTTGATTTTCTTCAACGGCAACTAAAGATTCACTTAAACTTAAAATATTCATTCCTAGCCAAGGACTTGCAGGTGCCCAATCATGCATAACCTGTGTTTCATGTGGTTCAGGTGCCCATATTTTTTCCCACTTGTTGAATATGTCAGGTAGTTGTTCTTCTTTTACTCTTTCAGAATTTAATAATACTTTACCAGGTGCCAATGGCATAATACTAGTATCTAAATGTACATATGCATACACGTTTTCTAACATATGCACTGTATACTTTTCACCAAGTGTACTTTGTAGCCACCGTGCGCCCATTTTGTTTCCGCTGTTTGAAACAAGATATAATATATCTTTACCTATCTTTACACAGTTAGCAGCATCAAATGCTGGTTCATATTCAGTAAGTGTAGGAGCATTTAGATCTGATCTATCATAAAGTTTATCTGGTAATCTAGGCTTAGGTGCTGCAATCCATCTACTGCCGTTTACAAAATACTCTTTGAAAATACTTCTCATACCAAATGTTTCAAAATATCTACTTCTAAGAGGCATAGGAGTTTCGATAAGCATATCACCAATAGTAAGCACACTATCACGTGGACAATAACTATAGTATGCATCAGTAGACCAATCAGGAGACATGTGTGTAACTCCATGATTAAACTTTGTAGGACGCATGACTTTTACACCAATGTCTTCAAGTTGTTTTTGAAACACGTTTAAGTCTTCTATAGTTTCGTTAATAACATCTTCTGGATATTGCCCGCCCGGCATGTCGGATAAATCATCTATGTTAGCATAGTCAACACAATGTATATCTTTGTTTTTGATCCTAGGAACTTGAGCCCACTCTGCATTACCTAAAATTACTTCTTTAAGTGTGCCCCATTCTGTGTTTGCGTTTATTTTACTCATCTCTATACTCGTCAAATACTTTCTGTTTTCGTAAATCTTTGTATGTTGTACTAGAACCTGTATCAGGATTATCTGGTCCTAATTCTTCAAAGAGTGTAATACCTCTTATGGCTTCTTCTGGAGTCATATACATATGATAGCCTATACAACTATAATCGTCATCTTCATGTCTAACATATTTGTGGCGCCCATCATAAATCATAGGACGGCACCATTCTACAAAGTCTATGTCATCTGTTAGTATTACTCCACCTTTACCTAATTTAAGTGTTTTTCTATGATGAAAACTTACACAATAATATGACTCAGGTATATACATTCCTTTACGGAATCTAGTTGCTCCGTCAACAATAGGAGTAGGATCTAAAAAATAATCACCACTCCATTCTTTATCAATAAATTTAATTTTATTACCTGCGTGAATACACTGCATTGGTGTGCTTGAATATGTATGTGCAGGCAATGTAATTGTTTGACCTGTTACGCCTAAGTATTTCATACAAAGAAACATTGAATTACTACAACTATCAACACATACTGCATATTTAGATCCAGCATATTCTGCTAGTCTATCTTCAAATACTGTGACTGCATCCCAAGGATCGTTTAACTCTACAGTTCTATCTTTCAGTTGTAATATCATAGGGTTCGCCTGTTTCTTCATCAAACCAATACAAACTACGATGAGGTAAATTCTCATCATCGTGTTTTGCATTGCTTACGTAAAAGAACAATCTAAATGCATTTCTTGTACGCCCTTCAGGACATGCTAGTGCATCAGGAAACCCATGGAACCCTCTTTCATGGTGTCTCCAAATAATTGCTCTATTAAACATTGGTGCAACTTTTTGTACAGGACCTTTATTGTTGAAGTCATTGAAATGTAAATGGCCGCCCCATTCTTCTTCCCAATCCGATCCTAGATAAATTATCATACTCAGCATACGATGTACTTTAATTGTATCATTCCAGTTAAAATCTGTATGGATTGATAATTTACATCCTGGATAACTTCTACTATAACCTGCACCTACAATATAAGGATCAGGAATAAGATCCTTAATACCAGTAAGTTTAATCAACCATTGCATACCTGCTTGACTGTGCATTTGATTTGTAAAATTTTGTGCTACAGGTGCTACCTCTAAATTTGTAAGTTCACGCATATAACTATCGCGACGGGTAAATTCTTTCCAATGGAATTCTGGTATGCTTTCGCACTCAAGTTCCATTGCTTTTGCCATTGATTCTGGCAAAAAATTGTCTAATGTAATCATAGGATATGGCGGTGTTCCTACAAATTCATAATTTAATTTTTTAATGTTTGGATATGTTGTTTTAAGATGTGTTACTAGTTCCATGCAATATTTAACTCCGTGTGTTACCGTAATGTACAACTTTGAATTCGTTTGAATCTCTAAGTTTCCTCCAAGGATCTACTACTGTAGACCCAAGCGGCCATTCAATTTCTTCTACATACTGTTCCCAATAACCTATTAGATATACATCTGCTTTAGGAAATACCGTATCTCCTGTGTTGATGTCATAATAAGTTAGAGACCCTCCTAATTCTTCTACATAATGTCCTACTAGCATACTACTACTGCCTATAGTGTAATAAACTCCTGGCTTATAGGCTTTTCCTACAATACAAATATCATTACCTTCTCTAATCAATCTCTGTGCCATTCTTTTGGCTTGTACTTCTCTTGCAGTCATAATACTATCAAACAAATCATAACCTAAGTCTAACCGTTGTGCTAGATATCGTAAAGCAATATTATCTCTAGGATGACATGCGCCTCCGTCTCCCATACCTGCTTGCATATAGCCTGGCCCCATAATTCGGTATGTGCTTTTTGCAAGGGCTTCTGTAACAACATCAACATTAATATTACCACTTGTTTCAGCAACATCTTGTATCATATTAACTAAACTTAGTTTAGTACTGATAAACGTATTGTAAAATATTTTTATAGCTTCTGCTTCATCCCATGTGCCTATTTCATATCTAGGATTGTTTTGCATTATAGGCTTATAAAAGTCGATCAACTCTTTTGCATCATCTGTAGTGCTACCGTCTTCAGTGCCAATAATAACCATTTCAGGATTTACCATGTCCCATTTAATTGTACCCATTGCTATTAAGTAAGGATTGTAAACAAAACGTGCATTTTTTATTAGTTTGATAAATCTATTTCTAGTTGTACCAGGAAGAACTGTACTAATAAGCACAACTAACTGTGATTTGTTTACATGCTTGTTAATTTTACGTAACACAGATTCAACAATACTATAGTCAAAATCTTTATTAGGCAAATGACTAGTAGGAGTCTCGCCTCCATATTGTGCTTCGTGTGGTGTGGGCACTGCAACAAAAATTATATTTGTATCTGTAACTGCGTCTTTTATAGTTTGACACATAGAAAAGTTTCGCGGTGTCCGCTTTGCAACATCATAACCTACAACATCATAATGTGTTGCCATTACTTCGGCACAATCTTGTCCTAATTTGCCGCATCCTATCATTGCTACTTTTTTCATAATTCTTTTCTCGCACGTATCACTTGTTTTTTAAGTTCTAAATATAACTTTTGCCACGGCGGCAATGCTTGATCTTGTATTTCAGTATCAATTCTTGACCATTGATATTTTACTGCTTTAGGCATGTAAGGATCTCTTTTTAAGATTTCAAACACACGCTTGTGGTTATATTCAATTTTATGATACAACTCATTGTATTCTTGTATGTGTGTCTTAATAGTAGAAAAAGTATTTTCACTGTACTTTCTCATTTCTTCAGTATACATTGCTACACGTTTTGCTAAGTCTGTTTCTTTATCAAAACTGTAGTCGAATATTTCATCATATCTAACAAACCCAAGTTTATCTAAATGTTCGTGAAATCCTTGTGCTCCGCATACCAAAAATAATTTTTTACTTAACAAAGGATATATTGTTTTTTCAGTAACAAATATAGTTTCCCAACATGCTTCAGATACAAAATCACATAGTGTATGCCAATATTCTTCAGGTAATTTGTATGAATCCATATCAAGACTAAAAGTATCATTTTCTAGCGTCATTTGTTTACCATCATGGTATTTGTATGGAAAGTCTGGTCTTTCTTTGCCGCCATCGATCCATGTTACATAACCTGCATCTTGTAAATTATATTTTTTAATATTATCAATTAAATGACAACGATGTAAATGTGCTCTGTTTTGCAAACAAATCCAAGGCCATTTTGTTGTTGTGTCATCTATATTCCAATATTCTCTAACATCTTTTGGTGTGTTATAATCCTCGTATGCATCAAGAATTGTTTTTGTAGAATAATGGAAAAAGAAAGTCGACCAGTGTAAACTTCTAATTCTGTTTATGCCGCTTGTTTTTAATTTATTTTCATAATAAGAATTTTTTGCACAACCACTAATCACAATAGTTTCTATATTAGGATTAGCATTCACATATTCTACATATTCTGGATCAAACCATGGTTCCCATTCTGCGCTACCATCTATTACAACTTTATCAGTTTTTACAGTTTTAAGATCTTTTAAAATTTGTCTAAAATTAAAACCATCTCCATTTTCATGTGAACACCAATAATTATACCAAAGATAATCTCTTCTTTCTTTTAGACCTTTGGCTTTGATTTTTCTATCAGTAAACCTTTTTGCTAAAGTTAAAAGTTCTCCTTCATCGCCTTCCATTACACCTCCTGGTGCAGTAATTTCCAAAATCCTATTTTGCACAGTGGAAGGCACGTGTTCAAACTTTGATATGTATTTGTCAAATATGTGTTCTACATTTTTTTGTAATTTAGGCTTTAGTGTGTCATACATACCTTGCAAATTATGTTTGTTATCTACAACATATTTTATATTTTTAACTATACCTTCGATACGTTCTTCGTCAGTTTTTAAATTGTCAAAACTATAGTCAAAAACTTCATCATATATTTCGAAACCCATTTCCATTAATTTAGAATGGAAATATCTACTACCGACAGTTAAGAACGGAAGTTTACATAACATAGGTGTGGCTGTCTTTTCTGTTATTGTCATACCTTCTGTATAACTTTCGGTAGGAATATGTAGGAAACTATAGATAAAGTCATCATTAAAATCAAAACTACATAATTTTTCAGTAAACCTATCATTTGTAGTCAATCTACTACCATCATGATACTTAAAATACTGAGTAGGATCATCATTCCGATGAGTCTGATGGTATGTTATTAATCCTTTATCTATTAAATTTTCTCTAGCAAGAACATCAATGAAAACATCTCTATGATGACGCTCTCTACCATTCATCGATAAGAAAGGATGCTTCCATATATCCCAAGTATGTTTGTCTTGTAATATTAAATCATCATACAAGAAGTTGTTATTCAACAGTTCTTGATGTGCTCTTACAATGAAGAACTCAGGCCAAATATCTGCTCTGCCATGTGGCCGTAAGCCTATTACTCGTAGTCTTTTTTGAAGTAAAGGTAAATCGTTAATGCAAGTTACAACAGTATATTTTATATTGTTTTTGTTTATGTGTTTTACAGATTTTTGGGAAAGATCAATTTCAAATTCATGATACCACCAAAAATAAATATGATCCCATACACGTGAACAGATTTTATTTTCTAGTTCTGCATTTCCATATTGCCATGCGTAAATGTGTGCAACTTTTTCTTGGTCACCCATGCTTTACCAAAATTCCTTCTTCTTGCAAAAAATATCTGTTCACAAAATTGTTGTAAACTCATATCTTGGTTTTCAGGAAAATCAAAAAATAAAGTACTCTTATTATTCAATTCTTCCCCACTATGTATGTATCCGAGAAAATCGTAATCGTAATCTTTTGTGAGCGGGTAAGATTTAATTTTGTTGTAATCGATAAGGTAACTAGATTGGAAGTCCATAAGTTGGTCCATTACATCTTGTGGAAAATGTGCGTATTCTTTTTGCATAAAATCTTTTACAACACTAAACACATGTGATGCTTTATCTTCACTGTGTAAATTAATAATAGTGCTGTGGATAAGATTCCATCCGTGTATTTCAATACCTTGAATTTTAGGGTGATCAATTCTACCGTTAGTACCCCAGTTAATATAGTATTTTCTTATGCGATCAATTTCGCTTTTTAACCAAGGATCTCGGCTTATATGGTCAAATAATTTTTCGTAAAATTCACTATATTCTATGTTGCTAAAGTTGTATAAAAATCGACTGATATAATTTGTGATACCGTTGATATGGAAAGTATTTTGAAACCAACTAAACACTTGTGCATCTAGCATCTTTTCATAAGATAAGTCTTTTGTAGATACAACAATATCTATACCTTCTTTAAGTTCATCTTCGTTATAAGCGCCAACAAGATAGTCAGTAACTTTTCTACCTTCAATTTTGAATTCTTGTTTTTGCACAAGATTCATTTCTGCATTTTCAAGCAACTGTGCTTGATATACTGTAACGCCTGTATGGTTACCAGCTTTGTATAGACTATAAAAATTATCTTTCCATGTTTCTAATGTTTCTCCGGGTAACCCTAAAATTAACTCTGTATATAACGGAATATTATTTTCTTCGCACATATCAAACACTTGTTCAATTTTATTCATTTCAAGATTTTTACGTTTGATAATTTCTAAAACATTTTCATCCATTGACTGTACAGATAAATTCAATCCAATTTTTGCACCGCCATCATAGATAAGTTTTCTAACAATATCTACAACTTCTTTCTTTTGATTTTTAGCCCAAGCAATAGTATATGCTTTTGGGTTATCGTATGTTTTTTGCACTTGAATAAGTTTATCTGCAATCATACTATCACGTTCTGCAAAAATACCAAAGTTTGCATCCGTTAAACTTACAAAGTCGCAACCTGTTTTACCGATCCATTCTAATTCATCAAACACACGTTCTAAATTAAACTTTTTAACTTTATTATATGTTAAACTGCCCCAGTCACAAAAAGTACAAGCATACGGACAACCTCGATTTGTTTCCAGTGTAGCATTCCATGTCACTTCAGGATGCTTTACCATAAGTTTATCAAACACACCAGTTAGATAAGGACTAGGTATCTCATCTAATTCGTTAATTCTTGGTTGAGCACCTGTGTCTACAGTTTCACCATCTACATTTACAATTAAACCTTTTACATCTAACCAAGAATCTCTATCGTCTAATGCTTCAAGAATTTTTCTAAAACTTCTTTCTCCTTCCTGTTTTACACAAACATCAATATAAGGAAAACGTTCAAAAAAGTTTGGGTCTTCGATAGGCGGCTCAGGTCCGCCAAATAAAATTACAATATTTGGATTTGCTTTTTTTAATTCTCTGGCTAAAACATTATTGTATTGCTTGTTCCATATGTATGTAGAAAAGCCTACTACTGTGTTATCTTTTAAAAGTTCAACTGTTTCAGCAATAGGATCTCTTCGCCATACAAACTCATCAAGTTCATATTGGGTATTAATAGATTCAAACTGGTTTACATAAGACCAAAGTATGCCAACACTATACGGTAAGTAATAAGCGTTAAACTCTTTAGGTCCTTGCTGGAAATTCGGATTTACAAAACTAATTTTTTTCATTGATAGTATATTTATTGTTAAAAAGATTTTGAACAGTTGTCATGAGTCGCAATCCAGTATCTCTATTATAATTTGTAGATCTAAATAAATTTTGATTATATGTAATCTTATTTAGATTTTCCATAATTATATCTTCTTTTTGTGCTCTTGTCAATTTAATCCAATTTTCTAAACTTTTATGAAATGCTTGGAATCTTTCGTTAGGATTTAAAATCTCATCGTAACTTTGATCTATGCCTTCAAAGTCAGTTTTATAACCTAAACTTCTTAGATATTTTAAGACTCTAAATTGTCCTAATATCATAAAAGGATGTCCTGCTGCAATGGGTTTCATTACTTTTTCTGTAATAAACATCCCTTCTTCTGCAAATGCAGTTTCTGTAACCACACTGAGCAAACTATTTTCATAAAGGGCATGATTAAAAATAGTGGCATCTTTGTCAGGGTCACTTTTACAATCTACGCCATCTATGTCTAAAGGCAAACCTTTGAGCAAGGTTTTATTCCATAAATTGTCATCCTGTAGTGTAATTCTACTAGGCGCACCTACTTGTTCTTTTTGCGGTAAACTTCCACTTACAAGTCCCTTGCTTACATAACCTGTATCTAACAACCAAAATAAATGCTCCAGCCTTGATGGTCTTGTATTTCTATTCATGCTAAGGAAATCTTTGGAATCTTTATTTTTAATAGCATTTATAACTAGTGCGCTTTGTGGTATTCTATTATCGAAATAAAAGGTATGCGTAAAACTATGAACATGTGCAAACAACGGTATATCCCAATTTCTGTTACACCATGTTAAATAATTTGTAGAGAAATCTGCATTGCCGTCCATAAGTATAACACTATTTTTATGAAAATCATTTTCTTCCATTATTTCGTGCATATTATAAAACCCATCACATCCAGGAAATATCATATTCATACCTTCAGACGAATTATCAATTACAATTTTAATTTTTCCTCTACGAACTGCATTAGCAACTTCGCTGGGCAAATTGTTTAACACATGATTGTCATGTGTTCCCCAATCATTAGAATGACCTGCAACACTTACAAAATATATTCCAGGCCAGTTCCACCCATCTTTAATTTGTTTTATACCAAAACCTGCTTTTTTCAGTGTTCGAGAATATAACCACGTATCAAAAATGTACGGCTGTACACCGTGCATATTTCCTATTTTATCATGATAGTATGCAGCAAGTTTCAATTTTCTTGTTTCTCAATTTGTTGTAGTATCCATTGATAAGTTTGTTGCAAGCCATATTCTAAATTGTCTTGCGGTGCCCAACCAATGGTTTCCTTAATAAGTTTATTATGACTGTTTCTGCCATTAACACCAACAGGTCCTGGCACATTATTAATTCTCAGTTTTTTGTTAGTGTTAACACTCGCAATTAGGTGTGCTAAATCATTTATAGCAATCATACGTTCACTGCCAAGATTTAACGGCTGATTATAATCGCTTTCCATAATCCTATGAATGCCTTCAATAGCTTCATCGATATAAAGAAAACTTCTTGTTTGTGTGCCAGGTCCCCAAATTTCTACAGTTTCGTCTTCGCTCATTGCAACTTTTCTACATAAGGCTGCGGGAGATTTTTCTTTACCTCCAGTCCATGTGCTTTCTGGTCCAAACACATTATGAAAACGACACATTCTTGCACGTATACCATAATTCTTTTCAAAAGACATACACAAGCGTTCGCTGAATAATTTTTCCCAACCATATTCAGAATCAGGATTTGCTGGATACGCACTTTCTTCGCTACACAAAGGATTATCAGGATCCATCTGATTGTGTTCAGGATACATGCAAGCACTTGAACTATAAAAAATACGTTTTACACCTTTAACAACCATTTCTTTCAAAATGTTAAGATTAATCATAGCAGAGTTGTGCATAATATCAGCATCATTATCGCCTGTAAAAATATATCCTGCTCCTCCCATATCCGCAGCAAGTTGATATATTTCATAAATGTCTTCTGTAATTAATTTACGTACATCTGCTTGTTCTCGCAAATCTACAATATGAAATTCATCACATTCGGTTTCGCTAAATTCAGGATACTCTAAATCTGCACCAATTACATAATGTCCTTGTGCTTTTAAACTTCTTACCAAATGAACTCCAATGAATCCTCCGGCTCCGCATACTAATACCTTACTCATATGTCTGCTCCATATTTTTCAACAAGATCTAATAGTTCTACAGGTTTTAAATTTTTAAAATGTTGAATATTGTATTCTCGTATCTCATGTGTTTGTGTATATAACTGTTTTAATTTTTGTTTAGGCCAAGACTTGATATCTTTACATACTTTTATAATTGCTTGCATTCTATCTTTCCCATTTAGTGTTTCATCATAACTTTCGTCCCACCAAGCATCAAAAGTTTTAAATCCTAATTTTTTAAGATACTGAAGTGTAAACGCAGGGCCAACAATAATAAATGGTTGTTTGAATATAATTGGCTTCATTGTTTTTTCTGTCAAATGAATTACATTATTTTCAAAATTTGTTTCGCTTGCAAGATGAATATATGTTCGATCATACCATTCAGCAGTATCCATTAAGTGTTCTTCTACAGGAAATCTGTCAAAATGTTTACTGTCTAGCACAAAAGGCAAATCGTCCCATAAATTTTCAAAATCTTCTCTTTCAAATTCTAAATTATATTTTGAAGAAGTTCTCTCAAAATCGTATATAAAATGTTCAAATGGTCTATTAACACCTCCATGTCTGTCAAAACTCATATGACAGTCATCTAGCATATCATTTTTAATCATTTGCAATAACAGCAACATACGATGTTCATGACTACGTCTGTTAAAATTTAAAAACAATCTATCTTGTTTGCCCAAGTCAACACGACTTTCATAAACTTCATCACGTAAAATGTCTTTTGTAATTTGTATATACAAACCCATATATTCGACATTTAATTTATCTTCGCCTACACCTGCTTGTAAACAGTACTTGTCGTAAATAGTTTGTATATTTGCACAGTTTGTTGCATAGATAACTTTGTTCAAGGGCACACCTTGACTATTAAAATAATCATGTAATGTTTGAAAATCTCTATGCGTAACAAAACTTTCATATCTACAGTTTACAAATAGATATCCGTTACCATTGTAAATTTTATCCCAAACCTCGCCAGGAATAGGCGTTCTTTGTAAAAATCCGCAAAACATATCCATTGTGATAGACATGTAATTTAAGTTAGGACTTAAAATAACTTCATAGAAAAATTTGCTATCCCCTATATCTTTTATCTCGGAAGATGGAATAATTTTGCAAGGTACAAAATTTCCTATCTCCATAACAGCAGGATCATGCTCCATTGTTGCATCGCTAAACTTAACATCAATGTCGTCAATGCGCTTAGCCAGATCATATACATCTGGTATCTTATGGTTATTTAAAGGACCTAGTGGCCCAATCCAATTATATGCCCATATCAATTGTTTCATTTATTAATTCACTTATATCATAACTATACTTGAGATTGTCAGGTAACTCACGCATTGCTTCAATCATAAATTCTTGATTGTATGTTCTTTCTTTTACAGGTACAAATATTCTGTTACAAACATATTTGTTGTAACTAGTTATATTATTAGTATTAATTTGTAATTTTGGTGCTAAAACTTCCTTTACAAATTTATATGTTGATTTAGGTCTAGGATGGTCATCCCACCAATTGCCACCATGATTTGTCATAAACACAGGATCTTTATGATTAAAGTGATGCATTAATGGTAACTCGATAAACTTATGACGATACTTGTTAACTTTGTTCGTCATATTTTGTGCTATGCGTTTTTGATGTCCTGCTAAATCTATATGTTTACCTCTTTGAATACTTAGGTGTGCCATTGCATCTGGTGTAAGAAAAAGAAAAGTCCAGTTAACTTTTAAAGATTCAAGTAAGTTAACTGTATGAAACATATATGTCAAAGTTTTAACGTAAGACGAACTATGAGATATAATATGATCTAATCTTTTTGCAGTTAGTTCTAAGGCTAAGCCGCCGCCAATATTAGACCATTCTTCTTCTTTGTCAAGGTAATCATGCCTTGATGGCTCTGACCACTGAACAATTACAGTATCATTTTCTTTAATTTTGTTTTCTAAAACAGTGCCTAGTAATCTATGATATATTGCAAAATTACCTAAACCAGATAATCCACAATTAAATGTTTTATCAAACTCCTGTGCCAAGTATTCAGGATACATAGGCCAACTGTAATTTGTAAAACTGCACCCGTAACAAAACAAATTAGACAACTTCTAGTTCATCCTTAGTTTGCTTACATAAATTATAAAACCCTTCCATCTCAGGAAATGTTTCTAAAAAATTAACGTTTCTTCTAACATCATATTCATTAAACCAATTGTAAAAATCTGCTCTGCCTTCTTTTACTCTCGGTTCGTCATAGTTAACATTTGCAAAATAATTTCTTACTCTACGAAAACGTTCATATTCTAAATCACTAAATTTCGTAGTGTCTTTGTCGTCTCTATTGTCATTAATAAATTGTAAAATTTTATCCATGTAAGGCAAAAATTCATCCTTAGGTAAAATATGCATATCATATTGTAACGGTTCTTTTAGATAAGGTGTATCAAATCTAATACGTCTACGCTTAGGATCATAAAATTCTTTACGCCAATCTAAAACTTTTTGTAGGAATAAATTAAAACTTGTAACACTAAGAATATTAAACGTACACATGATTGTTAAATCGGAGCCAGTAATATTTAAAAAGTTTTTCATATTACTTTCCCAAAGATTTACATCTAAACCTGTGCGAAGATATTCTGCACGATTATCAAATGTATCTATACTAGAATATACTTTAAACTTTTTAATTTTGTTACCTTCTAAAAGTTCTTTTACATTATCGGCAAACTTAGACACAATGCGTGGACTTAAACCCATGTTACTATTGAGGTTAAGTTCAATATGAGGACGTGGATTTTCTTTAAGTTCGTCAAATATACGCCATGTGCTTTTATGCATAAGAGGCTCACCGCCTGTAATGCGTAAAATGTTTAGTGTCTTACTTACTTCAGGCCACCATTTCCACCATGCATCTACGTAAGGATTTGACCCTTCTTCCATAGGCTGAAACCAATCAACATCGCATCGATGATTTTTAACCATATCATACGGACCATGTTTTTTGACTTCGTTATAAAAGCTACTACTTGCCATAGGTGAACAATATCCACATTTAAAATTGCATTCATTACTAAATGCAATTTCGATATATTCTGGATTTACGTCAAAATCCCAAGGCGAATCTACAATTTCTTGTAATCGCTCAGGCTTGTAAATACTTTCATTACGAATGTTTCTATCAGAAATATGATCATCTCCTAGTGCTTCGACATTCCAGCAATAGGTACAGCCTTTAGGTTTTTCACCTACAAGCATTTTTGCACGTTCTTTTTTCTTTGTAAGTGTATTGTGCAATGCACTAGGATTGTTTTTAATTTCTTCTAAATCAATCTTATGCGGCGACGGATGATAGCAACTGTGTGTATCACCTGTGTGTAAATAAATTGTAGTATGATGCCACTTAGCCAAACAGAATGTCGGACTTACATCCTCCATTATACTAGCGGCTTCTTTAATTCTATCTGTTTCTGATTTCATATAAATTGTTGTCCAGCAGTTCTACCCGGATTTTGATATACTGTTTTGAAAAAATTACTTTGTTGTGCAGTTAAGCATTCTTCAGCAATAGGTAAATCGAGTTCGTTAATTAGTTTAATACCATATTCCTCAATTGAATCTTCAAGTCCTTCTAAAGATACTTTAGATTCAACTTCATTTGCCCAATATTCATTTAACCATTTAAAATCACGAACATTTACAAAGTCCCAATCCGTACACATTGTTTTATAAAGACCTTCTCTTGCGCCGTAAATAGCCCATTTACCATTTTCTACATCAGCGCCTATCATTAGCCAAATATACAAACGATGCAAGTTCTTCCAATGATTACGTTTAAAATCATTCAAAGTAGGTTTCATACCTCTGTCAAGTGCCATTTTGACACCTTCTCTAAATCCAGCACGCCATGCTTGCTGCGGAGTAGCATTATTCATAATTTCGCTATAACACGCATTCATTTGAATATATTCTAAGTCCCAACAAAAATCAACTTGAGCATGTGCATTATTAGGATCTGCATTTTCGTGTGTACGCATGTTTAACACTTTATCTTTAGGCCAGCATTTAATACCGCCGTTACCGTACATTAGTCCGTTAATTGTATTTCTAGCACTCCAACTTACTACACAGTCTTCAAACTTTATATCACGATTCCAGTGCATGTCTTCGTGTGTTTCTAAATCATATTCTTTTGTAAGAAACTCAGAATCAATAATATTATCGCCATCGATAGTAATAAATCTATCCGTCTCTGAAAGTTCTGCACATGCCTTGTGTGCTGCATCACTTCCGTCTACACCGTGTACACGTTTAGCCCAAGGAATTTTCCTACACAAATCTGCATAGTTTTTTTCAGCATTAGGTTCGTCATAACTAAGATAGATAATGTCATAGTCTAGTATTTTAAATTTGCTCATTCACCATTCTCCGACAATAGGTATCGAATTTTTTAATAGTATACACACTTATGTCAGTTTTGTCTACCTTAAAATTATCATCAAACGCAACTTTTACTACATTTTCTTCTATCAAATCTCTAAAGCCAAACTTAATAAACTGCAATAAATTATGAGGATCATTAAACTCTGTGATCGAGAATTGCATAGGAAAGTTATAAAAAGAGTCTTTAGATTTTGTTTCTTTTACTATCATAGGATCTAGTTCAAATAACCATTCTTTATTTTTACAATCTTGTGTAACAATTACATCTGCTTTTTCTGTAATTGGTATTTCAAAAATGTCATACCATATATCAGTATTGAAGTCTACTGCTATAAGTTTATGCTTTAGTTCATATTTTTTTGTAGTGCTATCAAATGCAACACTATAATTTGTCATAGAATCCTTTGCATCTAAAATATCTTTAACTGCATCAATGTCTACTTCAATCCAGTTCCCTTCTTCTGCGTTAGTATTGCTAACAGATAAAAGTTCTCCATTTTCATCAAAGTAAATAAATTTGTTAGTAGATATTTGTAACATTTAAACTCCTACAAGCTTTTCATATATGTTTATAATTCTATCGTTTACAAAGTCATCTTCTGTATAATGAAAGACACCTTGTTGGAAATAGTTGCCTATTTTTAATTTACCGTCATTTGTAAGATATGTGCCTACATACTTTTGCCAACTGTCTACTTTAACATTAGTCCAATTTTGGCAATGTAACTTCATATGTGTAAAATGGGGATAATCTCTAACTTTGCAGGTGACTTCGTTTTCGATTCCAAGAATTTTTATAATTATTGCAGTCAGCATGTCAATACTTGCTACACGCTGATAGTATTTGCCTCCTGCAAAATCTCCTTGAAACTTTTCCCAATTATTAACTGCTAGTTCGAGCCATTTAAAATAAGTGTGTGCTAGATCAGATTTTTTAAAATAATAAAATCCCACATAAGTATCTGGCAAATAAAATTTATCAAATGCTGGCCTATAAAATCTACTTGTGACAATATCATTTCTATATGTTCTTACATTTGATGTAAAAAATAATTCCTTTGTTTGTAAAAATTCCCACCAACGGCTAATGTCGTCTAGCACAAGCATATCAACATCTAATACAATTGTATTATCATACGGAGTAACATGGTATAATTTCCAGCGATTATGAATCTTCCATTCTTGTCCTTGTGCAGCATCTCCCCAAGGTATTTCTTTTATATAATCAAATAAATTTTGATACTTATCAGGCACAACATCATTTGTTACCAAACAAATAGAACTGTTCGGATTTGAATTTTTAATACTCATTGCGCAAAGACATGCTTGCTGAACATAATCAACATCTGTATTTTGTGCAAACAATGTAAAATTAATCTTTGAATTCTGGGACATACATTGCTCTCGTTAAACTAAATTTATTCATTACATGTACATTAGAACCTCTCATTCTCAATGGCATGTAATTACCAAAACTATCTTTTTTCTCTAAACAAAATAAAAAATCATCGCCATCAATGTCAATAAGCAAATCTCTATCAATTGTATAAAACAATTTACCAGGTAAAGTTTTTGCAAACCCGTTTTTATAATGTCCATTCATTATGTGTATTGCAACACTAAAAACATAATCATTACGAAAAATTGCACTTTTAATTTGGTACAAGTTTCTATAATGTTCCCAATTCTCTGATATATGATGAAGCAGATCAAAGAACCGTTTGTTGTCAGGACTTTTTCTAAAATATACACAAGTTGCCCAATAAAAATCTATTGTCTTGTCACTACATAATTCAAATTCTGATACGTCTCTCCATCCACTAAGTTCAACACTATCCTTATAAATTAAAAAATCATGTAATTGGTTAAAACAATCTTTTAACAAACTATTTGCAATTATATAATCTGTATCTAATAATAGTGTTTCTTCGTAAGGAGAAAGGTCGTATGCTTTTGCCCGTGAAGTGTTTTTCCATTCTAAATTTCTTTTAGAATACGTTCCGTCATTGTATTTTCTATATCCATAATCTTGATCGTTTGGAATTTCTATAACATGTTCAAAAGGATGACTATCGAATCGTGTTTCTAAATATTCTTTGTTATCTGTAATTATCGAAACAGGTACACCTAAATATTTGTGTACTCTGTGTGCATTGAACACTGCTTGGTAAAGATAGTTAATTTCTTTATTGTTTCTTGCAATAAAGAGGACACCTTTGCTCATACTTCTACAATATCCTTTGTTGACCTCTTTTTAACAAGTTTGTTATACTCTATAAGATATTTGTTGTTTGCATTATAAAATTGATTCATTACTTCTAAAACAAAAAGTTTTAAATTTTCGATTTGAATAGGAATATCGTGATCGTCAATTAGAACAGTTTCTGTTTGATTCATGCCTATTAGTGTTTGCAAATAACTTATAAGTTCCATGCTAATACTAAATTGTCCTTTGTTATGATAGCAAACCAAAGATTCTTTATATTGCTCTTTCAATATGCGTTTTGTATTTTCTAATGTAATTAAAAAATTGGCAGAATCTATTGCTTGTTCAAGACGATCGTCCATACGGATACTCCTACATAATAATGTACGTATTTAACTTAATTATGACGGAGGACTTGCTAAATCGGCAGTCAATTCTGTAGCGTTTGATATTGTAGGATGAGGTAAATCAACTGCTGTATATGTTGTAGAATTATATGTAAAACTACTGTCTGGTCTAAAAGAAGTGCAAGAACTATCAAAATCAGCAGTTATGTCGTAATCAAAAAATGTACCGGTGTAATCGTCATTCATGCTGATTCTAAATCTCAACACATTACCAGCAGATTTAAGTCCTTCAAGTGTATATTCGTTATTTGCATAAGCACCGCTTCCTGATTTAGTTAGCAAAGTTTGATATGAGGCTGTTAGATCGTCTGCGCCTAAGCCTGCACTTGTACCGCTACTTGCAGAAGTATCATATTTGTCAAATGATATTGTGCCCATAGCACTAAGCATACCGATCCATTCTGTATCTTTAGGATCAGAGCCGCCTGACGCAGAAGCATTAAATCTTATTTGGCCGCCAGCGTTGAAATAATATCCTAATGCGGCAGCACTTGTAAATGTCACTGTTACTACATGATAAATGCTATTAGGCGGACCGCTGCCGCCTGTACCTGTACCGCCCCAACTTGCTGTTCTTGTTGCACTTGCAGTAGGTGTTCCTAAAGTAAAGTTGGTAAGCAAAGGCCAACCTGATACTTCTCCATTAAAGTTTACAACATCTAAAATCGCTGTTTCATAATCATTGTAACCCATTTTTGTGCCGTCTGTTACTGCTGTTGCTTGAGCATTCCAATGCCCGTATCCGCTAAATGTAGTATAGCCTGTTGCATTTAGACCTGTTGTCAACGCACTGTTTGTATACAATTCTATATCGGCTGACCCTGTAACTTTGACATAGTAACTTAATCCGTTTAGTTCAGTAGTACCTTCTACGTCATTAAATGTTATTAACACTCCATCTTTTAAATTATGGTTTGTGTCTGTTGTTATAGTTGCAGGATTTGTTAAACCTACAGCAAGTATCATACCGCTATGGCCGCCTGCTTCAGATTCGTCTGCTGATACTGTTAAACCAACTTCTGGTACTGCAATATTACTGTTAACACTTCCTGTTTGATGCAAGTATGCTGCCTGAACATCTAAAAATAAATTCAACATTTCAGTGGTTGTAATTTGATCACCATCACCTGCATTAGGAGTGCTATTACCAGTTACTGTGCTAGAATAAGGTGATTGTCCGTACAGAGTTTGATACACACCTAGTACGTTTGTACGAAGTGTATTATAATTAGATGCAGTAATTGTTTGGCCAATAGTAAACGGCATTAGTAACTCCTACTGTACTTATAAGGTAGAAACGTTAGCGTATGTCGGAGTCGGTACTGACACATATGAACCCGTTGCCCTTAGTTGAGAAACACTTGATGTAATATCTGCAATAACTGCTTCATCAGTGCCACCAGCACCAATTGCAGGAATACCGTCATAAAATTCAACTTTAAATCTTAAAACTGTATCACTGTCTGCTTTAGCTTTAATAGTATAACTATTGCTTGCATAAACACCAGAACCTGATTTAGTAAAAATTGTTTGATACGTTGTGTTAAGATCATAATTACCAATCGATGTTCCAGGCGATGATGCAGTAGTTTGTGATCTATCCATAGCGACTGTACCTATTGCTGACATCATAGATGCCCAGTCAGATCCTTTTGCACCAGATGCATTTGTTACTGTTGTGCTAACTCTAACTTGACCTCCTGCATTGAAAAATGCACGTCTATGATTTGCATCAGTAAATGTCGCTGTAAATTCGTGTGTAATTGTTTCTCTTGATGAAATATCTCCCCAAGGACTAGAAGTACCTCTTGATGATGAAACTTTAGATTCTACACTTGCTTGAGTAGAAGCATACAAATCATCTTTATTTAGATATATGTAATTTCCAATTGTTTCGTATTCTAAATATACAGCATCTGTAATATCATCTGCAACAGCAACACTAGTTAAAGGTGTAGGAGATGATCCAGTTTGGTGTACATAAGCATCTGTTAAGTCTGCTTTTAGTGCTGACATATGCACTTCGTTTACTGTGCCTGATCCGCTTGAAACCGGAGCACTAGTTACTGTATTGTTATAACCAAATCGGCCGGATCCAACACCTAAAACTTGTTCAACTTGAGACTGAATTGCATTGTAACGTGCTGCTGATATTACTGATCCTACTGCCATCGAAACTCCTAATAAGTACTAGTATATTTATACTTTTAGCACACACTCCACTAATCCTACATCATCTGAGTCTTTAGTTTCAAGTGCTACACCTATTAGTGCAGTGGTTGCTACTGTTTTACAAATACCATCTTCCCATGCATAAATTGCTTGTCCTTTTTTTACAGGACCTTCTACTTTTACAGGAACACGACCTTTTAGTGCAATGTATTGACCATCTGCTTCACTATTCATCATAATTGCAGGATCAGTTGATACAACTCCAATGCAAATATCGCTTGACTTTGCTGGTACTACTTCGCAACAATCATCTGTACCTACTGCTACTGCTGTTCCTGGCTCTAAATCTATATCACCTGTAGTATATTTTTCTGCTAAGTCGGCATATCTTGCTTTAGTTGCTGTACCACTAAACACAACGGCTGTTAGGTTACCTGCACTATCTCTTGCTGCAATACTATCAAATGTTGCAGAAGTTGCTGCACTTCTATATGCACTTCCAACTTTTAAAGTATCTGCTTGTGTTGCTGTACCATTAAAAGTTGTTGCATATACATTTTCAAATTTTTCAGCACCTTTTCCTAAATTGTAAATTGTGCCGTTTGCATTTGCACCAGGATGCATACCTGTTGCATCCCAATAAACTACAACATTGCCTGAACTATCTTTAATACGCAACTTATCTTGATTCATTTTAAATACAGGTGTAATACCGTCTGTATCTATTTCAAAAGTTAAATCTGTGCCTGTACCTAATGTAAATCCAATATCACTAAATGTAACTAGAGAACTAAAGTTTGTTGTACCTGTTGATCTAACAAAATCACTAGAACTTAATCCACCTAGTTTGTCAGCATTAGTTGCAGTACCATAGAATCTATGTGTAGTTGTTGTTTCTCCTGAATTTGAATTTAGGAGTGTAATACCTGCATAAATTGTTGGGAAACCTGTAATTGCACTTGCTGTGTTAGGAGTAAATGTATCTGGACTGATAGTTGAAATTACAGTGTCTTCTACATAGGTAGCCAAAATGGCATGAATGGTACCTGTAGTATCTGTAAGTGTAAGACTTTTAGTTTGTGTTACACCAAATCCTGCGCCAACACCTTGTGGACCAATTAACACCCAGTTGCCAGATGCTGATCTTACATAAAACTGCTCGTTGTTGCTATCCCACCAAAAGTCTCCCTCTGATGATCCTGCTGGTGCTGTTGTGCTTATTTCAGTGCCGCCTGCTGGCTTCCATGATGTTCCATTATAAAATTTAAGTTTGTTAGTTCCACTGTCAAACCAAATCATACCACTGATTGGTTTTGTAGGTGCATTTACACCTGCAAAATTTTCTAACAAAAACAAAAAGTTTTCGTTTTGGCTTTCACCGTAACCACTATAATTCTTCCCTACTAACTTCAAATCTGTAGTAGTGTTAATTGTGCCGTCTTCAACATTTGTTAAGACTGTGCCGTTAAATCTATTAATTGTATATGCCATTTGTGAGCTTACTCCCTCTGCACTGTATTTACCTAATTACACACTAGATACCAAATCGTCAACAAATATCCAGTTATAGGCACCGTCAATAATAAACCGTTTTAGTCCTCTTGTTGGTGAAAATGATACTGTTGCTACTTGTGTAGTAAAACTTATGTCCTGTAAGACCGATTGGTTTTGAACACCATTACTATCAACTGCAACTAAACTTTTTGTTAAACTATCATCTACATCAAAACTTGTAGTACCGCCTGCACTATAATCAACAGTGTGAACAAAACAGTACACACCTGTGTTATAACCTACAGCAGGGAACAAGTCTTCTAAAACTAATGCAATTTGTATATTAGAAAGTCCTGTAATATCTAATGAAAATTTAATATCTGTATCTTTATATAGTTCGTCTACATAACCCTTGGTTGCAACATAGTCTGGCGGATCACTAACTTCAGGTGATGTTACACCTGTAATTTTTACATTTGGACTACCGCCTGTGCCTGCAACAACAATATCGCCTTCACTTATAATGTTAAGCGGGAAAGTAGTTGCTGTAATAGTTGCATTATCCAAATTCAAATAATCTACTTGTAGACTCGACAGTGTACCAAGGCTTGTTAATCCTGGAGCACTCACAACACTTGCACCCAATTCATTTTGTGTTAAAACATTTGAGTTTCCTATCATATAAGCATAGCCACTTGTTAGATTTATATTTTGTTTATTTGTGTTCCATGCATTATTTGCTAGTTCCCAAATCCATTCTTTATCATCGCCATCGTCTACCTTAACAACAATACCAGATTCATTAACTTGTGCATCTGTTTGTGTACTACTATCGTCTGTAGTTGCTAATTCTATTTGTTTGTCTTCAACACGTAATGTCGCAACATTCAAATAAGTTGCATCGCCTTCAACTAATAAATCTCCTGATATTTTTAAATCACCTGTAATGTCAACTGTGGATGTAGGTGATGATGTAAATAAACCAATTCTACCAGATGATCTATCTAAGGTAAAGAAGTCAGTGTCAATACCGCTTGACTTGTATTGCATTCTAAATGCAGTGGTTGTAGTGTTTTGCAATCTTTGGTATACTTCATTTCCTGATACAAAAGTTCTTAAATCACCATCTGTTCCTACATAAAGACCGTTATCATCATTTACAAAAATAACACCATTACTAGTATTTCTACGCTGACCGCTGCCACTATCTAATGGCGGATCTAGTTTTAAGAAATCGTCTGGTGTATAACTTTGTAATGTTGAGTCAAGTAATGCACTTGTAGTTGCAGCATTGCCATCAAACTCAAAATCAGCAAATGCTGTTGAAATATTAAAACCTGCTTTGATTGTAATTGCAAAATTAGGAATAAGTGCTAGATTTGCATCTGTTGCTGCTGCTGTAAAGTCTTCTTTACTTACAAGTGCAGCAGGAGAACCTGAAATCATTAGTAAGGCGACTATTCTTTCAATACCAAAATTATCAATTACAGTTACAGTACGCCAGCCTGTTTCGCCTTGCTGTGCTGTATACCCAGGGCCTGCTAATATAAGATCTGATGTACCATCTGAAAAATAAATTTGCTTACGTCCGCTGTCAATCCAAACATCGCCTGCAATAAGTGTAGGCTGTGTGTCTGAAACTGTTGTTGTATCAGTTGCTTTAAATTCTGTTCCTGTCCAAACTTTTAATCTGCCTTCTTCTGTGTCGTACCAAAGTTGACCTCTTAATGGATTGCTCGGCGGAGCAGTATTAGAAAAGTTTTCTAACATTTGCACAAAATTTTCGTTAAAAATTTCTCCGTAACCTTTATAGTTACGTCCTACAAGAGTTAAGTCAGTGGTATCTTGATCGATACGCCCATCTATCAAATCTACTAGTAATGTACCATCTGTTTTATTAATCTTATAACTCATGTTATGCCCCTGTGTAAATGATATAATTGACTGCTAAGAAAGGAGGCACAGTATCAAACTTGTTACCAACGTCTTGTGGTGTACCGTCTATTGTTTCTGTTGTAGTTGTTAAACCATCAACGCCTTCTGTTCCTTGTAAACCTCTTCCTGGATTAGTCCCTAATGTATTAACAGCAACACTATTTCCATCACCTGCGCTAGGTAGATTGTTTACAGCATAATATTGATTACCTGCATCTCCCATCAATGTATGCTCGTGTTCTGGAAGTTGATCTTTTGTAATCCAGTCTCTATTGCTACCACCATCTGCACCTAAAATATCTGCGGCTGCATCGTCATACACTCTGTCTTCATCTGTCGAAAGTGTTCTACCCTCACCAGCAAGATAACCCAATGGAAATCTGCCTCTTAAATCAGGTACTTTAAATTTTAGTGCGCTGCTAGGTGTACCAAATGTTGTTCCTATAATGTCGTATAATGCTTGATAATCAGTTATTAGAACTTCTTGTCCGTAACACAATAGCCAACCGGTTGGTGCGGTTCCTGCACCATATGGCATAATCATACCTGGTTGAAATTGTGGTATTGTTGCAAGAACACTATCAACTGTTGTCTTGTATAATCCTAACGGAAGATTGTTATCAGGATCACTTGCGTTTCTTTGTTCTTTGTAAATTAATAATGTTTCTGTGCCATTTAATTTATCATCATCAGTGTAAATTGTTTTATCTGCAATTAAGTCAGGATCAATTTCTACTACCATTTCAATTGCACCTTGTGTACCATCAAAACTATAGTCAGCTAATGTAGAAACATCACCACTTATACTAAACGTTGTTGCACTGTTTAATTTTGCTGCTGATCCGCTAACACTACCTGTGAGTGAACCTGTAACATTACCTACTAGGTTGCCTCTAAATGTATTACCATAAACATTATTGTAAGGCAAAGCAGCAGTGCCTAGATTTTTTCCAAGCGCCTGTGGAGTAATATCTCCTACTTCTAAGTTTCCTCCAATATTTGCACTACCACCTACATTCAACGACTTACTAATTGCTACGCCGCCTGGTGTATATAAACTTGCATTTGAATCACTAATGCTTGAACTATCATTTGTAGATCCAATTGATAGTTTTCCGCTTAATTTAATATTGCCTTCAACTTGAAGTTTTTCTTCTGCTGCAAGTGTGCCAATGCCTACATTGCCATCTGACTTTATTCTAATTGCAGTTTGAGTAGACTGGACTCTAAAATCAATCGCACCATCCGATGCTTTATTAACAATCTGTGAATTACTACCTGTAATATTAAAAGCAAGTGTTTCTGTTTCTCCGACAACTAATCCATTGCTGTTTGAAATTCTAACAGGCTGTGTAAATGTATTAGCAGCACTTAATCTTGCAAATTCACTACCTGCATATGTTTGCCCGCTTACTAAAAGATTTTCTGCTTTTTCTGAAACACCATAATACTTGCCGTTGCTAGTTACAGTCATACCTTTTTTAATTGTGGTAAAACCTGCTAGTGTTGCTTTGGGTGTAAATTCTGTTTCAGCATAAATTGTAATAGGAACACTGTTTACATAATTTATTACAACTGGATATTCTATGTTATCAGTTCCCAGAACACTTACAAATTGTGGTCCTGTTGCAGACCCTTGTGTGTAAGTCGGTCCTACTAAAACATAATTACTTCCTGTATAAATGAACAACTGTTGGTTAACAGTATCGACCCAAAGGTCTCCTACAGTAGATGCACTATTGTCAGGTGCAGAACTGGCTTTTTTAATGCCGCCTGCACTGACCCAACCAGTGCCATCATAAATTTTTAATTGATCAACTCCTGCGGTTGTGTCATACCAAAGTTGTCCTTCAACTGGATTTGATGGAGAATCATTGTTTGCAAAGTTTTCAAGTAAATGCAAGAAGTTTTCATTTAAGGACAAACCATAATCTGATTTGTTCCGACCAATAAAACTAACACTTGTTTCTGTGTTTATTTCATCGGCATCGACTGTAACACTGCCCTTGTTGCTAAAATCTGTAAATCTTACATCATATTGATCACTCATGTTACACCTCGTTGAATCCGCTTAAACTTTGTACCCTTACAGTATAATCAATTTGAATTAGTCTGTTCAAAGATTTTTGTACAGGATGGAAAATTACGTGTGTGATTAAACGACCTGTGCCAGAACTTGCATAACTACGCAAGCCTAGTTCGTCAAACACATATAGTTGTTCTGTATCATTAGCAGTATCGAAAGCATCTTGTCCTTCTGGTTCGCCGTAATCTAATAAACAACTTACTAAAATATCAGTATAATTAGTTCCACTTACATGTCTAATTTCTGTTTTGTTTCTGCTGGCATCTGTGTTGTTTACATTTTGATCATCTACAACTTTAGTATAGGTTTGGTTGTAAAGACTTGCATTTGTTCCTGTTGTGTTAGGAGTCAAATATGTAATAATCCCTGTTGGATCAACACTTGTTCCGCCATTGCCAAATACCATTTCATTTATGAACCCTTGTCCTGCATTAGACAAACTTTCTGCCAATGCAATACTCATATTTTCGTAATGAATAGCATTACGTTGGTTTATAAAAACTTCATCAGTTTTAGGGTCAAAAATCTTAATATGACCTTCTACATGTATGCCGTTTAATTCATTTATTTCATTCATCATAATCACCTATACTGTATTTATTTAGGCAAACGGATTGTGGCTGCTCTAATAAATTTTGCAATTTTATTATCGCTATTTGCCAACGATTTACCTGTATCATTCCATACTTTTCCTGTTTTTCTAACGATTTTAATTTTTTGTCCTTCAAAGTCCGACGGTGGAATAATGTCATTTGTTAAAGGATTTCTTGGTTCAATGTATATATTTGAACCGCTTACTCTATACTCTGCATCAAGAGTATAGTCTGCTTCTGTGCTGTCTTGATTAGTTTGCCAATTAAACATTTGCATACCTGTTTTACGCAAACGCTTGCCTCCTAAGAATACATCAATTTCATTAACTGATGACGGTGTAAAGTTTAGTGTATATTCAGTTGCACTAGAACTACCGTCTGCAATAATTTCTTGTTCATATGTTGTATCTGAATACTCAATAGTTTCATTAGGGCCTTGACCTAACACTCTTGTACCTGCTGCACAATACTCAATTACACCAGTACCTAACGTACCTCTACGTAATTGCAACAATGTAGTTCCCTTAATATCATAATATTCAATACGTTCGCCGTCAATCCATACTACTCCAGGTAGTGTCGATCCTTTGGATGGTCTATATAAATTATCTGCGCCGCCTTCGAGTACAATACGTGTATCGTAATAGTTCAAAGGATCTTTAAGTGAGAACGCATTTTCTTCATTTAATCGTTTGTAATGTGTTCTACCTAGAATATCTCTAAATATTCTATATCCAAATCTAGGTGTTGCTGGATCATTACCAAATTCTAACACATCAATTCTATCGCCATCTAAAACAGGCAAATTCAAACTTACTGCATTGTATTTTGCATTTAACGTATAATCTGCGTTTGGACTTAGTAGTTCGCCATTTTTTGCAACCCAAACATATTGTACGTTTTGAATATTACTTCTTAAATTAACAAACCCTTGTGATAGTAGGTTGCGTTTGAAGTACGCATCTGTACCTGCACTTACAGTTGTTGTTGCTAATACATCGTATTGCTGTCTTTCAAAATTATTAATATCATGATTACTAAATTGGTAAACTTCGATGTTAGCACCGCTGCTAGGTGCTGTTGCAAATGTCATTGAATCGCTTGAAACGTATTCGATATCACTCATTTGCAATGGTGTACTATCGCCATCATTTACACTAATTACAAAATCATTACCTGCAACCCAACTTGCAAATATATCATCACGTTTGCTTCTAATTGTTACAGTGTTTTCCTCTACTGCAACAATTGTACTTGTATAAGTTGTGCTATCACCAATTGATTCTATAACAAGTTCATTACCTACTTCTAAGTATGTGTCTAACGCAGGTGCAGTACTATCATCTAGTACACATGTAAGTTTTGTATCAACAAAATAGTAATCTGCATACTGAATAACATAGATACCAATAGTATCACCTTCTTCAAAGATATCTCTTCTACTTAAGAACACTCTAGCATTTACTGTATCATAAGTAAATTCATTTTTTGTAAGTTGTCTATCATTAACAAAAACTAAAATGTTTTCACTTTCAATTAGTGTAGGATCATTGAACTGCCATTTTTCTATTTCATAGGTTACTGAATTTGTTGCAGTATGTTTGATACTATATCCTGGTTGTAACAATCTTTTGTTTTGGAATACTAATATTTGATGTCCTAATGGCTTTCTATTGAAAGGAATAGGAAATTCAGTTGTTGTAAACTGATAATAATCATTTTGTCCATCTGGTTCAAATGTGTTATCGATTAACACTTGACTATATGTTTTTAGATTACTTGCATAAATGCTCCATTGAATATAATCATCTGGTTGCATTGTTCCATCTTCAAATGTAAGTTTTACTCTATTTTCAAATACATCTGATGAAGTGCTACGTTCTACAGTAAAGTTTACGCCTTGCTGTTGAACAACGCCATTAATTGTTACAAATGCTGTTAATGCATCTGACCATTTTGCTGCTGTAATGTATGAATATGTACTGCCATCAAATTTTACATAATCAGTATCAAGCATTTCTGCACCATTTGTACCAATGGTTGTAATGTTTAAATGTGTTCCGTAAGGCACTGTGCTATCAGTAAATGTAAGTGTTTGTGTATCCCAGTCAACTTCATATCTATCATTATCAATAGTTTCATTATCTAGTTTTACAATAATAGCATCATTGCTATGTGGAACACTAGGCAACACATAAACTGAAGTTGATTCATCAATAATATAATTTATTGAACCAATCATTCCTGTACCGTCTGTTGTTCTATGATATACTGAAATGTCTAGTGTATCTAATAATTGTCCTGGTACAAGTTCCTCAGGTCCTTTTGAAGTTGTTGGAGTTACAAATCCATCACCATCTACAACAATATCGCTAGGACTTACGCCCAGTGCATCTCCATAGTCAATATCACCACCTGATAAATCAACGTCATATGTGCTTCCTGCAAGTTCAAAACTTCCGTCACTTGTTGATTTTCTAATTATTACTGTGTCACCTGCAACAAGAAAATCTCTGTCTTCTACAGTTTTCCATTTTGTCCAATCGATATTTACAGTATCAGTAACACCATCACCTGATAATGGCAACATTAGTGCATATTTGTTATCTAATACTGTTATTCCATCATAGTCAGGATCATCTAGTCTTATTGGATCATCATTTAATTTTGCATTTATCGACTTCCAATATACGTTGTATTGCACACCGTCTTCTAACGGAGTGCTTAGTGTAAATGTTGTTGTGCTACCATCTAAAACAAAAATTTCATCATCTGTTGTATTTGCAATGGTATCAAATCTGTATTCTGCAAAACCGCCGATATCAAAACCTTGTTCAGTACCAAAACTAATACCATCATATACAGCGCCATCATAATCAACACCGTCCATTAGTTGTGATAGGTCCTTGCCAGGCATGCCTGCGGTTGGGTTATAAGCATGATAAATTCTATCTGCTGCTGTAAGCATGTTTAGATTACGCTTATATGTAATTACAATTGTTGCTCCTGTCGCAGGTGCTTCTTCAAATGTAATATACCCTAATTCTCTGTCATAACCTTTTGATGTGTCGTTTTCATTGTCTACAGAATATTCACCTTTTAAAATTGGTAATCCATCTACAGTTACTTCATACGTATTTGTATTTCTATTAATTGGCCATTTTAAAGAAAACTTAGTAGTAGAACCTGTGCCAGTAAACGTTTCAGATTCGTCTACATTTGTCATCAAGTATGTGCCTGTTGTTCTATCAAACTTCATTACCATGTGTGTAGAACGCACTAATGGGTTTCCAATAATAGCAGTTGCTTTAGCCTGTATTCCTCCAGGACTTGGTTCGTCAATTACTACTAATGGTGCTTCATAAACTTTACTACCTATATTGACAATTTCAATTTTGCTAACACTACCTTTAGACAAATATGCTTTTGCTGTTGCTCCGCTATCTCCTAAAATAGTCACAGGAGGAGTTTCTTTATAGTTTGATCCTCCGTTAGTAACTTCTATTTGAATGATGTCATATCCGTTATTGTCTACCCAACTTTTGTAAGGATATTGCTGATACTTTTCAATAATATCTGTAACATTACCATTATCATATTTTGCAGCAATTGTTTCGATTTCTTTTGAAGTACTATAACTAGGAGGTACATCAAAGTCAGTTGTTAAACTGTTTGTAGGTTCAACATGATCATAAGAACTAATGTACTCTCTTATCTTACTATGATATGGCTTAACTTCTTTTACGTAGTCTTCATAATTTTCTAAGTTGTCATTTTGGTAAGACAATTTTTGTTCAAAATCGCCAAGTACGTGTTTTACTCTAATGAAACTAGATTTAAACGCCCAGTCTAAGTCAGTTTGTTCGCTCATTGCATATTTTAAACTTGCAAAGAATAAGTTATTCCACTCTACTGCTAAATCATTTATATAGATGTCATTTTTTAATGCACTTAAAATATTTCTAAGTTCTTGGATAGGTTCTCTATCATAGAATGATGTATCGTATATTTCAGTATCAAAACCGCCAGCAGCTTCTAAGAAATTATAAAGTTTGTTACTTAATTTAATAGTGCCGTTTTGGCGACCAATAGTTTCGTAATTAATTGTGTAATCCTCAATTAACTGGTCATCAATTTTTTTCAACAATAGCCAGCCGCCTGTGCCAACTTCTTTAATTTTTACAATGTCGCCAATATTGTTTTCTAGTCTAAATAATTCATATGCCAAATCAACTGTTTGATCAATTGGTGTTTGTGAATTATATCCTGTTGCATACCAATCAGCATAATTCCAATAACCTGTAGTTACATATGACTGAGACCTTAATCTATCCCATTCACTTGATGTTGCATCATATGTATAGATTGCCCATCTACCTCCAATATCACTATCAGAATTTACAAGAACACTAAATGGTCTTGCAGTTATTGTTGTTGCATTACTGTAATTTTTACCTTGCTTTCTTACAGTTGCTCCTGTAACTTGTCCTAAGTTGTTTATTGTGGTATTGATAACAGCACCCTTGCCATAGGTATCTTCTATTCTAACAGTAGGCGGATAAACATATCCACGTCCCGGATTAGTAATTGTAACTGAAACAATTTTACTGTTTTCAATTACTGGTGTAAACTCAGCTGTTTGTACTTTTGCAGTACCCACAAATCTTAATAAATCAGTTGTTTCAACTGTTGTGTCGTATAGGTTTTCAGAAACATTTGGTACAGGATCATTTTGCTGTAGCAAACTAATATCATAATTATCTACAATTTGTGTTTTAGCAAATACCGTGTTGACTCTTTCAACAACTTGTTTTAATGCTTCAATTCTGTTGATAAACATACCCTGTCTTGGATAGTTTAATATGCCGTACTTCATTTTAGGAGATAGATTTGGATCAGGAACTGTTGCATTATTTAGATCATAACCTACTAAACTATCAATCCATTTAGATTCTATTTCATCGTTTGGTTTGCTTGTTGCTAACCCTGAACTCATTAATTGATATTCATTATGAATTGGTGTTTTTTGCTCTGCATCATCAATTAATGTAAAGTGTAAAATAGTGTCTTTGTCATTAATAAATGATTTTACATTATGCAAACTAAATTTATTGTCATCAAGTAACTGAATGTATCTATATCCATATCTAGATGGATCTTCAATTAATTTTGCTATTTCAAATACACTTAATGCTCTATTAGGAATATTAGGTATAGTTTGTTTATTTTGTACCCAGAAGTAATAGTAAAGTTTTGCTTGACCGCTTACAGAATCAACTTTGCTTTTTACACTATATGTGTTTGCATCATAGTAAGGTGTGCCGCTTATACCTTGTGCATATCCTTGTGTAGTGTCAGCAAGTGAAATATATTCTTGTGGAGGAACCGTGCTTTCTACCCATTCTAGCACAGTAACAAGACTTGTTTGTGTTTGCTTGTGCCAATTTGCAGATCTATATTGTATTGGACCTTGGTATGGATTAAACCAACTTACTGTATCAATATTCCACCAAATTTCCCCTACGTGTTCTTCACACCAATTTGCTGCTTGATCAACAATAACTTTTGCACCACCATTGCTATAAATTGCAGGATCATAAGGTGTTTTATAATTTATTTCTTGATCAGCAACACCTGCAATTTTTCCCTGTCTAGGATCAATTACATCTAAATTAGTTATAATATCATTTGTTGCTTGACTGTATAAAAATACTCTACCAATTTTATTTAGATCAACTTGACCAGTTTCTGATGTAATTACTTTCCAACTATTCTTATTCTTATCTGCTCTAAAGTTTACAAACATACCGGCAGTAGAATCTTCATTTTCTAAACGAGATGAATCTGTAAATTCAGATGGATTAATCATAGGTAATCCAACATATACATTGTTGTCTTGTAATTTAATATTACTTAAATCATTGGCTATTGTTTTTCTTGAGTAAGGTAGATCTTCACCAAATATAAACTTATCACCTAACTTTTCGTAGATACCTAATCTTCCCGAATCAATTTCTTTTGTTACAAAGGTAGTCCTGCCGCCGTCAAATGTAGTTTTTTCTGTATTTTGTGTACCTGTGTTATCATTTACATATCTACTGTAAATTGTATTTTTAAATTCATTTTTTCCTATTGCATACTTTTTATATTCAACATATCTGTCAAATGTTGTAGTAGTACGTGTGTCAGTATTCTTGCCTACAACTAATAGTTTATCTGCAGAAAAATCAATTGCAAGTCCCCATGCTTCGTTTTTTTCTTTGTATGGACTTGTAAGAGTTTGAGTTAATTCCCAAGTATCGCCTGTTGAGTTTTGAGTGTATAATTTTACACTACCTGCATCTGTAATTTCTTCAGTGTTATATAATGGAGCTCCAATACCTATTGTATCTCCTGTATCATTTACAGCAACACTATAATCAATACCTTCTTGATTTACAATACTTTGACTTAGCCTCCATCTAGCAAAAACATTAGTATAGATACTAACAAGTTCGTCATTGCCAGATTTTGCACTAAATGCCAGTACATCGCCTAATTTGTTTGTATCAAAAACTTTACCAATGTTAATACTTTGGTTAGTAACATCTCCTTCGTTTTCACTTGCAATAAAGTTTTGTCTAGGCACGTATCCTGTATATTCTGTGTTTACATCTGTTTGTTCAATCCATAAATTAGGAGCATCAGAAGGTAAACTTGTACCAGGTGCAATGTTAGTTACAGCTTTATACAATGCACCGTTATAGAACGTTAAATCATTTTCATTGTATTTGAATAGATCATTGTACACACCTTTATAACTTCTGTCAGCACTATATTTCCATTCACCGCCTTCGTTATCTAGCATGTAAATTCTACCAACATCAGTTCCGTCTGCACCAGGAGCACCAACAAACATTTTAAGAGAACCGTTTGCTGCTTTCCTTAATTGTACCTTTGTACCAAATTGTTCGTTTGCCTTTGGAAACGGTGAGCAAATAATATGTTCAACTTCGTACAATCCTGTATCAGCATCTTGTTTGTATAGATAAACTGTACCTTGTTTTTCAATACCGCTACCGCTATGACCTAAAGTAAAGGTATCATTGTACCAAGACTGTTCTAATAAACTAGGTAAAATAATATCTTTCCAACGGTCAACGTTGTCTTGTGCAGCAGTACCCTCTCTAATTTTTATAAACTGCAAAACATCTGCACTTCTAATTGTTGGTGGTGAAGTGCTTTTGTCAATGTTACCAAATGCAAACCCATCGTCTGCAATGCTACGTGCCCAAGTTTCAAACTCTGCTGGTGCTGTTGGGTTAGACAATGCAACATTCAGCATTTGATCTGTAAATTCTACACTAGGTACTAAACGGTTTTTCAATATGTCTAACGATGGTTCTAATC